TGTAAATAAAATTATAGAATCAATTGATAAACAATAATAAAATATAACTATGATATACTGGTTTACAGGACAGCCATCACATGGTAAGACCATTTTAGCAGATTTGTTAAAAGAAACTCTACTTCCTAACGCATATAGAGTAGATGGAGATGATTTAAGAGATTTATTTACTAATAAGGATTTTTCAATTAAAGGAAGAATCATGAATGTTGATGCTGCACAGAAGATATCACATTATCTACATAACCAAGGACATGACGTTATAGTATCGCTAGTATCTCCGTATATTGATCAGAGAGAAGAATTCAAACAACTATTAGGAAATACTATTGTAGAAATTTACATACACACATCAGAACCTAGAGAAAGAGATAATTTTGCAGTAAAAGGGTATCAAGCACCTTTAGAAAATTTTATAGATATTGATACAACAGAAGATGCTCCTGAACAATCAGTATCAAAAATAATAAATCAAATTTAATGGAAAAAAATAATACCTACTTTGTAGACATAGACGGAACCATTTTTATATACCGCAAATTTGAAACATATAAAACTAGTAAGGTCCAAGTCATTGATTCTACAAAACAATATCTTCAAGAAAAGCATCAACAAGGACATTGTATTGTTTTAACAACAGCAAGACCTGAGTATTTAAGAGAACATACTATACAAGAATTAAAAGAAAATGATATACCATTCAATCAACTTGTAATGGGGATTGAAAGAGGACCTAGATATTTACTTAATGATATGGATCCAAACAACCCAGGAGAACGAGCAATAGCAATTAACTTAGAAAGAAATAAAGGAATATGAAAAAGTATTTAGCACAAGCCGCATTTCAATCATCGTATAATGATATAAAATACTCAATGTACATAGGACGCTGGCAACCATGGCATTCAGGGCATCGATGGTTAATCGACCAAAGACTAGAGGAAGGTAAAAATGTTTTAATCTGTATTAGAGATATTGAACCTGATGAGAAAAATCCTTGGACAGCCCAAGAAGTAGTTTTAAATCTAAATGAAGAATTAAAAGATTTAATACAAGAGGGGAAAGTAAAGATTATTGTAATACCTGATATTGAATCTGTAAACATTGGAAGAGGAATAGGGTACGACGTAATAGAACATATACCACCAGATGCTATTAGAGAAGTATCTGCTACCAAAATCAGAAAACAAATGAAAGAAGATGGTAGATTATAAGAGACATTTACTTAAAACTATTACCTACAGAATATTAGGAACATTAACAACTATAATAGCTGCATACTGTATAGGAGGTTCTCTTAAAGTTGCTTCTTTATTAGGATTAGGGGAATTGATAATAAAACCAGTAATATACTTTCTACATGAAAGAGTATGGTATGGGTATATTAAATTCGGATTAAAAAAATAAAATAAAATAAAATAAAATAAAATAAAAAATACACATATTTATAAATAAAAACAAATACAATGACAACATTTAATTGGACAATCTCAGCTACAGAAAGAGCTGTAAGTTTAGACGGATTACCGGACGTAATCCAAGTGGTACACTGGAGATACAGAGGTACAGATGAAAACGGTGTAACAGCTGAAACATATAGTGCAACAGCAGTAGGTGCTCCAAACCCACAAGACTTTACTCCATATGATGGAATAACAGCAGCAGATGTAGAGGGATGGTTAGAAAATCTTCTAGATGTAACTACTATGCAAACAAGTTTAGAAGCACAAATAGCTTCACTTATCAACCCAACAACTATAACAGGACCACTTTACAGTGCTCCAGTAACAGGTTCAGTAGAGGTAATATTATTAGCAGAGGTAACAGGATCAGCAGATGTAACAGGATCAGTTGCATAATTAAAAATAAGTTCATATATTACTAAATAAACACAAAATCGTTACAAATGGAAACTAAAAAGTTATCACAAGAGGAATTGAAACAAATTCAAGACATTCAAAACAAAAGTCAAGCTATTACAGTAGAGTTTGGGCAAATTGAATTATTAAAAATTCAATTAAAATCAAGAAGAGCTAACGCAGAAGAATTCTTGAAAGAATTAGGACAAGAAGAAAAAACATTAGCTGAAGCATTAGAAGCTGCTTACGGAAAAGGGTCTATCAATCTAGAAAAAGGAGAATTTACTCCTTACGAAGAAGAAGCTGAAGTAGTAGAGTAATTTCTACTAAAAGTAAAAAGAATAAAAGGAGGGTTTTGACTCTCCTTTCCTATTTATTATGGAATACAGAACCTAGCACTATAGGGTGGTTTCCCAAAACCAGATGATATTTATAATAAATTAAAAAACAAATTTATAAAACATGGCAGAATCAATTATCTCTCCAGGAGTATATACAAGAGAAAACGACACCTCTTATATCACACCAGCACCAATTCAGGCAGGAGCAGCATTTGTTGGACCAACAGTTAAAGGGCCGGACAATCAGCCTCTTATTGTTACATCATATAGTGACTACGTAAGAAAGTTTGGTGAAACCTTTTTATCAGCTTCTAACAGACAGTATGAATTCCTTACTTCTGTAGCAGTAAAAAACTATTTTCAAAATGGTGGACAAACAGCTATAGTAACTAGAATTGTATCAGGAACTTATGACGGAGCAACTAGTACAAATATCCAAAGTGGAATTCTTGCAACAACAGCTTCACTTACAATTAGTAGTGCAAGTTTAGCACCATTTATTACACCAACAGGATCTTTCTCAATTAATGGAATTAACATTGCAGTAACAGGAAGCACTCCTCCAGCAAATACACCAACAACTCTTTTTGTAGCTTCAGGATCAACACCAGCAGATTCAATAACAGCAATTGTAACAGCTTTTAATTTTAGCTCATCAGTAGCACTATACAGTGCATCACTTGGGAATATTAAAGCAGCAGCATCTGGAACTACAGGATTGCTTTTCAATACGACTGCTTCTTTAGTAGGAACTAACACTTTATCAAGTACACTAAACGGATATACAAGTGTAGTTGGGGCTACTACTACAAACTTCAGTGGAGCAACAGGAACAACTACTATAGCAATAAAAACTTTAGGAAAAGGAATTCTTTACAATAACTCTACATCAGCTACAGACTCAGGAGCACTAAACTCAGACGGATCTTTAGTATCAGGATCAGCAGATAACGTAAGATGGGAAATTGCAAATGTAAATAATGCATTAGGAACATTCTCAATACTAGTAAGACAGGGAAATGATAGTACAAATAACAAAACTATACTAGAGACATTTAATGTAAACCTTGATCCAAACTCAGATAATTATATTGAGAAAGTAATTGGTAACCAACATATTGAAGTAGGTACAGATGGTTCAACATCTTATAACTACCCAGTAGGTGAGTATCCAAATGCTTCTAACTATATTAGAGTATCAGCAGTTAATTTACCAACTAACTACTACCTAGCAAATGACGGTATCACAGTTAATACAGATGCTAACGGTATTACTTTTGCAGCATCTTTACCGCAAGTAAACTCAGGATCATTTCAAGGAGCACTAGGAGCAGTAAAAGCAGGAGCTAAATTCTTTGGAGATATTACAAATGGATCTACAGATGCACAAGGATTAGTAGCAGCAAACTATACAGTAGCTCTATCATTACTTGCAAATAAAGATGAATATCAATTCAACATAGTATCAACACCGGGTTTAATCTACAAAAATAGTGCTTTCACTTCAACAGTAAACGCATTTATTGCTTTAGCAGAAAATAGAGGAGATTGTATTGCAGTAGTAGACTTAGTAGAACAGGGAGAGGTAGTAGCTAACGTAACAACAGAAGCAGCTTCATTGAATAGTTCATATGCAGCAACTTACTGGCCTTGGTTACAAATCAAATCTGCTACAGGTAGAAACGAATGGACTCCAGCAGGAACAGTAATTCCAGGAGTATATGCATTCACAGATGCTTCATCAGCACCATGGTTTGCACCAGCAGGATTAGTAAGAGGAGGAATCGGAGGAGTAATTCAAGCAGAAAGAAAATTAACTAAAGGTGATAGAGATACTCTTTACTCAGCTAAAGTTAATCCAATTGCTACATTCCCAGGATCAGGTATATCAGTATTCGGACAAAAAACATTACAAACTAAAGCATCAGCATTAGATAGAGTTAACGTAAGACGTTTACTTATAGAACTTAAGAAGTTCATTGGTGACCAAGCAAGAAACTTAGTATTTGAACAAAATACTATAGCAACTAGAAATAAGTTCTTAGCGACGGTTAATCCATATCTTGAATCAGTAGTACAAAGACAAGGTCTTTATGCATACAGAGTTGTAATGGACGATACTAACAACACAGCAGATGTAGTTGATAGAAATCAATTAATAGGACAGATATTTATCCAACCAGCTAAAACAATTGAATTTGTTGTATTAGATTTCACAATCGAACCAACAGGAGCAACGTTCGGATAATATTTAGAAAAACAGATATTTATAATTAAATAAGTAAAAATAAAATGGCAGTATTAGATCCGAATGAAATAATGTTCAGAGCCTTCGAACCAATGGTTCAACACAGGTTCGTAATGTATATAGACAATATCCCAGCCTTCATGATTAAAAACGTGAAAGCTCCTAACTTCACAGATTCAGAGATCAAACTTGATCACATTAACTCTTACAGAAAAATAAGAGGAAAAAGAAACTGGGAGAATATGGATATGACTTTATACTCACCAATCACACCTTCAGGTGCTCAAGCAGTAATGGAATGGGCTCGTCTAGGATACGAATCAGTAACAGGTAGAGCTGGATATTCAGATTTCTATAAGAAAGATTTAACTCTTAATATTCTAGGACCTGTAGGAGATATCGTAGGGGAATGGATTATCAAAGGAGCTTTCTTAACAAAAGGAGATTTTGGACAATTTGACTGGACTTCTGCTGACGGAGTAGTAGAGATAGGAATCTCAATAGCAATGGATTATTGTGTATTGAATTACTAATAAAATTCAAATAAAAATTAACAAGCCTGGCAATCGTCAGGCTTTGTTGTTTTAAAAAAGTTTTATTCATATATTTATATATAGAAAAAGTTACTAACAAATAAAATTTATGGAAAACAAATTTAACCTACCAACCGAAACGGTAGACCTTCCTTCAAAAGGACTTCTTTATCCAAAAGATTCCCCACTAGCAGAAGGTAAAATTGAAATGAAATATATGACCGCTAAGGAAGAAGATATTTTAACAAATTCAAATTACATTAGACAAGGAGTAGTTATTGATAAATTACTACAATCACTAATCATCTCACCAATCAACTACTCAGACCTGCTTATAGGGGATAAGGATGCAGTTATGATGGCTGCACGTATTTTAGGGTACGGAAAAGATTATGACTTTCAATACGCAGGAGAAAAAGTAACAGTAGATTTATCTACATTACAGCTTAAAGAATTAGACGAAAGTATAATAAAAGAAAAAGGTAAGAATGAGTTTGAATATAAACTTCCAAATACAGATAATAATATCACCTTCAGGCTATTAACACAAAAAGACGATAGAGATATTGATGCTGAATTAGAGGGATTAAAAAAACTAAACAAGAACGCTAATAACGAATTGACAACACGTCTAAAGTATATGATATTGTCAATCAACGGAAACTACGAAAGAGGTACAGTGAGACAGTTTGTAGATACAGCCTTCTTAGCTAGAGACTCTAGAGCATTCAGAGAATACTATGCTCAGATATCCCCAGGAGTAGAAACAAAAATTAAATTTGAAACAGAGTTTGGTGAAGAGGAGGACATCAACATTCAATTTAATTCTAACTTTTTTTGGCCTGAGTCCGGAAACTAGAGGAAACATTTTTAGGCAAATACATGAAATAGTCTTTCATGGACAAGGAGGTTATGATTGGGAGGCAGTTTACAATATGCCAGTATGGTTAAGGAGATTTACCTTCAGCACACTGCAAGAACATTACGATAAGTTAAATGCAGAAAATGATGATGAACTTAAACCAGTTAAAAACGGCAATAAAGTAGCACCACCAGATATTGTTCAAAAAGCAATGACACCAACATACAGTACGAAGGCATCTAATAAATGATGCCTTTTGCTATTTATATGTATATAAAACACTATGGCAAATCAAGGACCGCAAAAGACTTTTGACGACTATGCAAAGGCAATAGAAGCCTTAAACAAAAAAATTATAAGTTTAGATGGAAATGGATTCCCAAATCTAACTAACGAGCTAAAGGGAATGCAAGGCGACACCGCTAGAGCTACGAAGCTATTTGAACTAATGTCTAGGGAGGCTCATGATTTAGAAGATGTCTTTGGAGCAATATCCACTACAATAAAAAACGTAGTAGCAGATTTAGATAAGTCAACAAAGGCAACTACTCTTTTTAAAAGAGGGTTAAATAGCGTAGAGGGGATAGCTAGGAAATTAGCAGATCATAAAAATGATGAGAACGTACTTACTGTAAAGCAGTTAGGTAATCTGAATAAGCAGTTAGGTTTAGAAATACAAAGCTTAGACAAAGCTCGAGAAAGAGCATCTGAAGAACAGAAAGCACTGCAGACAAAGATAAGGTACGGTAAAGCTTCCGCAGCAGAGATAAGATACTCTGAAGAACTATCCAACTACACCAAAGAAATAAACTCAGCTTTAAATCTAAAGAATAGTTACCTTGATAAAATTGTAAAGCATTCTGAAAGAGAAATCCAAATTGAAAGAGATATTCAAAAGACAATTGGACTTACTGGAATGGCTTTTAAAGGAATTGCAGGAACACTTCAAAAAATAGGAGTAGAGTCTCAAGCTATAGAAGATCTTAATAAAAAAATTCGAGATACAGCAAAAGAAACTGGAAGTGCTTGGAAGACAGCAGGAACAGCAATTAAAGGGACTTTTCAAATGGTAGGAGAAAGTTTAAGAGATCCTGCTGTTCAAATCGCCTTTGTAACAAAGTATTTTAAGACTCTATATGAAATAGGTTCACAGTTTAGTGCAAGAACTTTTGAAATACAAAAATCATTAGGACTTTCTACTTCTGCAGCAAAAGCTATGAACCAGGAGTTCTACAACATGCAGCAAAGTACAAATAACATATATGCAAACTACAAAGACCTAGCAGCTGCAAATGCAAACCTAAATGAATCTTTAGGAACATCAGTAACTTTTTCTGCAGATATGCTTACAACACAGGCTAAGTTGATGGAGGTAACAGGATTAACCTCTGAAGAGTCTGCTAAAATTTACGAATACTCACTTCTTACTGGGCAATCTCAAGAACAGGTCTATAACTCAATGGGTAAGACAAATAAAGGAGTCCTTAGTAATAAGAAAGTAATGCAAGAAGTCCTAAAAACAAGTGGACAATTAGCAGCACAATATAAAAACAACCCAGAATTACTTGGAAAAGCAGTTGTACAGGTACAGAAGTTAGGAATTAGCCTACAGCAAGCTAAGAATATGTCTAGCGGGTTACTAAACTTTGAAGATTCAATCTCTTCAGAATTAGAAGCAGAATTACTAACAGGACAAGAACTTAACTTAGAAAAGGCAAGAGCACTAGCTCTTCAAGGAAAGACAGCAGAAGCAGCATCAGAAATGCTAAGACAAACAGGAGGTTTAGCTAAGTTCCAAAGCATGAATGTTCTCCAGCAGGATGCATTAGCTAAATCTATGGGAATGTCTACAGATGAATTAGCAGATTCATTAGTAAAAGCAGAACAGTTAAATAAACTAGACGGTGTTCAAAAAAGAGCATTAGATGAAAGAGTAAGTGCACTGAAGAAAGCAGGAGAATTTGAAAAAGCATCTCAATTAGAAAAACTAGTACTACAGGATAAGACCGTTACACTAGCGGAACAAGAATTAGACACCCAGAGTAAAATTGACAAATCAGTAAGCTCTATTAAAGAATCTTTAAAATCAGCAATTGCAGGACCTCTCGCTAGTGTAACAGATAAACTGGCAAGTGTATTAGCAGCAATGGCAGCCAATCCTGTAATAAAAGCAATGCTAGGAGTAGCAGGAGGAGCAGCAGCTATTTTAGCAGGGGTTATGGCAGGAGCAATGGCTATAAGTGCTGCAAAGAGTATGTTATTTGGAAGTAGAGGTTCAAGCGTAGGTAGACCAATGTTTACCAAAGACGTAAGCGGTGGCGGTGGAGCTGCATCTACAATAGGGGATGTATCTGAATCTTTAGGAGGAGGAAAAAGTGCAGGAATGGGAAAACAACTTAAAACTTTAGTTAAAAATCCAAAAGCAATGGGAAGAGCTCTAAGACGTTCCGGCGGAGGAAGCATGATGAAGGGATTAGGAAAAGGTTTACTAAAGGGTGGTCTAAAGAGTATTCCAATGTTAGGTGCACTAATAGGAGGAGGAATGGAAATAGCCGAAGGAGGCTTTAATGTAGAATCACTAAGTAGAGCAGCACTATCAGGAGGTGGAGCTTTCCTTGGCGGACTAGCAGGTTCAGCAGTAGCACCAGGAGTAGGTACAGTCGCAGGCGGAATTGGAGGAAGCATGGCTGGAGACTGGTTAGGAGATAAAATCTTTGGAGAAAGAGGAGAGAAACCAGAAGAGATGCAAGACTTTATACTACGTCCAGGACAAAAACCTCTTAAATTTAGAAAAGACGATGTAATAATGGGTGGAACTAGTCTAACAGGAAACGCAACTGGCGGTACTGGAGGAGGAAATGTAGAAGCTTTATTAAGAGAGTTGATAGCAGCAGTTAAAGAAGGAGGTAATATAAGCATAGGGGCAAATAAACTAAATGAAGCTATAGGTATCAACCTACATCCAATGAGATAATAAAATAAACAAACTATTTATAATAAAATAAAAAACAATTAATATGGGACTATTAGATTTACTACCAACATCTAACTTAGGGTTAGACGGAGCAACACCAACACGTATACCAAGTGCTAATCCAGCATCAACCCTACACTATCAATCATCAATTACCGATGTACCAAACATCGATCAAAGCCCTTCTGCATTAGACATAAACGGTATCAAACCAACTATCTCTCCTACAGGACAACAACTTCCATATTTGGATCATTTACCTAGATAAGAAGCTAAATGGCAAGCGGACTAATTACAAAGAACACAGACCTTAAAAGTCTGAAGTATGGCTCTATGCCTCTTGGAAGTGATAAACCTTATGTTACTAAAAACATAGGAGATGCACCAAGTAGCCAAATAGGGTCAGAAATTTCACATCGCATTGACGATGTTTCCCGTATTGCCCAAATGCTTGTAAATAAGCCGGGAATAAAATACCTACTAAACGAAGCATTACTACAGCAAGTAAACGTAGGTCAAAGAATTAAAAAAGCACAACAGGGAGGAAAATCTTTAGTTGGAGCAGTTTTACAGCAAGCTGGAAGCACACTTCTTACAACAGTAAAAATTGCAGGATCAACTCTAGCACAAGTTCCTGTAAATGGAACAGGTACACATTTCTTAAAAGGATTTAGAACCGACACATATTTACGACCAGGTGCAAATGAAAAAATACCAGGAGCATTTGCTTCATTTTTTGGAGCAGGTGGAGTAGAAGGAGCACAGTATGCCCTAAGAGGAGAAACTGTACCAACTAATGTACAGACACAGTTCTATAAAGAAGGAAGTACTGTTAATAACGGAGACATTAAGAACCCTACAACAGGTAAACCTTCAACCCTTTCTTATGATGCAAAAGTATTTACAGAAGATTACGGAACAGTAAATACTAACATAGTAGATAACACACCGCTACCAGAAGGAGATGCAAACAGACTAGCTGCATATAATGCAACAGCAGGGCAGGTAATAACAGTTACCCCATCAGGTAGTGCGTTAAGGCAGACCACAGCCAGCCCAGGAAACTTAGGTATATCAAACTTAACAGCTACAGGTAGTTATGGTCCAGATACTCTTAAGATATTTCAACCAACAACCTCAAAATACTCAGGACCAGAAACCGGTTCATATCTTGAGCAAGAAAAGAAATTTGGAACTTTAAACAGAAATGTAACAAAAGAATTTAGAATAAAATTAGGAGATCAAGGAGATGCGCTTGATGATAAAAAAGCAGCAAGAAGGAAAAACGAGTACTGGTTCATATCAGATGTAGATAAACGTAATCCAAGCGGATCTTTAGCGATTGATCAGATGAATCTAATAGGTGTGAAGGATGCAAAAGTAGATGGAAACACAGCTGGTAGAGATCTAATTAAATTTAGATTTCATATTCTTACAGCAGATGGAGAAGAAAAAATATTATACTTCAGAGCCTTCCTAGACTCGTTCGCAGATAACTACTCAGGACAATGGAACCCAGTAAAGTATTTAGGTAGAGCAGAAGATTTTCAAATCTATGGTGGCTTTCAAAGAAAAATTTCACTATCTTTTAAAATAGCAGCAGCTACTAGGTCAGAGATGAAACCATTGTATCAGAAAATGATTTGGCTAGCCTCAGCAACTGCTCCAACATATGCAAATGAAGGACAGTTTATGAGAGGAACTATTACAAAAATAACAGTAGGAGATTATATTTATGAACTGCCCGGAGTCTTAAATAGTGTAAATTATACTTGGAATACAGAATATCCTTGGGAAATAGCAATGCTAGAGCCAGAAGGAGTACAAGGAGATGCAGAAATGCAGGAATTGCCAATGATAATGGATTGTAGTATAGACTTTACCCCAATTCATACATTTACACCTGAGACAGGACTTAAGAAATTCTTCACAGCAGGAACAAGGTCGGAAAATACATACATATAGGGTAGGTTTATGAAAAGATACGAGAACATAAAAGTAGTACAATCACCAGAAGGAAAGCAGTATAGAACAACAACAATCTATCCAGAAACTCCTATAAGTGAAAATGACTATTATATTATTACAACTGCAGGAGATCGTTATGATAATCTAGCAGATCAATTCTACAGTGATCATACACTTTGGTGGGTAATAGCATCAGCAAATAATTCAGAAAGAGCTTCTTTAATTGTAGAACCAGGAATTCAACTTAGAATACCAGGAAATATAGATACAATCATAAACAATTACAATAAGGTAAATAAGTAAAAAAATGGCGGATGGTAAAATCATAGGAGGACCCTTCAGCAAGGAAGTTATAGCACAGTTAGCTTTACGAAGTAAGATTGTTTCTAAAGCCACTAGAGAGAATAAGGAACTCATATATTTAACATCAAAAACAGGATGGGTAAAACTAACCTCAGGAGTTAATGTAGGAGGTTCTTCTGCTTTAGCCAAGAAGTATATAATGGTTGGCGGTGTTAAAGGAAGAACCGGTACAGATACTTATAGTAATTTTTCAGGAGAAAATGGAAAAGGTTTTAGACCAATGCCAGGTATAACTGGAGTTCAAATAAACTCATTAGGGCAATTCGGACAATTAAAAGAAGCTACAGTCACTTTTAACTGTTGGGATAGATCTCAAATAACAGAACTAGAACTTCTTTTTATGAGACCTGGATTTACAGCATTACTTGAATGGGGACATACTGTCTATGCAAAATTAGAAGGTGAGTTTGAGAAAACTCCAAAAACTGTTGGATCTTTTTTTGATGCAGGCACTTCCAAAGAGCAGCTCTACAATGAAATAAAAGCCTTAAGGAAAGAAAGCGGATGTAACTACGAAGGTATGTTCGGCTTTATAAAAAACTTTTCATGGACCTATCGACAAGATGGAGGATATGACTGTACAACTAGTTTAGTTTCTATAGGAGAAATTATGGAATCTCTAACAATAGATGTAGATACTCCGGCACTTACAACCATAGTAGGAGATAAAACAAAAATAATACCTGCTACAATGCTGCAGAATGTTTTAAAGACCATTAAAGAAAGCCCTACAAATGGTTCTTGGAAAGACATAAAAACCAAATTCCCACAATTTGCTTCTAAGCACATAACAGTGGGGGGACGTGATACTTTAGATGTAGTAAAATTCTTTTTAAGGAGCATAAAAACAGGAGAAACAATAAACACAGATACAGGGCAGAGTTTTAGCTACATGTCACTGAAGAGCTTCTGTGAATTAGTCAATACAGTTATTATAGTAGATAATAACAAAAAAAACGTGATAAGGCTAAATACAGACATACTTAAGTTAAATAGTCAAGGTGGGGATAATACAAAAATACCTACCTGCAGATTTAGAACTTACAAGAACCATACATCAAGTGATCCAGGAGTTTGTATGTTAATGACCGACGGGTCTAAGAACTGGCCTTATGAGGAGAACCTTTTTGCTAAAATGCGATCAAACGCAGAAGGCTCTACTGATGAAATTTTAAATATTTACGTAAATGTAAACCTTCTTGAAAGTGCAATGACAAACCTACTTGCAATGCCAGAGAAGGGCGATAGGAATTTACTAAACTTAATGAACCCAATCTTTGCAGAAATAAACTCTGTACTAGGAGATATTAACGATATAGGTTTACAGTATGAAGAAGAGGAGTTTACCTACTACATAGTAGACAGAAAAGTGCAAGTTGAGACAAAGGACGTTTCGATCCTAAATGTTACAGGACTTAAATCAACTGTTTCACAATTCAACTTTACAACCAAGCTATCTCCAGCCATTACAACTATGTGTGCAATTTCAGCACAAGCAGGAGCAACAGATGTAGGACTAGAAGCAGGAGCATTACTAAGATGGAATGAAGGGTTAGAGGATCGAATTATTACTAAGAAGTCTATGAAGGTAGACGAACCAGCCTTTCCAACTGTTCCAACAACTTTTCCAATAGCAGGAGTTCCACTACCTACAGCAGCTGTACAGCCAACACCGGAACAACAAAGAGATGTTCAGCAGACCGATAGAAGAAATACAATTAAAGATGCACTAGCACAAGTATATAATTCTGGACAATACGACAGTGAAGCAATAGCAGTTGCAAGAGCTCAATTTGGACCATATTCAACAAACTACGTACAATTCTATGCAGAGGATAAAGTCAATGTGGGAAATGCAGGACCAGCAGGCATCATACCTTTCCAGGTAGGAATTGAAATGGATGGAATCTCAGGTATAAAAATTGGACAAGCCTTTAAAATTAACGAAGGAATAATGCCAGCAAAATACGATGGAGTAGTTGGATTTATAGTAACAGGAATTGATCATAACATTGCAGGGAATAGATGGGTAACTAATCTTAAAGCTCAAACTATTGTACTAAAAGGTACAACAGAGAAACTAAGCGTTCCAACATACTCAGATGGCTTTACAGGAACAGGAGTTTCAACAACTGAAGTAGCCGGACTAACTCCTATAACAAACTTTAAAGCAGAGAATGGACCTGCTAAAGTAGCAGCAGAACAGTACTTAGGGAGAAACCTTAGTGATACAGAGTGGAATCAACTGGTAAGAGCAACCTTTGCAGAAGCAGGAGTAAATCAAACAGAGAGAGCTTACGTAATGGCAACTATTTTAAATAGAACTCGTGTAGCTAAATCTACAGTAACATCTATATTAACAGCCAAGAATCAATTTCAATCAGTAACAGGGACTGCAAGTAACGGACGTCAGCCAAGTTCTAATTACAGAAATGGACCAGATAAGGTAAATGAAAAGAACATTTACGGTGCTGCAACAGGTATTTTAAAGAATGTACCTAAAACCATTATAAACTTTACAGCAGCAAATAGAGCAGCATATGGAGCAGGAACTAATATAGCATATCTTGACACATTGAAAAAGAAAGGTGGAATACAGATAGGACAGACAGTCTTCTCATCATAGAGTTTAAAAATTAAATATAGTAGAATGTACATACCTAAATCGAGATATAAAAAACCTAAATCAACTGACGGTACAGAGTTTGTAGAAGTTAAGTCTAGAAAACTGTATAAGGGTTTTTATATAGAAACTTATAAAGGAAAGTTTTTTGCAGGAAAAACACCTGAAGAGGGAGGAGTTGAATTAGAAAAAATTAAAAAGGATATAAAATTTCCGCTAGGTCTTTTAGGACTTCTAGCAGGATTCTTTTTAAAAAAACCAACTCAATCTGAAAAAGATAAAGGAGTAACAAAAAGAAATTTTATACAGGATAAAAACAACAACAAAATAATAGAAACAGATCCAGACACATATGCCCAGGCTAAAGAAAGTCTTGTAAATAGTGCATTTGCAGAAATAGATTGGATTATAGGAGGACCAGCCAATGATGTAATGTTTGGAGAATATTTATATGAAGGAGCAGAATCTAAGAATAAAAAAACAATTCAAGCTCTAGAGACTACATTACCGGGAATCTCTACCTTTGTAACCGATTATACCTACCTGGTGGAAGATACTACAACTACTACTACAACAGTAGAAAATCTAGCAGTATCTCAATCGGCCTTAGATCAAGCACAAACCTTCCTAATACAAGATCCAGATATACAACTAGAAAATTTTCGAAAAGCAAATTTCGATTTAAGAAAATAAAACATATAAGGCTTGCTTTTGCAGGCCTTTTTTCTTATATTAAAGAAAAGGTTATAAGATATGTTCTATATTATAGAGACAGAGGAGCAAATACAGCTTCTAAAAAATTTAGGCAGGAAAGGAGGGTATGTGGAAGTCATTTCTTCAAATGATAACTATCATCCACTTCTTACAACTACCGTAGCAGTCTACTTAAGACCTTTAGATCACCCTGAAGGGTATATTATTCCAATAAGTCATGATGAAGGATTAAATCTAACAAAAGACTGTGTCTCTGACATATTAAAAGAATACACAACACTTTATACATTTGATAAGAAAGAATTGATGTACCACTTCATATTACCTTCTGTCATAGATCTTTCCTTGCTTCATTCAATGACTTCTTATAATAGACTTGAACTTCCAAGATCTAACTCAACTTGCAATTGGTATTACAATCGTTTTTATGATTTTAAAGAAATAAATGCTATAATTCCTATATCAAAGTTATTTGAAAAATGTGAAGAGAATTATAAGTCTTTAGGGAAGATATTGCATATTGCAATACCCAATGGCTTTGATTTTTACAATAAGACTGCAACGTCTGTTTTCTTTATGATTGAAAGAGCTGGATTGAGAATAACCTATCAATCTTTTTTAGAATTATTTAAACCAAACAATCCTGTTTATAGTATTGATAACAATATCATATATACTTCGTATAATTTATATAATACAACTTCTCGTCCAACAAATGCTTTTAATTCAGTAAATTTTGCAGCAATTCCAAAAGCACCTGAGTTTAGAAAAGCAATTATTCCTCAGAACGATGTTTTTGTTGAAATGGACTTTGATGGATATCATTTAAGATTATTATGCGAGCAAATCGGATATGAATTAACAGATGAGTCAGCTCACGTTCAATTGGCAAGACTTTACTTTGGAAAGGATGAAATAGCTGAAGATGAGTATGCAAAAGCAAAACAAATTAACTTCCATGCCATTTACGGAAAGATTCCACCTGAGTATGCTTTCCTAGAAATCTTTGATAAGATACAGAATTATATAAACGGTCTTTGGAAGCAATTTAAAGAACAAGGATACGTAGAGGATCCAATATCAGGAAAAAGATTTACACAAGATCTTCCAGAAATGCATCCGCAGAAGCTTATGAATTATATGATGCAAAGCTTGGAAACCTCAAGAAATATTCTTATATTAAAAGATGTGCTTATGTTTCTTCAAGATAAGAAAAGCAGCTTAGCACTTTATACTTACGATGCCTTTGTATTTGATTTTGACAAAGAGGATGGAAAAGAGACGTTAGAATCTCTAGAAAAAATAATGAATCAGGGAGGAAAGTACCCTATAAAATTCAAATACAGTAGTAACTTAGTTTTGTAAAATAAAAACATATTTATAAATGATACAAATAGATGTAGCGCCAACAATGTTCGATTACGATATCGAATCAAATTACAATTACGCTGACATGAGCAACAAACTTTTCTGTACATTCTCCTCAGAAGAAAATCTTGAGGAAATATTAAGTACGATACAGGGCAAATACAAGATCATTTATAATAAAATTTTCGTTCTTTATTCAAAGAGCCAAGATGAATATATCTGTACATATAACGTAGAATTCGGAAACGTTTCTAATTTTCTAGAAAATACTATTTTAGTTCATAGAAAAAAAGAATCAAATACCCTATACACAATCAATTCATTAAATCGACTAATTGAATCTCTAAACGGAGGAGTATTAGATACAAACTTCAGAGTTGAATGGAATGACTATCAAAACTGTATACTTTTAACAAAAGGAGCAGAATTAAAAAGAGTCAACACAAAATTATTTAGAATATTAGAATTATAGTTGGAATATTAAAATATTCTTCTTATCTTATATAAATAAAAGTTTTAATTAAAAATCAGTTACATTATGGATTTAAACGCAATTAAATCAAAGTTAGCCGCTCTAAACAGTGGTGGAAATCAAGACCGTGAGAAAGTAGACTTCGATAAGATTTACTGGAGACCGGCAAACGGAAAATCAACTATTAGAATCGTACCTTCGGCATTCAATGCTGCAGATCCTTTCACAGAGTTGAAACTACACTACAACATCGGGAAATTTCCTATGATGTCTCTTTCAAACTACGGAAAACAAGATCCAATCGAAGAATTCGTAAAAGAATTAAGAAAAACATCTGACAAAGACAATTGGTCTCTTTCAGGAAAACTATCACCTAAATCTAGATTCTTTGCTCCTGTTGTTGTAAGAGGAGAAGAAGAAAAAGGAGTTCGTCTTTGGTCATTCGGAGTTAACATCTACAAAGCATTATTGGCTTTAGCAGAGGATGAAGACATTGGAGATTTTACAGACGTAATGAGTGGATGGGATATGGTTGTTGAAAACACACCAGCTGCAGGACCAGGTCAGTTCCCAACTACTACGGTTCGTATCAAACCAAAACAAACTACATTATCAGATGACGATAGTAAAGTGAACTCTTGGCTAAAAGACCAACCAAACGCTTTAGAAGTACAAACTCAGTACGACTATGAATACATCAAGAAAAAATTACAAGAGTACTTAAATCCAGGAGAAGAAGTAGCATCAGCAGCTCCAGTAGCAGCAGAATCAATTGCACCAGTATCTACTCCATCAGCAGTAGCTGAACCAACTGACTTAGATAGAGCTTTAGGAAGCAATAAGACAGACTTTACTTTAGAGACTGCAGTTGAGGGTAACAAAAGTACAGTAAATAAATTCGACGATTTATTCAACTAAGAAATGGCAGTTAGAAAAACAGCCCCTAAAACCGCTAGCGAGATAATCAAAGGCGGTTTCAGTCTCGATAACTTTAAGAAAAACAAAGGGTTTAGTAATTCTTCTGTAAAATTTAAAGAACAAGACTGGATTAAAGTCTCAGATGCTTTTTCAGAAGTAACATCCCTTAAAGGAATACCTATGGGGCATATTACCCTCTTAAGAGGACATTCTGATACAGGAAAAACTACTCTACTATTAGAAGCAGCAGTTGAAGCACAAAAGAGACAAGTACTTCCGGTATTCATTATTACCGAGATGAAATGGTCTTGGCCTCATGCTCAAATGATGGGTCTTCAAGTTGAAGAGGTAGTTGATGAGGAAACAGGAGAAATAACTGACTACAAAGGATTTTTCTTATATGCAGATAGAGGAACTCTAAATACCATAGAAGATGTAGCAGTTTATATCTTGGACTTAATCGATGAACAAAAGAAAGGAAATCTTCCTTACGATTTATGTTTCTTCTGGGATTCAGTTGGATCAGTACCAAGTGATTTATCAGTAAGATCAAATAAGAATAATAACGAATGGAATGCTGGAGCAATGTCTACTCAATTTGGAAATAACGTAAATCAAAAGATTATGTTATCAAGAAAAGAAGCAAGCAAGTATACAAACACTCTAGTAGCAATCAATAAAGTTTGGACTGCAAAACCTGAACATCCAATGGGTCAACCTCGATTGGAGAATAAAGGAGGAAAAACAATGTGGTATGATGCAACAGTTATTATTACCTTCGGAAATATTACAAATTCAGGAACAAGTAAGATCAAAGCCGTTACAAAAGGTAAAGAGTTTGAATTTGCTAAAAGAACCAAAGTTCAGATAGAAAAGAACCACATCGATGGTATTCAATCTAGAGGAGCAATCATTATGACCAGTCATGGATTTATTGCAGACGATAAGAAAGCAATTGATACATATAAAGACACTCATAAAGGATCTTGGGCAAATACGTTAGGGTCAACAGACTTTACAGTAACAATCGAAGCCGAAGTAGGAGAAGACTTAAGAACTGATATGGAAATGCTCGATGAGTAGTTATTTAGATATACTAAATAAAATCGAACAAAAACCAGACAGAAAACTAAACGACCATGTTTTGATTGTAGATAGTATGAATACCTTTATAAGGTCTTTTGCAATGCTACAGTCTATGAATCCACAAGGCCATCACACCGGTGGTCTTGTTGGTTTTTTAAGGTCATTAGGTTTTCTAAATAGAACAATTGACCCTACTAGAATCATTTGCGTATTTGACGGACAAGCTTCCTCTTCAAGTAGAAAGAATATTGATCCTGAATACAAAGCAAATAGAAATATTAAGAGGATTACCAATTGGGAAATATTCGATGATAAAGATGACGAGTTCCAAAGCATGACAATGCAAATGGGACGATTGGTTGAATACTTACAGTGCTTACCTCTAACTCTAATCTCTATTGATAAGATAGAAGCAGATGATACTATATCTTATCTAGCTCAGAAATTTGCAGCTAATAATAAAAAGGTAACAATTGTTTCTTCTGATAAAGATTTTTTACAGATAGTGGATGAAAATATAGAAGTTTATTCCCCTATCAAGAAAAAAACCTACGGAAAAAAAGAGGTACAGGAAGAAATAGGAATGATCCCTGAGAATTATTTAATAATGAAAGCACTATTAGGTGATAACTCAGATAACCTTACAGGTATAAAAGGATTAGGACCTAAGACACTCATAAAAGAATTCCCAGGACTAGTAAAAGATCCTTTATTTGAATTAAGTGATATTCAGAAAATTTGTAATGAAAAATTACAGACTAAGAAAATATTCGCACAAATACTGTATGATTGGAATAAAGTAAAAACTAACTATGAATTGATGAATCTTTTAGAGCCAAGGTTGGGAGATTACGAAATAGTTCATATATTAGATAAGATAAAAGAGCCAATACCTGCTTTACAGGTTGTTACTTTTTTAAAAATGTTAGAGGCAGATCAAATCGAAGCTCTAAACAAAAACGTTGAAGGATGGTTAGAGATTTTTAGACCGCTTTCAACATATCAAAAATAAGTTATAATAAAATAAGTTACATGACATCATTAGCAAAATTATCTTCCTACGGAAAAGGATTCCAATTAAAAGTATTGGGAGCATTACTAACAGACAAAAAATTCTTGCTTAACACAAGAGATTTACTACAACCAGATTATTTTGATTCAGATGCACATAAGTGGATCCTAGAAACTACTATCAAGTATTATGATAAGTATCATACTACAATTTCATTGGAAGCATTGAAAATTGAATTACAGAAAGTAGAGAATGATATCTTACAAGTAGCAGTTAAAGCAGAATTAAGAAACTGTTACGAAGCCACTCAAGAGGATCTAGCATACGTTGTAGAAGAATTTACTACCTTTGCCAAAAACCAAGAACTTAAAGCAGCATTACTAAACTCAGCAGACCTATTAAATCAAGGAGACTTTGATGGAATTAGAGGATTGATTGAAAGAGCTATGAGAGCTGGTATGGATAAGAATATGGGTCATGAATATAATAAGGATGTAGAGAGTCGTTATAGAGAAAACTACAGACCAACTATTCCAACACCTTGGCCGATTATGAATGAAACCATTGGAGGTGGTTGGGGCCCTGGCGATTTAATTATTATGTTTGGTAATCCTGGAGGAGGAAAGTCTTGGACGATGGTGGCAGCAGCAGCACATGCAGTACTAATGGGATTCAATGTAAACTTCTATACTCTAGAACTAGGAGAAGATTATGTAGGAAAACGTTTTGACTGTTACTTCACAGGACATGGAATTGAAGAAGTAAATAAACATAGAGGAGAGGTTGAGAAGATTGTAGGTAAATTAAAAGGAAAATTAATTGTAAAAGAGTATCCACCAAAAGGAGCTTCAATCAATACAATTAAATCTCACATCCAGAAATGTATCGATATGGATCACAAACCAGATATGGTTATTATTGATTATGTCGATTATTTAAAAGCACCTTCTAAATCTCGTTTCACAGAGAGAAAAGATGAAATAGATGATGTGTTTATTGGAGCAAAAGGACTAGCTAAGGAACTTCAAATTCCTATTCTAACACCATCTCAAGTTAATAGAATGGGTGCTAAGGATTCTGTTATCGAAGGAGATAAAGCAGCAGGTTCTTACGACAAGATGATGGTAGCAGATATTTGTTTATCTCTTTCTAGAATGAAAGAAGATAAGGTTTTAGGAACGGGAAGAATTCACGTTATGAAGAACAGATATGGAATGGATGGTATGACCTGGGATGCAAAAGTAGATACAAATAATGGTCATATTGAGATTTTAGGAAACATGTTACTAGACGAATCTGGCGACAAACCTAAAGGAAGTTATAAAGAAATAGCTAACAAGTTCTTTGAGTTGGAGAGTCAAGTTCCATTCTAAAAGCCTATTTATTTCTACAGTCATAATCTATAACGAATATTAAAAAAAGCGAATATGAGTCTAAAAGACGAACGCATAGTTTACAAACCATTTGAATACCCACAAGCACACGATTACTGGCTTAAAGCGCACCAAGCGCACTGGTTACATACAGAAGTTCCAATGTCACAAGACGTAACAGATTGGAATTCGAACTTAAAACCACACGAAAAAAATGTTATAGGCGGAATCCTAAAAGGATTTGCTCAAACAGAAACAGTTGTAAACGATTACTGGACATCTTTAGTAACAAAATGGTTTAGAAAACCAGAAGTTATCATGATGGCAGTTACTTTTGGAGCTTTCGAAACAATCCATGCTGAAGCATATGCTCTACTAAACGAGCAATTAGGATTAGATAATTTTGCAGAATTCTTAGAAGACGAATCAACAGCAGCTAAAATTCAATCTTTACTGGATGTTAGAGACGGAAATGCAGGAGAAACAGATTGGCATGAAGCAGCTAGATCTCTAGCAATATTCTCAGCATTTACCGAAGGAGTAAATCTATTCTCTTCTTTTGCGGTACTATTATCATTTAAGATGAGAAATAAGTTAAAAGGAGTAGGTCAAATAGTTGAATGGTCTGTAAGAGATGAATCACTTCACTCAGAAGCAGGATGTTGGTTATTTAGAACTTTAATGGAAGAATATCCAGAACTAAAAACAGAAAAACTTATCAACGATATTAGAGAAGCAGCAACACTTGCTCTTCAACTAGAATTTAACTTTATCGATAAGATATTTGAAATGGGAGATTTAGAGAATTTATCTAAAAACGAACTAAAAAACTTTATTAAACACAGAGTAAATACTAAGATGGGAGATTTAGGATTAAAACCTTTAATACCTTCAGATCAAATCGATAAAGGAGCTTTAAAACAAATGTTATGGTTTGATGCAGTAGTAGCAGGTAAACAACATACAGATTTTTTCGCATCAAGAGTAACGAATTATGCCAAAGGGCATATGGATTGGGACAACGCATTTTAATTTAATTTTATGGGAGTAGATTACAGTGCCTGGAAACCAGGCGTAGATTATCCGGAATGGATGAATGAAGTATCTTTGGCAACAATTTCAAACGGATATTTACTTCCGGATGAAAATCCAAAGAAGGCTTATAGAAGAGTTGCTGATGCAGTAGCTAAAAGATTAGATCGTCCTGATCTAGCAAACAAGTTTTTTAAATACATGTGGAAGGGTTGGCTAAACCTAGCTTCACCTGTACTCTCAAACACTGGAACTGACAAAGGACTTCCAATCTCATGTTTCGGTATAGATACTCCTGATTCAATCAGAGGTATTGGATTAACCAATGCAGAACTGATGAGACTTACCTCTTTAGGAGGAGGAGTAGGAATTGGACTAGGAAGAGTTAGAGGAAGAGGAAAAAAGATTGCCAATGGCGATACAGGTAACTCAGAAGGAATTATACCTTGGGCTAAGATCTATGATTCAACTATCATTGCTACAAATCAAGGATCAGTTCGTAGAGGAGCAGCTTCTGTAAATCTAGACATCAATCATATTGATATAAAAGAGTTCTTACGTATTAGAAGACCACAAGGAGATCCAAACCGTCAGTGTTTAAATTTACACCAATGTGTTTCTATCGATGATAAGTTCATGAAGAGATTAGAGCATAGAGATCCTGAAGCAATGGAACTATGGGTTGAGATTCTTAAATCAAGAGTTGAGACAGGAGAGCCTTACATTATGTTTAAGGATAATGTTAATAACGCTAATCCACCTGCATACGTTAAAAATAACTTAGATGTTACAATGACTAACATATGTTCGGAGATTGCTTTACATACTGACGAAGAGCATTCATTTGTATGTTGTTTATCTTCTTTAAATATTACAAAATACGAAGAGTGGAAAGATACTGATTTAGTTGAAACGGCAATTTATTTCTTAGATGGAGTATTAGAAGAGTTCTTAGTTAAGACAAATGGTAAAGATTCTTTAATTAGAGCACACCGTTCTGCTAAGAAAGGAAGAGCATTAGGATTAGGAGTTTTAGGATGGCATTCATTCTTACAATCAAAAGGATTACCTTTTAATTCAATCGCATCTACTTCTTGGACAAATAGAATATTTGCACAGATTAAAACACAAGCAGAAGCAGCTTCTAGAAAATTAGCTGAAGAGTATGGTGAACCAATCTGGTGTAAAGGAACAGGAATGAGAAATACGCATTTAATTGCTATTGCTCCAACAGTTTCTAATTCAACAATCTCAGGAGGAGTATCAGCAGGTATTGAACCAATTCCAGCAAACGTTTATACTTTCAATTCATCTAAAGGAACTTTCATTAGAAAGAATCCAGTATTAGAAAAATACTTAGAAGACAAAGGACACAATACAGAAGAGGTATGGCAGCAAATTTTAAAGGATAGAGGATCAATTGCAAATCTACCTGAAGACATTATGCCGTTTGATGATAAAGAAGTATTCTTAACATTTGCAGAAATAAACCAATTGGCTTTAGTAGAACAAGCTTCGGTAAGACAGAAGTATGTTGACCAGGCTCAATCACTAAACTTAGCATTCGATCCGGGAGATAGTCCTAAATTTATAAACCTTGTTCACCAGACAGCTTGGAAACTTGGATTAAAAACGTTATATTATTTAAGAACCGATTCTGTCATAAATGGGGATATCGGGAGTAGAACTTCTGAAGACTGTTTAAGCTGTGATGGATAAAAAATAAAAATATGGTATACTTTATAGTAGTAGTACTTCTAGTAATTGGAGCACTAGTTTATATTACAAACATAGCAAAAGCTGAAGTAAAAAGATTAGAACAGGTTATAGTTGAAAAAGAACTAGAACTGGTTGAAGAGATTAAGAAAGCAAGGAAAGATTCAACATTTAGATCCTCAGCAGTTAACTGGGGTAAGACAATTGAACACTTTGTTCCTTTCATGACTAAGTTTCCAGTACCACCTGAAGATGTAGTCTTTTTAGGAATGCCAATTGATTATGTAGGATTTACTAATACAGATAGCAAAACTAAATGTGAGGTACATTTCATTGAAGTAAAATCAGGAAATGCATTCTTAATGGGTAAGCAGAAAAACATTAAGCAAGCAATTCTAGACGGAAGAGTTCACTGGCATGAAATTGCAGTAGACGGTAACAGAGCAGAGATCACAGAAGAATAGCTATTTATATGAAATGAATATACTAGCCAAAATAGTAAAATTGTTATACCCTCTACTAATACTAGGGGGTATTTTATCTACACAGAGTCAAACCTTTACGCACTCAGGATATATCTATGGTTCAAATGCAGTAGGCATATCTGGTATACCAGTTTACCTGTATAAAAGAACAACACCAACATTAACAGGATTTACATCTCAGAATAACTACAACGGTCATTCCTACTATAGGTCAACAGGTTCTATGACCTGGACTGCTGCAAGACAGGCTTGTTTAAATATGGGAGGACATTTAGTAACTGTAACAACAGCAGCTGAAAATACTTTTATATTTAACCTATGGCCTAATGGATGGATTGGATTAACAGATGAAGCAGTAGAAGGGCAATGGAGATGGGTAACTGGGGAAACCTTTTCTTGGGCTAATTGGAATGGAGGTGAACCTAATAATTCCAATAATGAAGACTATATACAATTTGTAGGAGGAGGGAAGTGGAATGATTTACCAAATACATCACTTCCTTATGTATTGGAATTTGAGTATATAGTAGACTATACACCTTGGACTTTATTAACAACTTCAACAACAGATGCTTCGGGTAGATATTCTTTCTCTACATCAACAAACCCCTCAATAGAATACTACATTACTTTTACTCCACCCTCCTTACCATCTTTAATTAACCTAGATGCTCAAACCTCTAATACCTTAGTAACAAATCCTCTTCTAATGAGAAGTAAAGATTTCTATAGATTTGATGTTAATAGTGATGGAAAAGTAACCATATCAGACACCTACTTAATATATGCTAAAAAGAATGGATTATTTACATCATTCCCTGCCTCACCGCCGGATAGTAGAATATTCACCACAACACAATGGAGTACATTTAGTAACAGTACAGTAAATCAAAAGATAGCATATCCTGGAGTACAGTCTATAACAATCAATACACCAACCTCAGGAGGAGCATCTTCATTCTATATTACAAGAGTGGGGTACACTAACTAAAAACTTACAATATTTATTATAGACAAAGTGCAAGAGCACCAGGTTTTATTAAAAAAAATAACTTAAAAAAAAAGAAATGAAGAAATTACTTTTAATGTTAAGTTTAGTTTTAGTAACACTTACTGGGTATTCACAAACTATTGCACCAGATGCTACTAAACCTTACTTAATTTTTGATCAAGCCTACAACCTACAACCAGTTGGGGCAGCAACACCAACATCTGTTGCAATCTACTACGATAATGCAGGATCTACTGCCATTAAAGCAGTACAGTTTAGATTATGGTACGACAAGACCGTATTTGATTCACCTACCGTAACTTACGTAGGATCAGAAATAAACAACTATTTCCAAACTCTAGTAAACACAACAGAAGGTAGCGTAACAGTTACATGGGTTTATACAGGAGCAAATGCTTCATTCGACTTAACTGATGGGCAAATGTTTAATGTAGCTCTTCCTTTTAAAGCATCTTACACAAATGGTGCAGTAGCATCAATGGCTTTTACAGGAGCAACAGCTTATCCATCTTATGGAACTTTAGCCAATGGAACTGATACAGTATTAGGATTACAAAACTATGGTGGAGCATTTACAGAACCAGTATTTAACTATGCAGCTACATTCCTAAACGACCCAACCAATCCTGCAACAGACGTACCAGTTATCTTACAGAAATCTTCAAACGGAACAGTTTGGACTGATGTAATGACTGTACCAACTCTAGCAACAGGAGTAGCAGCATTTACAACAAACCTAGATCAGACATACTGGCAAATTAGAGTAAAAGTAGCACCAGGCTTAACAGCACCAGCTGCTTTATCTACAGCAGATTCTAATATGATTGCTCAAATGGCTACAGGAATTCAAACACCAACAGGTACTCAATTCTATACAGCTAACCCTAATCAAGCAAACAATATAACAATCTCGGATTCATATACAGTATTCTCTAGATTAGCTCAAGGTAATTCAACTTACCCAAACAATCCAGATGTATTATTCTTTACAGAAGCTCAATATACTTCAATAGCAGCATCTGCTACAAGTTTAGAGGCTACAATCCCAGGTCAAGTAACATTCCTATCAGCTAACATCAATAACACAGTTGCTGCTAATTACTATTTACTGGTACTAGGAGATGTAAACGGAACAGGACGTAACTAATATGATACGTTGGATAGTAATATTATTTATATCCATAAACTCACTCTACTCCCAGGTACAATTTCAAGTGCCTGGGATTACTGTGTTACCTACTCAGACTATTGAACTACCTGTAACTGTTTTAACAAATGGAAATACAGTAGGTAGTTTAGAATTTGCTTTAAACTATGATCAAAGCATACTACAATTCTCAGAGATAGTACTATCGGAACAAGCACAAACCTGGGTATCATATACAATGGATGCAGGTAATGGAAAAGTAAGATGGGGTGGTTATGATAAATCCCACGGAGGACATTCTATAACTACACCTTCAGAATTATTTATACTTAAGTTTATAGTACTAAATCCAAACTGGATTATAACTCCAATCACGGTTGGAAGAAAAACAGCAGGAGATGTACAGGGATGGGATATAGCAGTAACAAATACTAATGGGTATATCAATTATAATAGAACTGCAATACCTATCGATGAAACAAAAATAAACGGTATAGTACATCCAAATCCAACAGATGGACTTGTAACAGTAGATTTAATACTACCAACAAGTGATTACTATAGAGTATCAGTAGTAAACATGTCAGGTACAGAGTTAAGAAGGAGAGTTGAACATTATATAAAAGGAGCCAATATAACAGAAGAAGATCTTAGTTCTTACTCAAGTGGCACCTATTTATTAAATATAACCAGTAAGAACTTTACTAAAACATTTAAAATAATTAAAAAATAAATCATGTCAGAAGAAACAAACGAAGGTGGATTATCAGGATTGAAAAAAACAATCTTAGGAACTTTAACAACTATTGTAACAGCAGGAGGAGTTTGGTTAACAACTCATTTATTTGGAGGAGAAGCTACAGATAAAGAAGAAGTAAAAACTGAAGTAGCAGCACCAGCAGCTGCAGCACCAGTTATCATCAACTTATCAAACAATAACACCAACCAACAAAAACAACAATCAAACAATTCCAATTCAGCTAAAGCAGCACCTGCACCAGTTCAACAAACAACTCCGGTACAAGCAGCACCAGCTCAAAAAGAATCATGGTAAAAAAAATACTATTCATATTATTTCTACTAGCAAGTATAATAGGCTCTGCTCAAAAAGTAGGGTCTGTTAAAACGGAGGTCTACCAAGCTGATTTTGAAAAGAAACAGTCATTAGCTGTAGTGTCTGATTATACAGGAGACATAGTGATACCTATTCAGATACTTAAGATTGGTATCAATGAGGAACTATATGAAATATACCCTGAACTAAAAGACAAAAGAGTTGGTTTAGGAGTTGCAAATATAGTACTAGAATATTTAGAGTCAACTGATAGATTCAAATTTACAGAAGACAGAGAAGAAATAAAACAAAAAATGATAGCCCAGCACATAGCTTCTTCTAAGGGTATATCAGAAAATAAAATAGTTGTAAAGGGAAATGTTATACTTGCAAAATATTTTGTTTACATAGAAGTATATGATTTCAGTATTGGAGAGGATGAAGAAGTTACAACCTCAGGAGCTGAAATAAGACAAAAAACAATATTAGGGTTACAAATAAGATTTGTGGATGCACAAACTGGTGAAATTATTACTGGATCAGGATCCGGTGAAGCAGTTACAGTGAAGAAAGCAAGCCTATTAGACGGACTCGATGATATTAAATTTAACCAATCCACAATCGGAGTATCTACCAAAAAGTCATTAGAAACTGCCTCTTCAAGAGTAGTATCAAAATTGATTAAAAAGGGGATATTTCCGAACTAATGAAAAAATGGATTTCTTTATTTACTTTATTATTAACTCTGACATCGTTAGCACAGTCAGGGTACAACTACAGTTTTACAGATCCATGTACTCTATCTGTAAGGAGCGTATTCGTTCCTACTGGTAGCGGAGTAGTAGTTAATTATTTTGACAACTACAGTACATTCTCTTCTACAGACTTCTCATCAGGAGTCTTCGATGCTTGGATAGCTCAAGTATCTCAACAAAACTCATCATCACCTTGTCAATCTGTAACAACTACAGTAACAAATAATGTAACATCAGCTGTAGTAGCAAATACAGTTGGCATAGTAACAAATGTTGTAGCAATATCATCACTAGCACAATCTATGGCTAGTTTAAGTAGCTCAATAGGAAGCTCAATGTCAGCCACAGCAGGAGGTATCTCAAACATGGGAACTGGTAATGCAGTGGATAATAACCAAAGCAATTCAAATGGAAAATCAGATAACAAAAGCGGAGGAAGTACTGGAGGTACTCAAACAAACAACCAAAATGAAGGAAGCACTACCCCTAGTACAACAACTGGAGGAAATACTAATCCAGCAGGAGGAACAAGTACAGGCCAAGGAGGAAACACTCCTAGTACAAATCAACCAACTCAAGGAGGAGAACAAACGTCTCAACCATCTGTAGAAGGAGGCTCTACATCAGGTGCTTCTGGTAGCACTGCTAACTCAATTTCTAACTCTATAGATGGAGGAGGAAGCGAAGGTGGAAGCTCATCAGGAAGCGGATCACCAAGCTCTAAAAAACAAGCAGCAGCTAAAACATCTTCAGGAAGTCTAATTGCTTCAGGAGATATGGTTGCAATATCAAATGCTGATGGAGTAACAGCAAATCAATATAAGATAGTAGCAAGTATTACTCACGCTAATACTAGAGGTACAAGAATTAAAGGAGTACTATTCAACTTCACAACAGGAGTTAATAACGTAAATGTAACTTTATACAAATCATATATTAATAAATCAAGAAGTTTAAATACCATTGTAGCAAATTCAACTATGATGGATTTTGAAAAGAATATCTTCAATACTACAACTGCTTTAGAATCATACAAAGTAAATAAAACCTTAACAGGAATGTTTGGTTTGAATTTTACAGCAGGTAAAATGGGAGAAAGAGGTTTTTATAATTTATCAGCAGTAGGAGGAGGTCATGTTAGTGTAAAAGTAACTGAGAGAACTTCAACTAGCTTTTTGGTTTTAGCAATTTATTCACCATTCACTCAATTTTATGATGGGAAATGGTTTGGAGCAGGAATATTATTCGTACCATTTAGTTCATGGGATTTTAAAATAACAAAGACGTTCAAATACAATGTAAGTTTGACAGGAGTTTATGAGATGAATCAAAGTTTTCTTAACTATCAAATATTAACAGGAGGCAAAATATCATTCTAATCATGAAAAAACTACTATTACTACTACCGCTTTTATTCTTATTATCATCAGATACTCCTAAGGAGTGTTACAAAGTAACCAAAGTTACAACTCTAGTGGAAGCACCTGAGATGAAAAAAGAAAGAATCTTATTTGGAATTAAACAAATGACTGAAGAAGTATTATCTGAAAAAGTAGGACTATGTGAAGATGGACTTCCAGTTGAAGTTGAAGTAATGTCTATTGAAGCTCCAACCACATCTACTTCCTTTGGACCATTTGCAAAAGAGAAAAAAGAAACCATTGTAAAACTTAGAATCATAATTGGAAAGGATGATTACTGGGGACAGGGTAAGGCAAACGTTACAGTTCAGTCTACATTCTTAGACCTAAATGACGATAATTTACCATTTAGTAAGACTGCATTCTCAGGAGCAGTTAAAAAAGCTTTAGTGGAAGCCGTTGGAGAAATGTAAAAAAGTTCGTATCTTTACGATATGAATAAGCACTCTTTCAAATTCAAAAATAAAATTTACGAACTTACAGATCTCTGGGAAGAGACTTGTATAAATGACTCCAAGGACTTTCAAATGGAGCAGTTCAACTATTTGCTAAAGATAAAAGACTTTACTACGATGGAAAATAGGGTAAATAATCAAATAATGCTTGGATATTTAAAAGAAAGTTCGTATATTAAATAATAATCAAAAATCAAATTTATGTCAAAGAATTCAGCAAAAAGAATTTATCAGTCGGTAATGGAATGGATCCCAACCTTAAATCGACCAAAAGAAGTAAAAGAGCAATCAGCAACTAAGTTTTCTAAAGCAGATCACTACAAATCAAAAGGAGCATAATGTCTAAGAAAGTTATTAAGTTTTTCGCCGATTGGTGTGGACCTTGTAAAGTCTATGCACCAACTTTTGAATCAGTAAAGCAAGAACTACAAAGCGATGAAATTGAATTTGTAGAAATCAATGTTGAGAATGATCCTGATAACTTAGCAGGAGAATACGGAGTAAGAGGAATTCCTCATACAGTAATTCTAGAAGAAGGAGCAGAAACAAGAGCTGCATCAGGAAGACTAGGAGAGGAAGAGTTAAAAGAATTTATTTTAAACTAAAATTAAGAAAATGTTACGAAATCCAAACACAATACCAGCAGGTGATACAGTTATAGAAGATCCACAAATGGAACCTTTCTTTATTACTCATTCCTCATCAGGAGGATATACAGTTTACGAAAGAGTAAATAGAGGGAAAGACGATAAAGCGTACCTACGAACTGTATGTTATCCATCTACATTTAATCATGCACTTAAAACTGTTTCAAAAGAGTTACTAAACATAAATGGTAATAAACACTTTAGGACAATAAAAGAGTATATTGAAACTTGGAACTCTATCGAACAGAGTATGAAGACAATGACTACAATAGACGCATAAAGATGGGAGAAGTTATAGGACACCTTTGCGGGACTTGTGGAGAAAATCATCCAAGTCTATTAACTCTACCTGCACTTTTAGTTGTATTCGGAGGATATTATTCGTATATTAAGTGTAAAATAAAATCATTATGGAAAAAAAATTAGTATTACATCAAGTAAAATTCTCACCTAGTTCAATCTTCAGTAAAGAAGATGTATTGAGAATAGTTGACAGTGTCGACGAAAATCCAATCAAAGTTTATAAAATAGAAACAGTTATGACAGAAGATCCAGCAGAGAAATTAGTCTCTTTATTTGAATACCTAGGCCGTGCTGCAGGTACTGAATTAGGAAAACAAGTTGCTACAGCAGCAACAAGGGCCCATGAAACAATGGACATTAGAATAGTGAATACAAAAACCTACAAAGGAAAGGTAATGCTTTACAGAGAGATATTCCTAGATGAATATTTTCAGAAAAAAAGAGCATAATAAAAGGGTTTGCCTATACCCTATTAATACCTGGCACAAATTAAATTATAAATTATGTCTAAAAAACATGTTGTAGTATCCTTAAGTGGAGGAATGGACTCAAGTACTTTATTACTTAGATGCCTAAAAGAGTATGACACAGTTACTGCTATTAGCTTTGACTATGGTCAAAAACACAGAGTAGAGCTAGAGAGAGCTCAATCATTGGTAAACTATATTGGAGAAGAATCATCATCACAGACTGAATTACGTTATCGTCAAATTAAACTAGACGGATTAGTTGATCTATTAGATTCAGCTTTAGTAACTGGGGGTAAAGATGTACCAGAAGGTCATTACGAGCAAGACAATATGAAAGAAACAGTTGTTCCTAACAGAAACAAGATGTTCGCTTCTATTGCTCAAGCAGTAGCTTTATCGGTTGCAAATCGTACAGGAGAGACTTGTGATATTGCAATGGGAATTCATGCAGGTGATCATGCTGTTTATCCAGACTGTAGACAAGAATTTAGAGATGCAGATGATAATGCCTTCAGAATGGGTAACTGGGATGCTGAAAGAGTAGGTTATTTTACACCTTATCTTGATACAGACAAATTCGGTATCTTACAGGATGGAGAAGTTTTATGTAAAGAGTTGTATTTAGATTTTGATGAAGTTTATTCAAGAACTAATACTTCTTATAAACCAATATGGATACCAGGACCTGAAAGTAAATCAAGAGTAGAAGAAACTCACAGAACAAAATGGGGTGAATGGTACTCAGATTATAAATCAGCATCTTCAGTAGAACGTATCGAAGCATTTATCAAACTAGGAAGAAAAGATCCAGTTGCTTATGCAGACGAAACAGGACCAGTAACATGGGAAGTAGCAAGAGATGCAGTTCAAAAAGTATTAACAGAACATAATAATTAAGATCATGAATGAAACGACAACAACCTTAAATGGTTATTCAGGAACAACAACAAGTAACCACTCGGGAATAACCACAGGCCTCTATACAGGTAACATAGGAATGGGAACCTGTAATCCCTCTGAAAGACTAACAGTATCGGGTAACCACTCTAATGGAATAGGAGCAATAGGTACAGCGGTAACACCGGGATTACAATTATCAGGAAATGCAACAATTATTTATTCAACAAATCAATTTCAAAATAACATGACACCAAAACAAGTAAACGTAGCAGTATTCACAATCACAAGAGATGAAGATACAAATGAAATCAATTCAACTAAATTCTTAAAAGAATTATGGATTGAACAAAAAAACGGAACATCAATTGATTTATTAGTTGCAAAACAATTAGGAAATGATTTTGATCCTGAACTTACTATTATTAAAACTCTTTCTATAGTAAATTTCTAGTAAAAAAGTTGGAGAAGTAAATTAAAGTTCGTATATTTAAGTATTATTAATAAAAGTAAATAAAAATGAAAAAAGTATTTTTAACATTAGCCTTAGTGGCTTTAGTGGCAGTAAGTTGTAACAAGGTGACTCCGTCATCAAAATTAACAACAGTAGATTCAACAGCAGTTCAAACTGATTCAGTATCAGTTGACACAGCTGCAGTAGATACTACAACTGTAAAATAAAACACCCCCCAGTAGATAGGTCCGCCAAGAAAGTCTTTAAACAACGTGGGAACTGCGGCTCTCCCAATGTGGCTGGAATGTTTTATAAAATACCAATGCTCGCTGTTAATTGATGATGGTGTTAAACGGATGAAAAAGGGTTTATAGTAATCTAGAGTACAAGCAAATCATCAATCAGAAACCCTGAAAGACCAAGGTTGGTAAAAAAAGAATAGGTTGGTGTCAACGGGAAAGTTCCTGCTAGGGTTAACATGGACGATAAGTCTGGATGAAGGTTCGAATCCTTCACCTATTCCAAATTTTAAGATTACCGTTCTTTGAATTTAAAAAAAACAAAACTATGGAACAAATTTTAGCATTTGTTTTAGGTGTTGGTGCAGTTGCCTTTGTATGGGCAGTTGTGGTAGCGTTTAAGACAACGAAAAAAGTAAAACAGATTGAATATTCAATCACAGGACATCGAGAATGGATTCAAAACAACGATGCAATGGTTAACAGAAGAATTGATCAAGAAATTGATCGAGTAGATCTAATCTACACAAATGTATTATCAACTATAGATTCTAGGTTAGATAAATTAGAAGCAAAGATTACAAAAGAAAAACAAGTACTAAAAGGATAAATTAACGCAAAGAACGGTATTCTTTTTAAACAATATACCTATTTATAGGAAAATACATATCAATGAAAAAATCACAACTAGTACAATTAATAAAAGAATCTTTAAATGAATCATCTAAAGATAGTATAGCTCAGAAAGAATTCAAAATGAATTACAGTCAACTGGGTGCAAAAGAAAAGGAATGGGTTGATGATGAAATCGATAACATCGAATACAAAAAGAAAAAGAAAGTTCTTAAAGAAGAAAAATCAGTAGATCAATTAATGACTGATTTAGGAGATGCAATTCTTGCAGACAACAATGCAGCAATGAAAATTGCTTTCAAGAATTTGAAAACAGGATTGATAGGAAGAATAAAAAATAAATTAGAAAAAAAATATACAAACGAGAACTACGAAGAAGTAGATGATAAGTATGATACAGGGGGATACGTTGAAGCAATGGGTCCTGAACTTGACAAACATATAAAAGCAATTGCAGGTATATTCCAGGAATGGGAGGAAGGTCCAGCAACTGAACCGGGAATGGTAGGATATGCTACGTACGATTTAATAGAGTACATCAAAAGAGCAATAAGAAGATAAAGCAAAAAAATAAATCAACCATTAGTTGGTTCGGAAAGGAAAAGTTCATATATTTATATATAGAAAGCAATTAAAATGAAAGCACAACAAAACATACATCAATTAAATCGCACAGCAGAAAGAGCACTGATATTATCAGCCAGTTCGTTATGGAGTGATATTATATTTGAAGGAAGTGTTATTGGCTTTACGTATAATAATCAACCGAAACAAGGTGGTACCGAGGTATGATATAGAGATATAACATATAAATTCTAATAAGAAGCTCGGATCAAATAAAAAGATTCGAGTTTTTTTTTACAAAAGAGTTGCTAGAAAGAATAAAAGTTCGTATATTTAGGTATAAGAAATAAGAATAAGAGTTCATTGACATATTGGATAAAATTTGGAAGGCGGCCGAATGGACGAGGAGCTTGTCTTGAAAACAAGTAGCGGGTAACACCGTTGTGGGTTCGATTCCCATGCCTTCCTCAATATTGCCCGTTCGTATAAAAGTAGTACACATGTCTTTGACACATGCGGAGAAGGAGCGTTACCTTCATGGGCAACAAATTAAATTTCTAGTAGCGAAGCTAGGTTACATGCCTCACTTGGACTGAGGAGTACGCAGGTTCGAATCCTGCCTATTAGACAATCGCCCTCTAGGCTTTAAAGTGAAGCACCTAGCTTTTAACTAGGGTAAGAAGGAGCATTACCTTCAGGGGGTACACGGATGAGATTGTTACTAATTCATAGAACTGCATGGTGTGAGCGTAGAATTAGATTTGCCTCGTTGGCGTAATGGGAGCGTATTTCTTTTACATGGAAATGGCAGTGGTTCGATTCCACTACGAGGTACTAAGTAAGTTAATATGCTGTGAAAGCTTCAATGAGCGCAAGTTGAAGTTAGGTGGGTTCGAGCCCCTCTACTGTAGTAATAGCCTAAGTCGGAGGCAGCCAAGTAGCAGATAACATATTATAGCCGATTTGGGTTGTGCACCTCGTCCGAGAAGCCCTAATAGTTCCTAATAGTTCGGTATGGAACAACTTACTTAAAATGGGGACAACAGGCAAGGTGCCGAGCAGCTCTGTAAAAGCTCACTGGGTAGGTTCGATTCCTACTGGCCCCACAAAGTCATGGCATCAAATCCCGGTAGGGGTGCTGACTTAAAATAAACAACGATGGTGAAAATGGAGTCCTGCAGGCTAACCAGAAGTAACAACGAGGGGATAATTGGGGATTAAGCTAATCTAGTGAAAGCGCTAGCCTGAAGAGTTAGAGAGATCGGAGCGTAACCGATAGTCCCCACAATATTGGTCTGAAGCTTAAGAGGTATACAGCGGAGGTTTGTTAAACCTAGGATAGCAGGTTCGAGTCCTGTCAGACCAGCAAAACTACTGAAATTGAATGACACGAGCTTCATACGTTCGAAAGGAGTCATGCAGTAGTTTAAAATGTTCGTATAGATGTGCTGTGGATACGCAGGGAACACATCGAGTGGGTTAATGATGGTAGTAGGTACACAACACTCCTTAATACTAGGATTGGAGCGAAGGGTTGATGCATACTGCAGGTAATTAACAAGACTGGTTCGATTCCAGTTACGGGCGCAATTTCTCCTATAGTAGAATGGTTAGCACACATCTCTGATAAGGATGAAATGGAAGTTCAATTCTTCCTAGGAGTACAAAAGTTACCACGCTTGTTCCGTCAGTGGTTGTAAAGTCGAATCAATAAACGGAACCCCAAATGGAGGTCTTGCCTTAGTAGACTAAAGATTCTAAACGACAACTTTAAATGGAAAGTAAATCAACTAGGAGTTGAGACCGCTTGCTAAGCGTATCGTGCCTTCGGGCATGGGGTTCGATACCTCTACTTTCCTCTTTAAAAACCTGGTCCCTGTCCTCATAAAGTGTTTAAGGAACACAGGAGTTGAATGTGCATTCGGGGCGGATAGTGGTGGGACACTGATAAATAAAATCTTAAGCACAAAGATAAGTTAACGGGTTCTTATCAACTACCGACTTGATCTAGGATCGAAAATATCTCATAAGTATTTTCAGACAAGAGCGTAACTTGTAGTCGGTACAAAGCTAAAGTGGTGAAATTGGTAAACACTCCCATCGAGAGATGGTGCGGATTTTGTAGGTTCGAGTCCTACCTTTAGTGTATATGGTGTTTCTAGCTTAATCGGTAAAGTGCTTCACTGTGAATGAAGAGAACAGGGTTCGAAACCCGGAAACACACGACGACGCCCAAAGGACGATCGACCTGGCCAGAGACTAGTTCTTGCAAACTCAATGCCTAAAGTTGAGCGGCCAATCTATGGGATTGGCTTTACATCCCTGTGGTGAAACGGTAAACACAACGAGTTTAAGCCTCGTAAGCTGCAGGTTCGACTCCTGTCAGGGATACAAATGGTCTTGTAGCATAAATGGAAATGCACTTGAATACGAATCAAGAGATTGTAGGCTCGAATCCTACCAGGACTTCAATTGCCCTATTAGTTAAACGGATATAACGAATCTCTTCTAAAGATTAATTCTAGGTTCGATTCCTGGATGGGGTACAAAAAAATCGTATTGGAAGAAAGTTTGATCAACTTTCGTAGGTTAAGCGATATCCTACAAATGCAGGTCACAGACAAGGTGTCGGTACGGTCTCCAAAACTGCTACGGGTAAGTTCGATTCTTACGGTCTGCGCAAAATAAATTGTTTCATTTAAAATTAAAATCATGAGTAAGTACCAAAGAACACTGGTAATTGATTCAAGCTTTATGGCAAGATCTATTATCTCTACCGAAAGAGCTTTCGTGATTTCGTATAAGGGTAATGCAGAAGTTATAGCTGAACATCCAGAAACATTCGGATTAGTAAATCCGGATTTAAAAATTAATAAACCTTCAATCATTAGGGTTTACAAATACGTAAAACAAGACATTCAAAAAGTTCCTCTAACAAGAGAGAACATTTATCGAAGAGATAATTACGAATGTGTTTATTGTGGATCAAGTTACTTGAAGTCACTAACACTTGACCATGTCATCCCACAATCAAAAGGTGGAGCAAATGCTTGGGATAATTTAGTAACAGCATGTAGAACTTGCAATTCAGAAAAAGCAGATTTAACTCTTGAGGAATATGGTAAAGACATAGTAGAACCAAAAAGACCTCATTATCTAATGCTTATGAAACAGTTAACATACATTCCAAAAGAATGGGAAACATTTTTATTTTTCTAGTAAAAAAAGTTGCTAGAAAGAAATAAAGTTCGTATCTTTAAGTATAAGAAAGAAACATCACCTACTACGTAACGCACGATCGACGACACGTACTGTCTGGCAGGTCAGGCTAGGTGATAAATGGGCAGGGTGGTCTTGGAGGCCGGTGGCATTGCAACAGCTACAGACAGAGTTCGATTCTCTGCTTGCCCTCATTGAAGGTTCGACCCTCTACCATCTTGTATTACACCTACAGATGGATATCGAGAGGGAGCTACCGATTGATAAGTGACCGCACATGCGGTAAATGCCCGAGTGGTGGAACGGTAGACACGCTAGTCTTAGGAACTAGATACTGAGGGTTCGAATCCCTCCTTGGGTACGATAGTAGGACCGGGTTACCGGATATGGGTTCCTTAATTGGACAGAAGGACTGGAGTCCTAGTCGCCTACAAAATAAAATTAGAGTTCGCTTATAGTAAAGCAGCAGGGGCTAACCTGCAGAAGGGATTCCAACACCCACTCTAATTTACTTGCTCTCGACGCACAAATGGTGGTGCACCGGATTTGTAACCCGGAATAGAGCCAGTTCGATCCTGGCCGAGAGCTCAATAAATGCGAATGTCGTATAACGGCTCATTACTCTTGACTTCCAATCAAGGAATGAGGGTTCGATTCCCTCCATTCGCTCAAAATGGCCCTATCGTCTATCGGTTAGGACACATGGTTTTCATCCATGAAAGTCGGGTTCGACTCCCGGTGGGGCTACAATTGGGGCTATAGTATAACGGCTATTACAATGGTTTTGCAAATCATAAATTGGAGTTCGATTCTCCATAGCTCCACAAAAGGTCTATTCGTTCAACGGCTAGGACACTACCCTGTCACGGTAGGGATGAGAGTTCGATTCTCTCATAGACCGCTATATCGCGAGTTGGTAGAAGATGGTATCTCGCTAGGCTCATAACCTAGAGGTCGGGGGTTCGAATCCCTCACTCGCTACTAATGTCCTTTTAGCTCAGCCCGGTTAGAGCAGCTCGCTCATAACGAGAAGGTCACAGGTTCGAATCCTGTATAGGACACAAAAATTTTATCCAATAAAAATAAAAGTTATGAGAAGAGAGCCTGATTTTAAAGACTTAAATTACCAATTGGGAATGTATGTTGGAGAACATATTACGTTTAAATATCTTCCAGTACTATCTACAGATGCACTAAGAACAAATACAATAGTACCAGTATCTGAAGAAGATGCTGAAAGACATAGAATTGTAGATGATACGCTATACAGTTGCAAAACAGACAGGCAAAAAAAGTTCGCAGTCTATAAAGCTCTAAACAATGAACTTGCTAGAAAATATCTCTCAGAAAAATTAGATTGCATAGTACCTAAAGTCTATCCAACAGATATGGATAAATTTAAAGAAGGACTAATGGATCAGTTATGGGATACAGATTTATCTCATTATCTTCCAGAAGATGACTTCTATCAAGTGGGACATGAAATGGGTTGGGCAGATCATATTATACTTACTTTAAAAATAAATGATTAAAAGTTTGGATATTAAAAATATTGTTCGTATATTAAATAAAAATAAAAGATCATAGTTATGAAAAATTCATTAGCAGCAAAAGGGTTATCAATGTCACAAGCACAATCAATCTCAAACTTGTGCAATCAACGTTCAAAAGATATTACAGCACAATTGGCTGATATCAATAACGTTTCAAAAGAATTAGTAATAGGTTCAGATACCTATACTGAGGTTAAAGGAAATCCAATTCCAGCAAACGTAGTTGAATTATTAACTGCTAAAGCAAGATTATCTGCCACTCAAGCATTCTTGATGGAGAACATCAAGGCTAAGGACGAATTGATTAACAAAATCAAATACGAAGGATTTCAGTACTCAGTAGAGGCTCCAGTTCGTCCACAAACAATCTCAGAAAACATTCCAACAGAAGTGGATGAGGATTTTGGTTGGGATACTTTAACAACAGCCGAATACAATGAATTTATAGAGGCAGAGGCTTATGCTTCACATATTGGACAATTTATCCACAAAGGAGGTAAATTGGATCGATTGAGAGCAGAACTTCCTACCATTAAAACTTTAGAGTTTATGGAAATTGAAGTAGGAAAGAAAACTCCACTTAAAATAACTATTCATCATACTGCAGCACAATTGCTTACAATCCATGAGGAGTTAGCAGCATTACACAGAGGGTATGAGCAAAAAGTGAATTACTTCAAATCTAAGATTAAAAATGCTACTACTTCTGAGAATGCTAAAATTCAGAAAGAGAGAGGAGAAATTCAAGCAAGAGTTAACCAACAAAACTCAGACCTAGCAAATGCTTATAAATTAGCATATGAGCAATGGACTGCAGAGCAACGTAAAGCTCAACACGAGTTTGAAGAAAAACGTCAAGCAAAAATTCAAGATGCTGTCAATTTAAAAATTGAAGTAGCAGAAAGATTTCAATCTGTAGTAGATGAATTTTTAAATCAATTAAAATAATTTGGTGCTAAGAAGGTAAGCACAAGCTGATCCTTCAGAGCTTTATGCTGGGATAGTAGGGTTTTAAATATAAACTATATGATATATTCAATATTCAACTACAGACATAAACACCTCCGGGTGTTTGTAAACTCGCTTCCCTACAAACTTAAACCAAAACTGAGATAGAACTCAACAGCTAGACAGGTTACATCCCGTAAAGGGTGATTGGCTAGCGACTCTAGACTTAGTTTTTGTCCTTGCCCTTGTGGTAGTGGAAGGTTTTTGACTTTGATTTTGCATTTGACATCGTCTATATGCTTTACATCCCAGCAACATTTTTTAAAAATAATTAACAAAAAGCTTGCTTACGCAGGCTTTTATTCGTATATTTAGGTATAAGAAAAAGAGATATGAAAATTACATTAGAAAAAGATCAAAGAATCTTCTTTACATCAGACACACATTACGCTCACTCAAACATCTGTAGTGCTACTACAAACTGGACTGAGTCTTCGAACTTGACAAGAGAATTCAATTCACTTGATCATATGAACCAAGTACTTGTTGATAACATCAACAACATGGTTGGTGAAGATGATATCTTAATTCATTTAGGAGATTTTAGCTTTGGAGGATTTGATAAGATACAAGAATTCAGAAGTAGAATCCTTTGTAAAAACATTCACTTGGTACTTGGAAATCATGATCACCACATTGAAAGAAACAAAGAAGGAGTTCAAAAACTATTCTCTTCAGTACAAAACTACTTGAGATTAGAAGTAAGAAAGCCAATTAATAAGGCATTAACAGACAAGCATATTTTCGTTTGTATGCACTATCCAATTGCGTCATGGCATGATATGAACCAAGGAGTAATTCACTTGCATGGCCACGTGCATTTACCTTCACACCTACGAATAGCAGAGGGTAAAGCAATGGATGTTGGAGTAGATGGAAATGGTTTAGAGCCTTTATCACTAGGAGAGATCCTTATGATTATGAAAGACCAACCAATTAGAAAATTAGAGTTACCAAAGGATCATCACGAAAAAAGAATCTAATATGAAAGAGTTATTTTTATTAAGAGGATTACCTGGATCAGGTAAATCAACATTTGCAAAGGCATTAACAGGTGTTTATACTATAGAAGCAGATAAGTACTTTATGGATGGAGATGAATATAAATTTGATCCGTCTAAACTAAAAGATGCACATGCTTGGTGTCAAAATACTACACGGGTTTGGATGACAACTGGTGTAAAAAGAATCACAATAGCAAACACATTTACTCAGGAATGGGAAATGCAACCATACTACGATTTAGCTAAAGAGTACGGATACAGAGTTTACTCTTTGATTGTAGAAAATAGACATGAAGGGGTAAATGAACATGGAGTACCAGAAGAAAAATTAGTACAAATGAAAAATAGATTCGAGATCAAGCTATGAGAGTAGTAGAAGAGTTTGATGTTCAAGGAAGAGTTATTAAACAAAAAATAGCAGGCCCTTACTATGATTCTATTTGGACTTACGAGTATCAAGGAGATACAGTCATTGAAAAAAGAAGTGATGCTGTTTGGACTAAAATTATAAATCATAAGGATAAGACATCTAAATTAGTTTATCCTGATAAAAAAGAATACAATATAACTTATAATACATAAGAAATGGAAAATAATAACAGTGTTTGCTTTATAGCAAAAATAAATGAAGTAAGAGCAATTGAAGGAGCAGATAACATCGAACTTGTAATCGCAGGTGGGTGGAATGCTATTACTAAAAAAGGTGAATTTAAAGTAGGTGATGAAACAATCATTGCAACTACTGATGCAGTTATACCAGAATCTCTTTCTGAGGAAATGGGAGTTGCTTCTTACCTAAGAAAAGGAGGTAGAGTAAGAACTGTTAAACTAAGAGGAGTTTATTCTGAATGTTTAATCATTCCAATGACTTACCTTAGGGGTAAAGCCACAATGGGGGATTGGGATTTAAAAGAAGGAAGTGACTGCATGGAACTATTAGGTATCACCAAATACGAACCACCAGTTAAACAAATTCAACTTGCTTCAGGTAGAAAAATCAAATGGAGAGACAATCAAAACTTCCATATCTATTACAAATTCCCAAACCTTAAAAACGTTGATGGAATGTTTACAGAAGAAGATACAGTAGAGATTTCTCGTAAAATTCATGGTACAAATGCTAGATACGGTATTGTAAAAAAGACTAAATTGTCATTCTGGGATAAAGTAAAAAAATTCTTTAGATTAGCTGATAAGTGGATTAACTACGAATACATTTACGGTTCACATAACTGTGAGAAAGGATCTGACTCTCAAGGATTTTATTCTGAAGATGTTTGGAAAACAATTGCTGAGAAGTATGATATTAAAGCTAAGCTTTGGAAATATGTTAAAGATACAGCTAATATTGTAGACATTGGAAGTGGTATAGTACTCTATGGAGAAATTTATGGAGCAGGTATTCAAAAGAACTATGACTATGGATTGGATGATATTAAATTTATAGGATTTGATACAACTATGAAAGGTGACTATAATTCACCAGCGGGTACTTACGGTGCATTTCATTCACTAGACTTACCTTATATTGAAGTACTTTATTTTGGACTTTGGAATCAAGAAGTACAGGATAAGTTTGTATTTAACAACTTCATTGAAGGAACAAAAGTACCACATGAAGGAATTGTAATCAAACACAGTTCAGGAGATAGAAAAAAAGTAGCAAAGGTAATCAATCCAGACTATTTGATCTACGGAGAGAAGAATGATGTAGGAGATTCACATTAAAATAATTGTTAAAAGGCTTGTTTATATGAGCCTTTTTTCTTATCTTTAAGTATTAAAATAAAGGTTATGAGAGGAAGAAGAGTTTATTGTGAAGATATATCTCCGGTTCTAAAATCAATTAGAACGTCTAAGAAACACGGAAAGACAGTAGAAATCAACGGTCTACAGTACGAACATATAGGAGATGATATGTTGTATTGTTTAAAGACTTCAACCATTAAAAAGTTGGAGAATTAGAATAAAGTTCGTATATTTAGGTATTAGAAATTTAAAACAAAAAAGGTTATGGAAATAGTTTGGCATTGGAATTTTTTAGAAACACTAGGAGCTATAGTTTTGGTAATTATTGCTGCATGGGTAATACTACCCATAGTGGGTGTAATTTTCGTAAATGGAAAATTTAAAGGTTGGTGGTAAAATTTAAAAAGAAATAAGATGAAACAAGTAAAAACATTTGCAATCACATTTGTAGCAGCATTAGTATTAATGATCGTAGTAGTAAATTTAAGATAACATGGAAGACTTTTTCGAAGATTTAAAAAACAGACCAAGACCAAACTTATTCAGAAGAATATACCTTTGGTGGGCACATGATGGAAAGTATTATCACAAATACTTCAAACAAGGAGTAAAGAATCTATGGTACTGGTTTCCAATCATCTGGAAGGATAGAGATTGGGATGGTCATTACATCTTTGAGATACTACAGCACAAATTGGAAGCACAAGCCAATTACATTGGAAGAAGAGATCTTCACACAAGAGCACAGCTTGATGCTAAAAGAATGAGACTTTGCATCTCTTTAATTAAGAAAGTGCAAGAGGAAGACTACACAATGGAGTATATGGACTACCATAAGGACAGAGTTTGGTTTACAGATGTTGAAGACAGACCAGGAAATTCTCTATATAATTCAGAAGAAGTATGGGAAAAGTATGATGAATATTTTGCTAAATATCCTTTAGTTTATAAAAGAGTAATGAAAGGAGATGGAGTATTTACTTTAGATGGTAGAAATGAATCTGATATAAAAAGAGTCATTGCAATGAATATTGCTCACCTTAATCACGACAGAGCAAGAAAATTGTTATTTAAAATAATGGAAGAGAACATCGAGGGTTGGTGGGACTAAAAACAAAAGAAATGAAAAAGAAAATATACTTAGATGATGTAAGAACACCTAAAGATTCATCTTGGACCGTAGTAAGAAACTACGAGCAATTTGTTGACACAGTTACTTACATTGGATTGGAAAACATAGATGTAATCTCCCTAGATCACGATTTAGGAGATACAGCAATGGCTGAATGGCATAAAAATGTTTACCATAATTACGAATTAAATTATGATAATATTACAGAGAAGACTGGAATGGATTGCACTAAATGGTTGGTCAATCAATGGTTGGATGGAGCTCCTATTGTGGATGTTGTAATACATTCTGCAAATGCAGTTGGTAGTGGAAACATGATGGGATACATAAATAACTACAGACATATTCACAGATTACCTCAGAATTGTGTAAGAGTACAAATAGAACATACAGTATAATGAATAAGGTAAAAGCATTCTTTGATGCAACAGGAGCATTCTTTCTTTGGTGTTGGAAATATCCAACAACTCCAATTGAAAATTTTCAAGATGCAAGATTTAGATATCAAGCACAAACTGATCCTGAACTTAAAGAAACATTTGATGAACTTGAAAAATTAATAAGAGAACATGACACTAAAGGAGAAGTTTAAACAATGGTTAGATACTGACCCAAGACTTCAAATAAGAGAAGTACAACTTGAAGTAATAGCAGAAGAATTTGCTATTGGGTTTGCAGATTGGATCTCAGAACAACCAGAAGTAAAGATTATAAAAAAATCAGGATTAGATAATTGTTATATAAAAATGACTTCAAAAGAACTATTAAAAATTTACAAAGAAGAAAAAGGATTATGATAGGAGGAGCACAACCAAAAGTATTATTAAAGCTAAATGATAGTAATGAACTATTATTAGATGAAATGTTTGTACAAATTTATGGAAAAGAAGAAGATCATAAATACAAACTAGTTCGAGAAAGAGATGGTCTAACAAAAACATCTATGGATGTAAAATGGTTAGAGTTTGGAGAAGACGGAAGATATAAAGCAGACCTTCCAGAAATAGCAGTTGGAAGAAGTTTAATTATGTCTCCTTTTAATCATTCATTTACCTGGCAAACAACATCAGTAACAGAGATTGTAGAGCAGAGAGACGGTTATATTAAATTTAAAACAGAAAACAGTAACTACGAATTATTTAAACTTTAGATTATGATTTGGATTTTATTACTTTACGTTTTACCATTAGTACTTAGTATACTAGGAGCATATCTTATGGTAAAAAGAGATGGAGGATCAGTAACGGAGTTTTTAGAACCACTTCCTTTCCTCTTTATTCCATTAATTAATATACTATTCATAGTAGCTGGAATATATTTTTCAATAGAAAAGTGGATGAAAAATGATGAGTCAGTACAAAACTTTTTAAATAAAAAGCTATAATGAAACAATACAAACTAATAAAAGAAAGATTAAATTTAAAATAAAATGAAACTAAGTAAATTACTAAAACAATGGATGTTAGAAGGATTAGTTTCTACTGATAAATTAGAAACTGAGTATTTTGAATTAAACGAATTAAACATAGACTCTTTAAATAGCTATGAATACGAAGAAATTAAACTTCCAATTTATACCAAATCCTACAAATTTAATGATAGATGCGGTAACGAACTAGTAGTAGTTTACACAAAAGGCATTGATGAGTTTAAAAGTGGGTATAGAGTTAAAGGAGTTGATAGTTTAGTTTTTGATCCTACAAAATTTTTAAATATAGAGGATGGAGTTAAACCCTGTCCTGATGATAAAAGGATCAATACTGTATATAAAATTCTATTGGAAGAAATAGTACCTGAGTATCTATTAAAGAAGAAACCTAGTAAAATTTATTTTAATCCAATTTCAGCTTCAAGAGATAAACTAACAGGTATTCTTATAAGTAAGATAATTAAAGTTCACCCTCAATTAATAACAAGTAACAATTACTTAGTAAATAAATAAAATGAAAACACGCATCACGATTCTGTCCGATACACATACAAGACATGGATTGATCCCTCTTACAGATCTACCTGGAGGCGACATTCTTATCCATGCAGGAGACATAATGAACTCAGGATACAACAAAAATGATATCTGGGATTTCTGTCATTGGTTTCAATCACTAAAGCAATATGAAGATAAAGTATTCATAGCAGGTAACCATGATCGCATGTTTCAAAATCATCCTGAGGATGTGAAAGAATGGGTAGACAAGTTTGGAGATATAATCTATCTTCAAGATGACGACTTCGTTATCTACGGTGATGGACCAGAAGGAAATTCTCCTCAAGACAACATTCGTATTTACGGTTCACCTTGGCAACCAGAATTTTATTCTTGGGCATTCAATTTACCAAAAAATGGAATTGAGATAGCAGCAAAGTGGGAAGGTATTCCTTCAAACACAGACATCTTAGTTACACATGGTCCAGCATTTGGAACCTTAGATACAGTAGTAGGAAGACCTTGGGATGGATTAGGATGCGAGTTATTAGCTCAAAGAATTGAAGTTATTAAACCAAAAATCCACATCTGTGGCCACATTCATTCAGGATATGGTTATGAGTTTAAAGATGGTACACACTTCTTCAATGCATCAGTATTGGATGAGGCTTACGAGTACACTCAAAAGCCAATAACCTTTGATTGGGATAAGGAAAAAAATACAGTAACATTTATTTAAGAAAAGTTGGCTCTTCGGAGCCTTTTTCTTATCTTTAAGTATAATTAAAAAGGTTATGGAAGATCAAGGTACATTATTAGAACAAGCATCATTTATATTCTCACAAGATGCTAATTGTCTATCAGACAGGGATGAGTATGAATCTTTAGAGATAGAAGCACGTTCAAGTATAGGAATTGATAGAGACGAGGATTGTTTCTTTATACTAAAAACAGACAAATGGTCAGTAGGTTCAATAGAGGAACTAGAAACATTATTTGATAGAATAAGACAAGTAGTAATTAAAAAATAAAGGTTATGTTTAAAAGATTTTTCAAGTACACACCAACATCACAGGAGCAACAATTCATAGATATTGTTAACAAGTTATTAGTACATCCTAAAACATCCTTAAGGATGACACCTCTAACAGATAAGTATTTTCTTATCAATGAACAGAAGCATTACTATATCTTACTTCAGAACACAGGTATTCAATTAACAAATTCAAAATTCTCATTTTGTAAGTCTTTGCATCCAAAAGCATATGATATGGTTATAGAAAATATCCATACACATATTGAAGCAAACAGACAAGCACTAGAGGATAAGTTATTTAGAAACGAAACAAATATGCTGGAGACAGTATTAAATAATTTATAATGGAACTAAACCGTCATATAACACTATTTCTCCTTAAGAATGGATTTTTAAAAAAAACAGAAGGTGGTATCTATACTAACCCAAAATGTACTGTTACAGTTTTAGACGACTGTTATAAAATTAATTATGATCATCCAGAACATGGAGAAGTTTCAACATACACAGACTCTTGGTCAATCCCTCATTTAGTAGGAGTATTAACTTGGCACGATTTAATAGATAAAAATTATAATAAATGAAACAATTCTTAGCATCAACCATTGTAAATGGTAATGAAATTAAATTAGTAAAAGAAAACAATGGATACTTTATCTATTGGGGAGAAGAAGGTAGAGCTAAGGCAAAACAAGAACTACTAACACCAAAAGGAAGAAAACCTTCACAAAACTCAGCACATAAGAAATTCTTAGAGGCAGTAGAGTCAACACGATATTTAAAATTTAGTAAACTATAATGGCAGCACTAACAGACAACAAGTACGACGTATACAATTGGATTAAAAAAGTAATTGATTCTTGTACAACATATTTCCACTTCATTAGAGCATACAACCTTATAAATAACTTTAACGACAGATACCAGGATTGGGAGATGTCAGGAAGCTTACGAAACTATTTACATGATAAACAATTTAGATAAAATGGGAGGATTATTTGATATGATGGATGATGCCATCGTACAGGAATTAGGAGTTGATCTTTATACTTACATTAAAATAATAGATCATAAATGTACTGAAGAAGAAGCAAACTTTATTATTCTGACTATAATGGAAGAAGATGTTGATAATCTAGAAAAAGCAAAAGAAATGTTTAATAAGTATTTAGATGAATAAACTAGATAAACAATACACAGACCTTCTTCAAGACATTCTTGACAACGGAGTAAAGAAACAAGACAGAACAGGTACAGGAACAATCTCAGTATTCGGAAGACAAATACGTCACGATATGAAAGATGGTTTTCCACTTCTGACTACCAAAAAGATGCCATTCAAAACAATAGTAACAGAACTACTTTGGTTCTTACGAGGTGATACAAATATCAAATGGTTAATTGAAAATGATTGCCATATTTGGACAGGAGATGCTAAAAAGAGATATGATGAAAGTTATTCAGAGTACTGGACAGCAGGAAACAATTCACCAAAGTTTGTTAATATCTCTACTAAGGAATTTGAAAAACGAATTATAAATAGTGATGAGTTTGCTAGGAAGTGGGGTGATTTAGGTCCAATTTATGGTAAGCAATGGAGAAGTTGGGAAAATATTCAAACACAAGACTATACAATGTCAAGTGGATTAAATTCAGTCCGTAATGTAAAAACTCAAATAGACCAAATCCAAAATCTAATCAACAACCTTAAAACAAATCCAGACTCAAGACGATTAATGGTTAATGCTTGGAATGTTGGAGAATTAGACCAAATGGTTCTTCCACCTTGTCATTATGGATTTCAAGTTTATACAAGAGAGTTGAGTAGAGAGGAGCGATACAACTTAACGCCTTCCACAACAGGACACTCAGAAAAAAATATAGAGACTAGAAAGAAAATAAATAATTGTAAAGGTAATATTCCTGGAGTATCGTATCACGAGGAATGGTTGGACAGTTTTAATATTCCAACCAGAGCAATCTCTTTAATGTGGAATCAACGTTCAGTAGATACATTCTTAGGTTTACCATTCAACATTGCTTCTTATGGATTGTTATTAGAGATACTAGCAAAAGAAGTTAATATGGTTCCTGATGAGTTGATTGGAAATCTTGGAGATGTTCATTTGTATTCAAATCATATTGAACAAGCAAAAGAGCAAATTGGAAGAGATTTAAAATTCCCAGAAAGGGCAGAAATGTTAAAAGATAAAATGGGTGAGGAGCAATACAATAAAGTAGTTGATGAATTAATGCCATTTGGTGGAGGTATGAGTGAGTATTTTGAAACTTATAACATTCCATACAGTACTAGTAAACCTTTTCCATTACCGACACTAAAATTTAATCCTTGTCCTATAACAGGAATTGATATGGAGTATCAAAGCATAGCTCAATTTGAAATAGAGAACTATCAATCACATCCAGCAATTAAAGCACCTCTTTCAAATTAATATCTATTTATTAGAAAATACTTAAATGGCAACATATACAGCAGCACAAATGTATGGAACAGGATCTCAGGGTGAAACAATCACAGGAGCTACTTTATTTACATTTATCAATCCAGGACCTTCCTCATACTTTACATTTGAAACAATTCCAAATAGAACTGGAAGCTTTGTAGGTAAGCCAACATGTGCACAAGGGGCTTGGTTACCATCAACTCCGTACATGGGAGTTATTTCATCATCATATGTAGCATCAGCAGTAGTACAGCCAGGAACATCTTCAGTCTATTTTAATCCTTCCTCATCAGTTGCAGGAACTGATTACAATTTTAGAGGTACAGGAACTTTTACGATGACCACTTTTAATCCTTCTGGATCTTTATTTGCAGCAGGAGAAAAAGGAGTTTGGTTTGATGCAGGAGATTTATCAACACTATTTCAAGATGTAGCAGGAACTATTCCTGTAACAGCAGTAGGTCAATTTGTAGGTAAGTGGTTAGATAAATCAGGTAATGGAAAACATGCTGTAGCATCAGCAAATGATACTACTCGACCAAAATATCAAATAGATGATGAAGGAAATCCAAACGTAACCTTCACTAGAGCAGCAACCACTCAACTGGTTACTCCTTCAATTGACTTTACAGGAACAGCTCAAATGACAGTTTGTGCAGGATTACACGTATTAGAATCAGGTTCTGCAGGAGTCGCACTTGAACTAGGAACATCTGTTGCTACAGTCAATGGAACTTTTTCAATTGGTGCTCCAAGTTCAACAGCAGACCATAGTATAAATTTAAGAGGAACCTCGACAGTAAATGCAAGAGTAGCCAATGTAGTAGACGGTGATGACATCATTACTGGCTTATTTGATCTATCTCAAGCTACAAGAGTTCTTCAAGTTATTCCTCGCTTGAATTATATACAAATCCCAGATGCTCAAATTACATGGACAGGTACTACAGCAGGTGGAGGAAATTTTAGTAACTTACCTTTGTACATAGGTTCAGAAGGTGCATCAAAAACACTTCCGTTTGGAGGAAAAATATATCAAATTATAGTTAGAGGAGTCTTATCAACAGCAACTCAGGTCTACCAAATAGAAACATTTACAGATTCTAAATTAGATTAAAAATATTATTAAAAATAATTAAAGAAAAGCTTGCTTCGGTAAGCTTTTTTTCGTATATTATAATATCAAATAAGAGTTATGAAAGCACAAAAGCTAAAAGTAAGAAAGATAATAAGAGAATACAAAGCAGCTACCACAAAAGAAATTTGGGAAGGAGTAAGAGACAATTTTACTTTTGGATTCATAGGAGCAACTCTAGTAGTCTTCATAGCTACAAGAGCCGATATGGCAGTACTATTAGGATATCTAATATACTATAACTTTATGGGCACAATTGTTAACAGACCAAAATACGTAACAGACCTAGGAAAGCTAATAGTATTCCCAATACCTTCAGCACTTGGAGCATTTGCAGGATATAAACTATCATACATCTTACTACAGTACATATGAATTTTATAACAGGACTACTGTACGGTATATTAGCACAAATATTTACATTCATACAATTGCAAGGACAGTTTAGATGGGAATGGGCTAAGTCTCATCCATTTATGATGTCACTTATGGGTATACCTTTATCTCTCCTATACTTAGGATCAGTCAAACATATGGTAGCACATTTTGATGGACAGCTTTGGCCATCACGTCTTCTAGGCTTTGCAATAGGGGCAATAGTTTTTACAGCAATGTCTTGGATGTGGTTCAAAGAACCAATGACTTTAAAAACTTTAATCTGCCTGGGGTTAGCACTTTGTATAATGGGCATACAATTATTTTGGAAATGAAAAACTTAGAAACATGTCATCACTGCGGTGAAGAAAAAGAGGATTGTTATCACGGATTTATAGCAATGTGTCTTCCAATTCCTGAAGCAGAAGCTAAGATTGAGAAGTGGGGAAGAAAAGATTGGTGGAAGAATCTAGAAAGAATAGATCTTACTCAGGATGAAATGTTAGAACTTGATAACCTTTCTTACTACGATCAACTGTTAAATACAGTTGGAAAAGGAGTTCAGTGCAATGACTGCGGAAAGAAAGAAGCAGAGCTATATAAAAAATATTATCCAGAAAATTTGGAATCTTAAAATAAATTTCGTATATTAATGCTATGAGACAATTAAATAATCACATCAAAGAAGTTATGGAAATAACTCCTACTAAGAAATCAACTGCACCTAAGAAGGTAAAAGTGAAAACAGACTACACTAAATCCATTGTTTGGATTAGTGCAGGAGCAATCACAGTATTGCTATGGACAATAATTTACAACTTAATATTTTAATATGAAATTTCAATCAACAAAAGTATTTGATGGATACTCTACAGTATTTCGTCAATGGAGAGCAGAAGGTACTCATTGTAGTTTTCTTCACGGTTATGGCATTTCTTTCAAAATTATATTTGAAGGAGACCTAGACGAAAGAAACTGGGTGTGGGACTTTGGAGGAATGAAAAGAGCTAAGAACACTATTGATGGTATGGCTCCTAAAGCATGGATGGACTATATGTTCGATCATACATATATCATTGCATTAGATGATCCTTTTCTATATAAAGCACATGCAATGCACGACGAAGGTATAGCTCAAGTCCGGGTAGTTCCAGCTACAGGAGCAGAACAATTTGCAAAATTTATTTATGATAAAGTATCTGAGTTTATTAAAATTGAGACAAATAATAGAGTAAGAGTAGAGAGTGTAGAATTTAAAGAACATAGTAAAAACTCAGCAATATATGGAGAGTAAATTGAAAAGAATAGAAGATTATAACAAAACACTTCCCATTGTAGAGCTTTATACAGCAGTGCAATCAGAAGGAAGTAGAGCAGGCTATCCAACGGTAGTAATCAGAACAACAGGCTGTACTCACAGATGTTGGTTTGGTGATGGTGGATGGTGCGACAGTTGGTACACCAGTATTCATCCTGAAAAAGGACATATTAGTTTCCAAGACATCATAAACATGTATGATGCAAATCCTCACATCACAGAGATGATGTTAACAGGAGGATCACCTACAATGCATCCAGCATTAGTAAACGAATTAACACATTTTGCACATGAAAGAAATATTTTCATTACGATTGAGACCGAAGGAAGTCATTTTCTTGAAACGGATTACCCAATTAATCTATTATCAATCTCCCCTAAGTTTTCTAACTCTGTCCCTAAGGTTGGTATTCTTACACCTCAAGGAGATGTGGTTGACGATAAAATGGTTAAGCAACACAACAAATTAAGACTTAACTTTGATGCAATGTCTAAATCAATTTCATATCATTCTGACTATCATTTAAAGCCAGTATGGGATGGAGAGGATCAAGAAGCATTGAAAGAGATATTAGGATTAATAAAAGTTCTAGATATACCTCAGGACAAAGTCTGGTTCATGCCAGCAGGAGATTCAAGAGAGGCTTTATTCAAATCATATCCAAAAATGTTTGATTGGGTGAGAGATAATGGTTATAGATTAACCTGGAGACCTCACATCATTGCATTTGAAGACCAAAGAGAAGTATAACATGAGACCAGCAACTACAGTAGAAACATTGTACACTCTTCATACACTATGGAGAAAGGGACAGATACAAACAGCACAGGTAAAGCATTTAATTAAAACTAGCTGCTTCCTAGAACTAACAAGCATAACAAACGGAGGCATCACAGCCGAATCCATAGACGGTAAAACTAAATATTCAATTAAATAAACAAAAATGACGTTACAGGAACTAATTACTTTAGCAGGAGATAGAGATCTATCAAAATCATATCCAAAAGCAGATGGCCTTTACATCTGGGATTATAAATTACAATTCAATCAGGACTTTGAATTAGACTTAGTACTAATACCAAGCGATTCAGGAAAGACAGGATTCAAAGACAAAGTGTCAATTCAGGAGTTGGTAACCTATACATTAGGTGAACACAGTCAGGAACTCTCATCAGAACAAATATTATCGGAATTACAAATTGTAGGTGTTGAAGGTATAACAGTAGCAAAAGTATAACATGAAAAAGTTTTTATTATTACTTTTACTTCCGCTAATAGGCTTTGGACAACTAAGAGATAGCATTTACGTAAAGACAGACATCTACGAAGTAATGTACTCTGAAACATTGGAACAACCATTATGGGTAAAGTATACAGTGGCTTGTACCGGAGCAGGAGCATCTAGAAAAGGAATGGACTTTTATACAGATAAAACAATCCATACCTCAGATGCAAAAGATTATGCATTCAATGTTTACGATAAAGGACATTGTGCACCTGCAGCAGATTTTAATTGTACTAGAGAGATGTTATTTAAAACATTCTCATATTTGAACTGCACCCTTCAGAACGAAAGATTAAACAGAGTGCATTGGAGATTGTTGGAAGATTATGAAAGATTACTAGCATATACCGAAGGACCAGTCAATGTTGAAATAAAAATAGTATTTGACAAAAGTCCCAAGAGAGTACCTGCAGGTGCAGCTATCCCTACCGCTTTCTATAAAATTATTAAAACAAAGAATAAGTCACTTAAGTTTTTCTTTAAGAATGAACAACCAACCAAGCCGACGTTTGTCGACTATCAAATCAAATAGTTATGGCATTAAAAATAGGAAATAAGATATTCATAAGCTGGGATGATATGAACATCCTAGTTGATGAACTCTGCAGTACGATTTCAAAATCAGGAGCAGAAATTAAATCAATTACAGGAATTGAAAGAGGAGGATTAATACCAGCGGTAATGATCTCACATAAGCTAAACATTCCTTATGTAACGAAAATCAATAAGTATACTCTTGTTGTAGATGATATTTGTGATACCGGAGAGACGTTAAAAAAGACTGTAGCAGGTTTTACAGCAACACTTCATTATAAGAAGACAGCAATCTTTACACCGGACTTCTATTCAAAAGAAGTAGGAACAGAGTGGATTGTTTACCCTTGGGAAAGAAATGACTCAGAAACTATTCAAGATTATTTGAAAAAATAGTTGTAGGATAGAATAAAAAATGTTATATTAAATAAAACGGAGTCGTAGAACCTCCATAAAAACAATCTTATATGTCAAATAAAAAATTTATCGACGGTACAGAATTAGTACAAGCCGGATTCGCTAATGGTATTTCATCTCAATTAGCTAAAAAACAATTAACAGATGGTCCAGAGGCAAGACTAACTGAAGTAGAAAAGCAACACATAATCGAAGATGCAGCAGAAGCATTTGGTAACTTCTTAACAGCTTTAGGTACTGATTGGAAGAATGATCCAAATTCATCTGATACTCCAAAGAGAGTTGCAAAGGCTTATGTAAATGATCTATGGGCAGGAAGGTATGCACCACTTACTCAAATCACAGCATTTCCTTCAGATGGATATGATGGAATAGTTCAAGAGAGTAACATACCAGTTACTTCAATGTGTTCACATCACCACCAAACAATCTCCGGAGAGGTAAGCATAGCTTATATTCCCTCTAAAGATGGAAAGGTAGTTGGGCTTTCAAAACTAAATAGAATTGTAGAGCAGTTTGCTAGACGTGGAGCAATCCAAGAACAGTTAACAGTTGCAATTCATAATGCAGTAGATAAAATCTGTGAAGGGAATCTAGGAGTAGCAGTAGCAATCTCAGCAACACATAACTGCGTATCATGTAGAGGAATTAAACATCAAGGAGCTTCAATGCAAACAGCAAAGCTAACAGGATGTTTCTTAGAAGAAGATTCAGCAAGAGCAGAATTCTATTCAAATATTAAACTCGGAAAAAATAACTAAAATCAAACAAAATGGATTATTGGCAAGTAACAGTGCAATTGGAGCACGAAAACGACAGAGGTCGTATTCAGAAAGTAAGAGAACTTTATTTAGTAGATGCAATTTCAGCAACAGAAGCTGAAGCTAAAATCTATGTAGAGTTCGAAGGAGAGTCTAACTTCACAGTAGTAGGAGTTAATCAATCTAAAATATTAAAAGTATTGGAATAAAAAGTTGGACCTTCGGGTCCAATTTCTTATATTAATAAAAAAGTAAAAAGTTATGATAACAGATCCAAAAGTACCTTTTATTGATGAGGTAGAAGAGTTTAATGCCGTAATGGGCAAACCTAACAACTATGAACCAACTATCCCCGAAAGAAAAGAATGGGAGTTTGTATACAATTTCATCCTTGAGGAATTGGAAGAATATAGAGAAGCTTGCGAAAGAGGAGACATCGTTGAGGTTTTGGATGCTTTGTGCGATATTGCTTATGTTTCCCTTGGGAACGGTACTATGTTACATGGCCTTAAGGATAAGATATGGCCAGCATATCAAGAAGTACAGGCATCAAATATGTCTAAAGCTTGCAAAACAGAAGACGAAGCTTTACAGACTGTCATTAAGAGAGCGCTCGAACAGAATGAAGCATGTCATCATGAAAAAGTTGGAGACTATTATATCGTCTATAGAACAAGAGATAGAAAAGTAATGAAGAACGTTAACTATTTCCGTCCGGACTTAAAACAATTCTTTACAGATAAAGAACTTCAGAAGTCATATTTAAAACAACTAACAGGAGAGTAGTATGCAAAAAGCATTAGACCATTTAGAGAAGCATAAAGTCTTTATTGAGACTTTAGGAACAGATATGATACCTTTATCGGAAGCTTACAAGGCAGTGGAGTTATCAATCGATGAACAATTACAGGACACTTTATCTTTACTACAGGAACAACTCGGAGGATTGACAGAAGAACTAGAAATACCAGAAGAAAATGATTAAGATAGCTCACGAATCACCAAAAAGCATATTCAAACAGGTACAGAGTGTAACTGACTATGACTATGCACTTGTACATTTATTTGAAGAAGATCCTGAATACCTACAGCAATTTCAAGAGGCAAAGGAAAAAGGAAGAGAGATTATTCTAGATAATTCTATCTTTGAATTAGAAGAAGCTTTTGATGCAGAGAAGTTTGCAGGATGGGTATTAGAGTTACAACCAGATTGGTATATAGTTCCTGATGCTTTAGAGGATGCAAAGAAGACTTGCTCACAAATGGCAAATTGGATAAACAAATATAAAAATCTTCCAGGAAAGAAGATAGGAGTTGTTCAAGGAACAACCTATCAGCAGATTAAATCTTGTTACGAATACATGGATAAGATTGCTGAAGTTGATATGATTGCAATTTCATTTGACTATTCTTACTATGTTAAATCAGTTCCGCATCCAAACAAATATGTTTCCTGGATGATGGGTAGAGTAAAACTATTAGGAGATTTATTAAAGGATGGAATAATAAATGAGAATAAGAAGCATCACTTATTAGGATGCGGATTACCTCAAGAGTTTGCTTTCTATTCAGATTATAAATGGATATACTCTTTAGATACTTCCAATCCAGTTGTTCACGGAATAAAAGGAATTGAATACAGAGAAGACGGACTATGGTCAAAAGAATCTCAGAAGTTATTTGAATTAATAAATCATCAGGTAGAAGATATTAATCCAATACTATATAATATCAATAAGTTCAAATGGTTTACAAATGGAAGCAAAGTATAAAGTAGGACAAAAAGTTGATATTAATCGTGATAATGAAATACTAGAAGTACAGATATTCGGACATTTTAAAATGAGAGAAAGAGTACTTTACAGTGTTAGATCAGAAGGAAAGTTTCACGTAATAGAAGAATCAGAAATATTAGAAAGAGTAAATGATTAGACCTTGGATAGCATTTTTTAGTCAAACAGGATCAGAGATCGTAGAAGTATCAAAGCTTCTAGGAAGATGGCCTGATATGATAGTAACAAACGAAAGACCAGAACATCTTAGAAAGATTCATCCGGCTTTAGAGAACAAGCATTTAATCTTCGTAGATAATAAACCTTCAGAAGAAGAATTAGGACTAATATTAGGTCACTATAAAGAACCTTTAGTAACTCTTCATGGATGGTTAAGAGTTATGCCTCCGGATATCTGTAATAGGTTTGAAATCTATAATGGACATCCAGGACTTATAACTGAACATCCAGAACTAAAAGGAAAAGATCCACAACAAAAAGCTTTTGACTTAGGATTAGAATCTTCCGGATGTGTTATTCATAGAGTAACAGAAGGAGTTGATGAAGGAGAGATACTTCGAAGTAGAAAAGTTTCTATAAAAGGGTTGGAAATAGGAGAATTATTTCATATCTTACATAGTATATCAGTAAGTCTTTGGGTAGACTTCTTAAAAAATTAGTTATGAAAAGAATAGCATTAGTAGGAGCATCATCAGTAGGTAAGACTACGGTATATGAATTACTTAAAAGTAAATTACCTGAGTATGATTTCATAAATGAATCAACAAGAACGGTTGGTAAATTTGGATTTCCTATTAATGAAGCAGGAACTTCTGAAACACAGCTTGCTATTTCTTCTTTCCATTTAGAAGCTCTATTAGCTCCTAAGGATGTAATCTTAGATAGATGTTATTTGGATTTGGTAGTATACTCTACTTATATGGATAAGTTATCTACTAGCGCATATGATTACATATTAGATACTTGGGTAAGAGTTAGGCATCAGTATACACATTTTATTTACTTCCCTATCGAATTTGCATCAGTAGACGATGGAGTAAGAAGTGTAAACGAAGAATGGAGAGAGGCAATTGATAAGCAGTTTGAAATTAACTTAAAAGCAATTAAATTTGCTGGAGGAGATTATTTAACAGTAACAGGAAGTCCTAATCAAAGAGTTGAACAAATATTAAACTACATAAAATAATATGACACAAGAATTAAATCAAGCAGAAGTTGTAAAGATTGCAGGAAAGCATCTAGGACAAGTAGGTGGAGCAGGTTATAGCGATACTTATGATCCAAGCCTATTGGTAGAAATTCCACGTTACTTGAATAGAGAAGCGTATGGAATTGATGATAACAGTTTACCATTCGTGGGAGGAGATGTATGGAATGCATACGAAGTATCTGCAATTACTACAAAAGGACTTCCAGTTGTTGGAATGTTAAAGATTTGGTATCCAGCAGATTCAAAACTTCACGTAGAGTCTAAATCAATTAAATTGTATTTGAATTCATTCAATATGACTCAATTGGGAGAAACAGATCATGAATGTATCAAGTTACTAAAACAAAGAGTAAAGAAAGACTTATCTGACTTACTACAAACAAAAGTACAGGTAGAGATGTTTACCTCAGAGCATTCTCCAAGCTATGCCTTCAAAGGATATGCACCACTAGATGCTTTAGTAGATCTAAATGCAATTGAATTTACTTCTTACCATTCAGACGCTACACAATTGGAAACAGAAGAAGTAGATGAGGATGTTGAAATAGGAGAAATAAAAGTACAATCAAATCTTTTAAGATCAAATTGTAGAGTAACAAATCAACCAGACTGGGGTGATGTATTTATTCACATCAAGCCTAAAGCAGGAGTTGTTCCTAATCTACAATCACTAGCAAAATATATTGTAAGTCATAGACAAGTAAGTCACTTCCATGAAGAGATTTGTGAAATGATCTACATGCACTTAAAAGAAGCTTACAATCCAGAAGAATTAATGGTAGCTTGTCTTTACACTCGTAGAGGAGGATTAGATATTAATCCAATTAGAGCTTCACATAAGAAACTAATACCAGGATTCTTTACAGACATTACTTGTAGAATGGCTAAAACATTACGTCAATAATGTCAGAAGGTAGGCAGATAACTGAAATGCGATTCAGAGTAATTGCAAAAAGAGAAGCTCCAGGAGATAGATGGAGACTAGTAGATGATAATCATAAACCTTCTGGAGAGATCATAGAAGGTTTAGTTGAGACTTTGTCAGCTTACATGAAAAAAACCGGACACAAAGAAGGTTATCGATTGGAGCCTTTGAGAGGAACTTTGATGGCAATAGAGTGGGCAGAGCCAGAAGCAGTAATACCACCACCTCCAAAAACTTATGATCTTTACGGGGAATTTTAATACAAAAGAGTTGTTTAATCGCAACTCTTTTCTTATCTTTATAGTATATAAAATCAGTTATGCAAATAGAAAAAAAGTACTACCATGTTGACAGTATCGAGACTGTTAATCTTCTTATCGAACATATTAATCAGTCAGAGGTTATTGCCTATGATACTGAGACAAGTGGCTTAAATGTTAGAAAAGGATCTATCGTAGGATGGTCCATATCAGGAGAAGAAGGAATAGGATTTTATCTCCCTACTCAGAAATGGAATACAGAAACAAATCAATTGGAAGAATGTAGTATTGGTGGCAAAGGAGCACATGGTATTACTAAAAAGTTACTCCCGCTGCTTAAGGGTAAGAAACTAGTAATGCACAATGCTTCTTTTGACTGCCGTTTTACAAAGAACTATTACGGAGTATCTTTATTAGAAGATCTTTGGGTAGATACAGCTCTACTTGTTCATACAGTACAGGAAGAGGGAGCAGGTATGGGAGTATTTGGATTAAAAGCATTAGCAATCTCTATTCAGAAAGAGATTGGATTAGATGTACAAGAAGCAGCCAATAAGGAACAAGTAGAGTTAAAAGAATCTATTAAAGCAAACGGAGGATCAACCACGAAAGACCTCTATGAAATTTTCAAAGCAGATATGGCAATTCTGTCAAAGTATGCTGCAGCCGATACAGATTTAACCCTCAGGGTTTGTAATCACTTCCTAAAAGTGTTAAAGGCGGAAGGATTAGAGAAATTCTTCTTTGAAGAAGAAGTAATGCCTCTTTATAGAGAAGTAACTATTCCAATGGAAGAGTTAGGAGTAGCATTAGATCTTCCACTACTGGAAAAGACTAAAGAGGATATTACAAATGATTTACAGTCAAATAAAAAGATTGTAATCGATAGCATTTTAAGTATTCCAGAGGCCAAGGAATGGGTAGTCGATACAGCACTATATACTTATCCACCTTCGCATAAAGGAAACTGGGCACAGAATTTAATTATGCTTCATTCACTTCCCCTAGAAAGAAGCGAGAAGACTAGAAAGTATTCTTTAACTAAGAAAGCTATTGACGAATTAGATGAGAGTAACATAAAACAATTTCTACTAACAGGAGATTTATCTCTACTAGACGAAATGGAAGTTGTTAGAATCTCTATGTCAATGTGGAAGGAAGACAATGAAGGAGACTATTTGAATATACAATCAAAGAAACACTTAGGTGAGATTGCATTTAAGTATATGGGAATTAAACCTCTTACTCAGACTAAAAAAGGACAAGATCAATTCGATATGGATATGTTAGAGGAACTAGCCAAGACATATGAATGGGCAAATAATCTTAGAACATATAATAAGTTACTAAAGATTAAATCAACCTACATCGATAGATTCCTAGACGGTCAAGAAGACGGAAGATACTATTTCTATTATAAGCAGCATGGTACAGTATCAGGACGATATGGTTCAGATGCACAACAATTACCTAAACCTAAAGAAGAAGGAGAAGATACCCCACTACTTGTAAAATATACAAATGTAGTAAGAGAGTTCTTAATTGCAGGAGAAGGAAGAAAGTTAATCGATAATGATTATACTTCTCTAGAACCTCACTGCTTTGCTTCTGTAGCAGGTGATATTAATCTTCAAGAGATCTTTAACAACGGATGGGATTTTTATTCTACTGTTGCCATAAGAACTGAGAAGCTAGATCAAGATAAAGTAAAGTATCCAAATGGTGTTTCACCTGATACTAAATCTCCTATCTTCTTAAAGAAATTAGATCCAGTAAAAAGAAATCAAGCAAAGGCTTATTCATTAGGAATTGCATACGGAATGGAAGCATACGCATTGGCTAAAACTCTAGATATATCTCAGAAAGAAGCTGATACTCTTGTAGCAGGTTACCTAGATGGTTTTCCTCAATTAAAAGAGTGGAGAGTTAATTCTAGAGAGCAAGTAAAACAACATGGGTATATCCAAAATAAAGTAGGACGAATCAGACACTTACCAAAAGTAAAACTTATCTTTGAGAAATTTGGAGATCAAGTATTGGATTGGAGATTTAGAAAGAGTCTAGAGAATCAATACGGAAAAGAGCCTGTAATGCAGATGTATAGAGATTATCGAAATGGATTGAACAACTGCTTGAATTATCAGCTACAGTCACTAGCAGCGGCGGTTGTGAATAGAGCAGCAGTACAGATCAACAGAAAGGCAAAAGAGTTAGGAATAGATGCTAGAGTACAGGCACAGATTCATGATCAACTTATCATAAACATTAGAGAAGATCAAGCAGAAATGTTTATGCCTTATGTAAAAGAGCTAATGGAACTAACAACACAACTTCCAGGAGTAACTCTAAAGGCACCACCACAAATAGCAAATAACTTTGCAGAAGGTCATTAGAAGTTGTTTCCTTAGATATTTATTCATATATTAATAAAATAAGTTATAAATTAAAATCAGTTTATGTCAAAAGAGTTATCAGCAAACAGCGACAGAGTTATTGTTAAGCCTGTAGAATCAGGAGAAGAAAGATTCGGAAGTATTATTATTCCGGATATGGGAAAAGAAAAGCCTGAGATGGGTGAAGTAGTTTCCGTAGGTCCAGGACGCCAGTCTGAATTTGGACAATTTATCAGAGTAGAGGCCAAGATAGGAGATATTGTATTGATTCCAAAAGTGGGAACAATTCGTATTGACTTCGACGGACAAGAATACTTCTTACTACCAGATAGAGAAATTTTAGCAACAATTAAAGAAGCACAAGAATAGTTATGAGCAAGCAAATTAGTTTCGGATCAGAAGCAAGAGAAAAATTACTTTCAGGAGTAAATCAATTAGCAGATGCAGTTGTAAGTACATTAGGGCCATCAGGTAGAAATGTATTTATTCAACAACAAGGAGGTAATCCAACATCAACAAAGGATGGTGTAACAGTAGCCAAAGAAGTAGAATTGGAAGATCCAATCGAAAATACTGGAGCACAAGCTGTAAAGCAAGTAGCAATCGAATCAGCTAGATTGGCTGGAGATGGAACTACTACAGCAACATTACTTGCAAGAGAAATTTATAGTCAGGGATTATCTGAACTAGAAAATTCAAATGCAGTAGAAATCAAAAGAGGAATTGATATTGCTACTAAAGAAGTAATCAAATACCTTAGAGAGGATTACTCAAAAGAAGTAACCGACGAAGAGCAAATCAAACAAGTAGCAACAATCTCAGGTAACAATGATCCAGAGGTAGGAAATCTTATTGCAACAGCAATGGAGAAAGTTGGTAGAGATGGATTAGTAACCATTGAAGAATCTAAAACAGGAGAGACTTATCTTGAAACTGTAGAGGGTATGCAATTCAATAGAGGATATAAATCTCCATACTTTGTTACAGATAACAATACTATGACTTCAGTATTGAACAATCCTTTAATCCTTATTACAGATAAAAGATTGATGAATATCAAAGAGATGCTTCCATTACTAGAATCAGTATCACAACAAAACAAAGACTTACTTATCATTGCAGATGATATTGACGGAGAGGCTTTATCAACACTTGTTGTAAACAAAATGAGAGGTATTCTTAGAGTAGTAGCAGTTAAAGCTCCTGAATTTGGAGATAAGAAGAAAGCTATGCTTGAAGACATTGCAGCTCTAACAGGAGGTACAGTTGTATCTGAGGAGAAAGGAATGAAGCTAGACAAATTCGATTTACAATGGTTTGGTAATTCAAGAAAAGTAACAGTAGGAAAAGATGATACTACCATTGTAGATGGTAAAGGAACTGAAGAAGCTATTACAAAAAGAATCGAAGAGCTAAAAGAACAAATCGAAAATACAGTTTCACCTTATGAGATTGAAATCTTACAAGACAGATTAGCAAAACTTATTGGAGGAGTAGCTATGATTCATGTTGGAGGTCATACAGAAGTTGAAATGAGAGAAAAGAAAGACAGAGTAGATGATGCTCTTCATGCAACTAAAGCAGCACTTCAAGAAGGTATTTTACCTGGAGGAGGAATTGCTTTACTAAATGCAGCAGCATACTTAGCAGGAATCTTAGAAGGAGAGATAACAAATCATCCAGATCAAGAAAAAGGTATCAATATTGTAATGAGAGCAATCACTAAACCATTCGAACAGATCCTTTTAAATGCAGGAGAAACATTAGAAACTATTGAAGCAAGAAGAGTTGTATTATCTTTAGAGGATAATAACTGGCAAGGTTTCAATCCTAGAACAGGACAGTATGTAGATATGCTATCAGAAGGAATCATTGATCCAACTAAAGTAACAAGACTAGCTCTAGAGAATGCAGCATCAGTTGCAGGAACAATGCTAATCACAGAATGTGTAATCACAAATTTAAAACCAAAAGATAAACAAGAAGAGATAGATCCTTCTCAGTTTATGTAATATTAATTAAACAAATAAAAAAAATGAACAAGCAAGAATTATTCGAACAAATCGATGAATTGTATCAAAGTTTTGTAGCAAGCCATAACGGAACTACTAAAAAATCACAAGCAGGAGCAAGAAAATCTATTGGAGAGGTTAAGAAATTAATCACGGACTATAGAAAAGCTTCAACAGCAGAGAGTAAATAAGAAGGGACCGAGAGGGGAGGGGGCGTCAAAACCTCCTCACCGAAGGTGTCACGCGCAAAATTAACCAATTAACAAACATATGACAATTTTAACATCATTTATTCTAGTAGTAGCTATCACAGCAATAGCTCTATTCATTGCATACAATGTGCAAAAAGGTACAAAAACCTTAAAAGAATTTAAAACAGACTTCGATAACAACGAGGAAGCTCAAGAGTTAGTACAGTTATCTAAAGAATTGTATAACAAAGACCTACGTCCAGTTACAGCAAAGAAAGCACCTAAGAAAGAAAAGGTAGCAGAAATAACACCAGAGGTTGTAGAGAAAGTAGTAGAGATTGCCCAAGTAACACCAGACACTACAACAGTAAACGTTGAAGCAGTAGTGGAATCAACCAAGCCTAAGAAAAAAAGAAAGTATTATCCAAAAGCTCCTAAGGGGAAGGCATAATGTCAGATTCAAGAGCCAAGTACGAGGAATTAAGAGAGAAGCCTACCTTTGTTGAAAATACAGAACAGCAAAGAAGCGTGGCCATTATTGTAGAAATTCTACAGGCAAGTGATCATACCTCTCTCACCAAGCACCTTTTATCAAAAGTGTTAGAAGTATCAAAGGAGGGTCCAAACCTTTCACCGGCCACTGTCTTTCAAATAGCAGCAGATGCTACAAAGGTAGATGAATTATGCAATGCAAAACAAAACTAAAATGGAACAACAACCAAGAATGAATCTATCGATTGATCAAACACTTCCGGTAGAATGCGAAAAATGTGGACACACCTTCTTTGAAGAAGCACTTCATATTAGAAAAGCATCGGGAATACTTACAGGTACAGGTCAAACAACCTACATGCCTATTCCGGTATTTGCGTGCAAGGCCTGCGGCCATGTCAACACAGAATTTCTTCCAAAGGAATTAAAAGGGTTGAATTCTGAGGAATAAACCAGACTTTACTTAAACTTCAAAGAGGCCTCGTGCCTCTTTTTTTTGTGCTATTTATATCAAAGAGTTACTATGAAAATTTTGTTACTACCAATTAGTTACGTCCTAACTAACTTAAAAAAATATTTTATGGGATTTTTCAGTATCTTTAAAAAATCAAATGATTACAATGAAAAGGTTGTAATTGGATTCATGTCATTCATGGTGATGGTAATTGCCATTGCAGTAGACCTTGTAACAGGTTACATGGGTAAAGCTTTAGAATTAAACGAGTACATCTTTGATGCATTCATGTACATCACATTAGGTTCATTCCTTCCAGATGTATTGGAGAAATTTGCAGCAATGAAAAACGGAGGTAAATCAAACAACGAAGAATAAAAATTAGATTATGAGCTTAAAAAGTTTACAAGAAAAAGTAGGAGTAACAGCCGATGGTGCTTTTGGTCCAGGAACAATGAAAAAAGCAATGGAGTTTTATAAATTAACTCCAGTAAGAGCAGCACATTTCTTTGCACAAACAGCACACGAAACAGGAGGGTTTAAAGCATTTGCAGAAAATCTAAACTACTCAGGAGATGGATTAAAAGGTATCTTTGGAAAATACTTTCCAGGTAACTTAAATGAACTATACGCTCGTAATCCTGAAAAGATTGCCAATAGAGTATACGGATCAAGAATGGGTAATGGAGCAGAAGCTTCAGGAGATGGATACAAGTTCAGAGGAAGAGGAGCTCTTCAATTGACAGGAAAAGAAAACTACAAAGCATTTTCAGATTATTTGAAAAAGCCAGAAATCATGACCAATCCAGATCTAGTAGCAACTACTTACTCTTTTGAATCAGCAATGTTCTTTTTTGATAAAAATAAATTATGGTCAATATGTGACCAAGGAGTGAACGATGCTTCAATCCTAGCTCTTACAAAAAGAATTAACGGCGGTACTCATGGTTTAGCAGATCGTTCTGAGAAAACTAAAAAATATTACGAATACGTTAAATAGGTAAATATAAGATGAAAACTTCACTATTAATCACATTATCATTGACAACAGCATTAGCATTTATTGGTACATATTTTATGCACCTAACAGCAGATAACATCGAACAATACCTTTCAGTAGGGTTGGTTGTCTTTGCTGATGGCTTCTTTGGTATATGGGCAGGAGTTAAGAGAGAAGGTTTTCAGACTTTTAAAGCATTAAGCGTATTAAAAACATTTGGCTTTTGGGTAGTAATGCTATCAGCTATCTTATCAATAGAAAAAGGATTTACTGGAACAGCTTGGTTAAGCGAGACTATTATGGCTCCCTTCTTAGTATTCCAGTTAATTTCTATTTTAAAAAATGCCTCAATGGTAGGTTTAGTAAAAAATGAATTAGCAGTTCAGATATTGGACAGACTAGATAAACACAAAGGAGAAAGAGATGTTACAGAATAAACAAAACTTATTACTGGTTATAGTAGTTGTATTAATTGGTTATAATATTTTCAATACAAATAGCATCAGAACAGATGTAAAAGGGTACAAAGCTGAAATAGAATTATTACAAACTAAAGTAGATTCAGCTAAGACAGTAAACAAACAAATCGATACTAAAATCGATTCAGTAAAAGAAAAGGTAGTTTCTATTTCAAAAGAAATACATCACATAGACAATACAATAACAATCGTAAAAAATCAAACAAATGAAAAAGCTGCTAATGCTGGTAAGTTTTCTAATGTTGAGCTTGAGCAGTTTTTCGCAAGCAGATACAACAAAAGTCTTACTCCCAACTAAAATTGCTAGACAAGTTGCAAAAGACCTTATTAGGTATGATGGTTGCAAACAAGAACTAAAACTTACTCAAGAAAAAATTATCAAGTTAGAAGAAAGAGAAGTACAAAAAGATACTATCATCAAGCTTCTAAACGATAAGGATGAGAACAATAAATACATCATTCATCAGAATGAACTTCAAATTGGACAGTACGAACATATGACTGACGATTTACAAAAAGAGTTAAAGGCCTCTAGAACAAAAACCTTCCTCTATAAAGTAGGAACATTTGTCGGATTGGCATTAGCACTCTACCTCTACTAAAATAATTAAATTAAGGCTTGCTTTTGCAGGCCTTTTTTCTTATATTATAGTTATATAAAATACGTTATGACAAAGAACAGTGATGTAAAACCTTTAGTAAAAGAGAAGGTTGTAAACAAAATGGTCGACCATCCTCAACACTACGGAGGTAAGGGAAACAAATACGAAGCCATAAAAGTAATTGAAGCATGGGACTTAGGTTTCTGTTTAGGAAATACTGTGAAGTATATCTCCAGAGCAGGAAAGAAAGATAACATAGTTCAAGAATTAGAAAAAGCTCTTTGGTATTTAAAAAGAGAAATCAAAACACTAAAGAAAAATGGCCAAGAAAATACTCAAGCAGGTAAGTCTAATTAAGGACTTCTGCAATCCAGTTATAGATTATAACATCAGCAAATCAATATCGTATAGTCAAACTCTAGCATACAATACTTGTCCGCACCAATGGGCATTAAAATATGTTAAAGGACTGCAGGAGTATAAGCCCTCCATTCATACAGTCTTTGGAACAGCCTTACACGAAGTTGTACAGGAATGGCTAACAGAACTCTATGAAGGGACTGTAAAGAAAGCAACTGAGATGGATCTTGGAGCACTTCTACATGAAAAGCTCTTTAGTATTTATGCTCAAGAAAAAGATAAGTACGGAAAACATTTCTCTACCTCTGAGCAGTTATCTGAGTTTCATAATGATGGAGTTGAAATATTGAATTACGTACGTAAGAAACGCTCTATTTACTTCGGTACCAAGTATTATAAGTTGGTAGGAGTAGAGATTCCTTTGATACATCAAATAGCTGAGAATATTTTCTTCAAAGGATTTATTGATATTGTTCTCTATGATGAGCAGGATGACAGGTATATCATTTTAGATATCAAAACATCAACCTCAGGATGGAATGATTATGCAAAGAAGGATGATAAAAAGCTAGCACAATTACTTCTCTATAAAGAATTCCTAGCAAGACAATTTGATATAGATGTTGATAAGGTAGATGTAAAGTACTTCATCGTAAAGAGAAAAGTACCTGCCGATCCAGAATATCCAGCCATGGGTAGAAGAGTTCAAGAGTTTGTACCACCTTCAGGAAAAATTAAAAGAGGACAAGCAACCACAGCTCTTACAAAATTTATTGACGATGCTTTCGATTCACATGGAAAGTATATTGATAAGGAATATGATAAGAAGCCATCCAAGTCCAATTGTATGTTCTGTGATTTTAAAGGTACAGAGCATTGCCATGCAGGTGTTTTGATATAAGGGTATATTTATATATACATATAATTATATAAACAATGAACACAAAAAAATTAACATCGGTTAAGGTAGAAGAGGATCTTCTACAAGAATTTAAAGAGCAATGCGTAAGAGATAAATTTTCTTTACAGAAGCTTGTAGACAGAGCAATTTTTCTTTATATTACAGAAGAGAGCTTTAAACAAAAATTACGCACACAAACAGATATTAAATTAAAATAGTTACATGAAAGAAAAATTTCGTTATGTTAAGAAAGAAGATCGTAAAAAGATACTTCTGTTATGCGATGATATTAGGATGCATTCCGGTATCGCAACGATGGCTAGAGAGATTGTTGTAGGAACATCTCATCACTTTAACTGGATCAATCTAGGAGCTGCAATTAACCACCCCGAAGCAGGAAAAGGATTTGACATCTCAGGAGAGGTTAATAGGTTAACAGGGCTAGAAGATTCAGATGTAAAGGTATTGCCTAACAATGGTTATGGAGATGCTATGCAAATTAGAGCTTTAATTGCACAAGAAAAGCCAGATGCTATTTTTATCTTTACAGATCCAAGGTACTGGGTATGGTTATTTGAAATAGAAAGAGAGATTAGAAATGAAATTCCTTTGATGTACTTAAACATTTGGGATGACTATCCAGCTCCTCTTTATAACAAACCGTACTACGAGTCATGTGATTTGTTAATGGCAATCTCAAAACAAACTAAAAATATTAATGAAATAGTTTTAGGAGAAGCAGTTGAGAATAAGATTTTAAAATATGTTCCTCATGGAATAAATGAAGAGCACTTCTTTCCAATGACCTCAGTAGATCAACTTGAGACTTTAGGTCAATTTAAAAAAGACTTATTTCAAGGAAAGGATATCGAATTCGTAGCATTCTTCAATTCAAGAAACATCAGAAGAAAATCTCCAGGAGATGTAATTCTATCTTATAGAATGTTCTGTGATTTAATCGGAGAAGAGAAAGCTAAGAAATGTGCTTTAGTAATGCACACACAGGCTGTAGATGAAAACGGTACAGACCTTTATGCAGTAAGAGAAGCAATTTGTGATGAGAGTTATGTAAATGTATTCTTCTCACAAGAGAGATTAGATACTCCACAAATTAATTTACTTTATAACATAGCTGATGTAGGATTGCTTATCACTTCAAATGAAGGATGGGGATTATCTCTAACTGAGACTATGATGGCAGGTAAAATGATCATAGCCAACGTAACAGGCGGTATGCAAGATCAAATGAGATTTACAGATGAGAATGGTGAGTGGATTAACTTCACTCCTGACTTCCCTTCTAACCATAGAGGTACTTATAAAGAGCATGGAGAGTGGGCAGTGCCTGTCTATCCTTCAAACATCTCAATGGTAGGTTCAGTTCCAACTCCATACATCTTCGATGATAGGTGTGCACCAGAAGACGTAGCTAAAGCTTTAGAAGAGGTTTACAACATGGGGAAAGAAGAGAGAGATAGAAGAGGATTATTAGCTAGAGAATGGGTAACATCAGATGAATCAGGAATGTCAGCACGTCAAATGTGTACAAACGTTATTGATGCAATGGATGAGACATTTGAAAAGTTTACTCCAAGATCTAGATTTGACCTATATAAAGTAACAGACAGACCAAAAAAATATATCACACATAAATTAATATACTAGTTATGAGTAAACCTACATTAGTAGTAAGCTGTCCAGTAGACACTTACTCAGGATATGGAGCAAGAGCAAGAGACTTTGTACAATCAATTATCGATACAGATAAGTACGAAGTAAAGATCCTATCACAAAGATGGGGAGGTACTAGATTTGGATATCTTAAAGATCATAAGAATGAATCTTTAGCCTCTAGAATTATACCACAACTAACACAACAGCCAGACATCTGGATTCAAATTACAGTACCGAATGAATTTCAAAAGGTTGGTAAATACAATATTGGACTAACAGCAGGAATTGAAACTACAATCTGTGATCCTTCCTGGATTGAAGGATGTAACAGAATGGACTTAGTATTAGTATCAGCACAACATGCTAAGAAAGTATTTGAAGATAGTAAATTCAATATGCAAGATTCAAATACAGGACAAGTAACAGGACAGTTAGCACTTAGTACAAAGGTAGAAGTTCTATTTGAAGGAGCTGATATAGAGAAGTATGCACCATTGTCATGGCCAGTCACATTAGATCTTTCAACTATACCGGAAATGTTCTGCTTCCTAACAGTAGGTCACTGGCTTCAGGGGTCTCTTGGAGAGGATAGAAAGAATATTGGATACACTATTAAAGCATTCTTAGAAACATTTAAGAATAAAAAAGATCAACCGGCACTTATTTTAAAAGTACAAGCAGGAGCAGGAACCTCTATCATGGATAGGGAAGCAGTGTTGGATAAAATTGATGCAATCAGAAAGACAGTAAAGGGAAAGTTACCAAACATTTACGTACTACATGGAGAAATGTCTGATGCTGAAGTAAATGAACTATACAACCACGGTAAGGTAAAGGCGATGATCTCTTTAACAAAAGGAGAAGGATTTGGAAGACCTCTACTAGAATTTAGTTTAATAAACAAACCAATCATAGCTTCAGGATGGTCAGGGCATATTGACTTCCTTGATAATCGATATACAAAACAAATAGGAGGAACTCTTACAAACGTACATCCATCAGCAGCTGTAGACAAAATGATCTTACAAGAAAGCCAGTGGTTTACACCAGACGATGCTCTTGTAGGAAAAGCTCTTAAGGATGTATTTGAGGATTATAAACCATATAAGGAATTAGCCAAAAGACAGGGGTATAAGAGTAGAACTGAGTTCTCGTATGATAAGATGAGAGAGACGCTAGATACTCTTCTAACACAGTACATTCCTGAATTCCCTAAGCAAGTACAGTTAAAGTTACCTCAACTTAAGAAAATAGAACTACCAAAATTAACTAAAATATAATGGAAGAAAAAATGTCAATCTGTCCACATTGTGGAGGAAATGCTTGCTATGAACAAGCAGTAACAGAAGAAGTAACAACAAGCTTTTGCTTTGGATGCGGGTATTCAACTTCAACTCTAATGGTTGAAGGAGGAGATTTAGTAAACAAAACACTAGAAGCATCACCAGAACTTTATAAAGATCTTATGTTTGTAAGTGAAGATAAGAAAGTATGGTTCCCTTCTACAGTTACTCTTCCAAATAAAGGAATGGTATTCTTAGACGGAACAGCAAAAGAGAATTGGAGATGGGCAGCAGTAACCTCAGTAGAGATTCTAGAAGAAGAGAAAGCTAAATTTCCAAAAGGTCAGACAACTAAAATGGATATGAAAAATATCAAACATTTTGAGAAAGAAGATTTTATGGAAGCATTAGATGCTATCAAATTCTTTGATGTAGAAGTTGCTGAATCAGAATAAATTTCTTATCTTAATAGGATGAAAATAAGTTATGCAATAACAGTTTGTAATGAGTTGGAGGAGATTAAACGCTTAGTGACTTTCCTCCTTCTTACTAAACGTAAAGAAGACGAAGTAGTTATTTTATTTGATGAGAAGAACGGAACAGATGAAGTATTTGATTACATAGAGTCTCAAGTTTATCACTGTGAAGTATTCTGTGAAAAGTTTGAAGGACACTTTGCTGATTGGAAAAATGAACTTACATCACACTGTACAGGAAAGTACATCTTTCAAATAGATGCAGACGAACTTCCAACTGAAGACCTTATTGTAAACCTTCCGTACATCTTAGAAGTTAATCAAGATGTAGATGTATTTCTTGTACCAAGAATTAATACAGTAGAAGGACTAACACTTCAACATATTCAGAAATGGGGATGGAATGTAAATGATAAAGGTTGGGTAAACTTCCCAGACTACCAATGGAGAATTTATAGAAATGATCCTAGTATAAAATGGAAGAACAGAGTACACGAAGTACTAGAAGGATTTAAAACATCCACACTACTTCCAGCAGAGGAGATGTATTGCCTATATCATCCAAAGACAATCGACAGACAAGAGAAACAGAATAATTATTACGATACATTATAAATTAGTTATGGATAGTATTTTAAATTTAGTACAAGAGTACATTACAAAGAAGGATAGCGAGAAGAAATGGGTAGCAGGAGAAGACTTAGTTCAATATGCTGGACCTTACTTCGATGGTCAAGAAGCTCAAGCGGTTGTTAGGACTATGCTTGAAGGATGGTTAGTTCTAGGAAAAGAAGGAGCAATGTTTGAAAGACGTTTCCCTAAAAAATTAGGGCAGAAGACTGGAGTCATTGTTAATAGCGGTTCAAGTGCTAATTTACTAATGATGTTAGCCTTAACATCTAAGAGAGGAATGAACTTACCAAAAGGTACAAAAGTAATTACTCCAATAGCAGGATTCCCTGCAACACTTAGTCCTACTATTCAAGTAGGCTTTACACCAATCTTTGTTGATATTGAATTAGAATCTCTTAATCTAGACTTAGATCAAGTAGAGCAAGCATGCATTGATCATCCGGATGCAAAGATAATTACATTTGCTCACGTATTAGGTAATCCACCTAACATGGATCGATTAATGGAAATTGTAAACAAATATAATTTAATTCTATTAGAAGACTGTTGTGATGCTTTAGGAACGACATACGATGGTAAGATGTTAGGATCATTTGGTAAAATGTCTTCATGCTCATTCTATCCAGCACATCACATTACAATGGGTGAAGGAGGATTTGTAGCTTGTGGAGATGCTCATACAGAAAAGATACTAAGAAGTTTTAGAGACTGGGGTAGAGGGTGTTTCTGTCAAGGTAAAGCAAATGCTTTAGAATGTGGTTCATGTGGTATTAGATTTAGTAATTGGTTACCAAGTCTTCCTAATGAGATCTTTGATCACAAATATACTTATGAAGAGATTGGATACAATTTAAAACCTACAGAGTTACAAGCAGCAATGGGTAATGTTCAGTTAGGTAAGTTAGAAGAGATTGGAGTACTGAGAAGAAGAAATCATAAAGCAATTGTTGACATCTTTAAGAAGTATGAAGATAAATTTATCCTTCCTAAAGCTACAGATAAATCAGATCCAGATTGGTTTGCAGTAGCATTAACATTAAGAGACGGAGTAGGATTTACAAGATCTGAATTCTGTCAATACTTAGAAGCAAATAAGATTCAAACAAGACCTTACTTTGCAGGTAACATTATGTTACAGCCAGGCTATTCACATTTAATTGATTCAAAAGAAGTTATTGAGAAATATCCAGTATCAAGAAAAGTAACAACAGATACTTTCTTCTTAGGATGCTCACCAATCATTACATTGGAACAAATAGAATACATTGGAACAATTGTAGATAAATTCTTCAGTAAATAGTATGAAAAAATTTGTAATAAGTACACATGGGTTTGATATGGGAATAGGAGGCTTAAAGGTTTTACATAAACTTTGTCACCTTCTAAATGAAAATGGATACGACGCATATCTAATACCAGTAAATTTTAATGAACCATTCGGCATGTATGAGGGGTATAATACCAAAATGATTACACAAGACATACTAGATAATCTGGAAGAGGCCATAGTAGTGTACCCTGAAAGCTGGAACGGTAACTACCTCAATGCACCAAACGTAGTTAGGTGGATGATAGGACCTCCTACCAAGGATGTTGCTGCTACATGGTCTAGCAAGGACCTATGGTTTTGGTATATTCCTTTTTATAAGTCTTCTGAGTTTACTAAGCATTTAGAAAATCAACTGTATATAGGAGAGCAGCATAGGGATATCTTTTTTAATAGAAACTTAGAAAGGACTATTACTAGTTGGACTTTAAGAAAAGCTCAAGGGTTAGTACAAGAAGTAAATTACAAACACCCTAAGGATAGTTTGTTTCTTCCGTATCATGCAGCAGGAGATTTAGCCTCTCTTTCTGATATATTTAATAGATCTAAAGCATTCTACTGCTACGATACATATACCTACTTAACAATACAGAGCCTACTATGCGGTACAGAGGCCATAGTGCTTCCAAATAGTTGGACCGAGAAAGAACATTTTCTAAAAGGATTTGCACTAAGCAAGTATGTAGCCTATGGAATAGACGATCTACCCAGAGCCAGAAGTATCCGTAATGAATTTTTAGAAGAAGTAGAAGAGATTGAAACATTAACAATAAAACAGTTACATGAATTTACAGAAAAATGCTCTACCTACTTTAGCTGAGTTTAGCTTCTTGATCGTAACTGCAGCAAGAGATGAGAATAGACTAAGAGAAGCCTACAGGTCAATAAGGCTACAATACCCGGAAAATGAAATAGTAGTAGTATATGATAACACTGGTGTTTTATTACTAAATAGAGAAGATATAAACCTACTGGAGATTCCAACTTCGGAAAGAGTGTATGTTAGTAGGGGATATAATATAGCATTAAAAAACTGCTCTAAGCCATATTTTGTATTTCTACATGATGATACTTTTATTGCTCCTAACTTTCTAGAAAACATATTACCCCATATAAGCGAAAGTCAGTTTTGTAACTTCACTGCAATAGAGCCTCCAGTATTTGGCAACATCGATTCAGCAACAGCACCAATTAGGGATTTTGGTAGAAGCTTAGATACGTTTGTAGTAGAGAACTTTAATAAATATACAGAAAAGTATGTACAGACCTTAGAACACAGAACAGTAGAATCTCCTTTTGGAGGATTTTTTATGGTGGGAAGTACTAAGAGTATATTAAGTATAGGAGGATTTGATGAAACCTTTCAACCCTATTTCTTTGAAGACAGTGACTTAATGGTACGGCTACACCTAGCAAACTTTAGGTTTATACAGGTACTAGATAGTTTAGTATATCATATGGTAAGCCTAACCTCTAGAGGAACTCCGGAGAGTAGGGTAGCTGAGAGTATCACTCATAAGTTGTTTGTTAAGAAATGGAAGGTAGAATTCAATTACTTCAGACAGTATACAATGTCAGCAGGTATTCCATATAAGAAGATACCAGTCTTAATTAAACACACAAACTGTAGTGAATCATTACAAGAGTACCTATCCTTAATAAGTGAACCTAGTACAGTAGAGCTAATAGTAGACGGACTGCAAATATCTCAAGAAGATGTAGGATATATACAATCATTACCGTATATTATACAGGATACAATACTATCAGGTAGCTACCAACTGGGAAGTATGCAACTAAATTTTAACTAAATAACATAAAAAGATAATTTTATAAAGATGAAAAAAGTAGTTTACGTTACCGGTTGTTTAGGATTTATTGGATCCTACGTAACAAGGAAGTGTTTAGATAGAGGATGGTACGTTAAGGGAGTTGATAAGAAGACCTATGCAGCTAATAAAGACTTATTAAAAGAGTTTAAAGAGTATGAAAACTTTTCATTTGTAGATTGTGATATAAATGATTTGAAGTTCCTATATGACTGTGACTATATAATTAATACAGCAGCTGAGACTCATGTAGGAAACTCTATAATGGATTCGGATGTATTTGTACATTCAAATGTAAATGGAGTTCACAATCTACTAGAGTTAATAAAAAATCATAGAGGAGAGAATGCTACTAAGCCTACACTCCTTCACTTTAGTACAGACGAAGTTTATGGAGATATCGAAGAAGGAGAGCATATCGAGACTGACATACTTAAACCATCTAATCCATACTCAGCTACTAAAGCTGCAGCAGATATGCTAATAACAGCTTGGGCAAGAACTTACAAACTTCCTTATATTATAATAAGGCCAACAAACAATTACGGAATAGGGCAGTATGTAGAGAAGTTAATACCTAAAGCCTGTAAGTACTTACGACTTGGTAAAAAGATTCCTCTACACAATAACGGTACTCCAATTAGAAACTGGCTCCATGCCCAGGATACAGCTGAGGCTGTAATTAGAATTATTGAATCAGGAGTGCAGAATGAAATCTATAATATTTGTGGAGGATTTGAGCAAACTAATTTGGATACTATTAAAAAAGTTCTTATATTGTACTATAAGGATTTAGGAGTAGACATAGAAGCTAACTTAGACCTAAAATGTAATAGACAAGGACAAGATGTTAGGTATGCCTTAAATGATGATAAATTAAGAGCATTAGGATGGAAACCTACAATTGACTTTGACTTGGAATTAAAAAATGTTGTAGAATATTATAGAGAAAAATTCATATGGTAAAAGTAAGTGATGTAATCGTTCAATACCTTAAAGCTAATAAGATAGAGATTGTATTTGGAATAATTGGCTCAGCTAATTCTCACATATTCAATTCGATATTAGAAGAAGGAAGTATCAAATTGGTATCGGTACATCATGAACAAGCCGCTGTAATGGCTATGGGAGCTTATTACCGTTCAACCGGAAAGATGGCTGTTGCATTAGTAACAGCAGGAGGAGGAGCATCAAATGCTTCAACAGGAATTCTTTCCAACTGGGCTGACTCCATTCCAGGAATAACTATCTCAGGACAAGAACAATCCTACTACTTAGCTGAATATAAAGATATGAGAATGTTTGGAGTACAAGGTTATGATGCAACTAAAGCATATGAAAACTGTACTAAAATGTCTTATGTACTTACAGAAAATACCTTACATTCAATAATGCCTTTTGCATTTGCTTTAACACAAGAAGGTAGACCAGGGCCAGTATTCCTGGAAGTACCTTTCGATGTTCAAAGTAAAATGATAGAAGAAGTAGAAATAAAAGTAACTCCAATTGTAGAAATATACCCTGAGACTTCTTCTGATACAGACTATATCCTCTCTGCACTTTCACAAGCAGAGCGACCAGTTATACTAGGAGGTCACGGCGTTAAGCTAGCTAAAGCAGAAGAATTATTTAAACAATTTGTAGGAGACTATAACATACCAACAGTATTAAGCTGGTCAGCAGTAGACTTACTTGATGATAATGATCCTAACTATTTCGGAAGACCAGGAGTACAGGGTCAGAGAGCAGCTAACTTTATAGTACAGAACTCTGATTTACTAATTGTATTAGGAAGCAGACTATCATTACTTCAGACAGGCTACAAAAGAGAAGACTTTGCTCCATATGCTAATATCATTCATGTTGATGTAGATGATACAGAAATTAATAAGTTCAACGGAAAGAATATAAAAGCAGATGTAGGAGAATTACTTACAAGTTTAAATTCTAAATGGAAAGCTGAGATTGAAATAGAGGAATGGATACAATACTGTAATCAAATTAAAGAAAAGTATCCTTTAGTAATGCCTGAGCATTTAGCAGACCCTACCAATTCATATACATTTATTGATAAATTCTCACAAAAAGTATCGGACAATTATACAATCGTTACTGATATGGGAACAGCTTTATTAAGTGGATTCTATGGATGGAGAATTAAACCTAACCAAAAGATGTTTACCTCTCTAGGATTAGGAGAGATGGGATATGGATTAGCAGCAGCAGTTGGAGCTGGATTTGGAGAAAGACCAGTGATGTGTTTAAATTGTGATGGAGGTATGATGATGAACATACAAGAGTTACAAACAATTAAGACACATAACCTTCCAGTAAAGATTATCATATTCAACAATGACGGATACTTAATGATCAAACATACTCAGAATATGTTATTTAAAGGAGCACGTACTTGTGTTGACAAAGAGACAGGAGTAACACTTCCTGATTATAAAAAAGTAGCACATGCATTTGATTTTGAATACTTCACAGAAGATAACGTAGATGACTTCTTAGCATTTGAAGGCCAGGCTATCATGGAAGTATTTATGGATCCAAATCAAGAATTTATTCCTAAGGTAAGAGGAATGAAGCTAGAAGATAGTACAATCCAAGCAGGACTATTAGAGGAGATGTCTCCACTTCTTCCGTTAGAAGAAATAGAACAAGCAATGGTTGCAGGAATTAACCAAAGAAGTAAAACAGTTGTAAGATGAAAATAAAAGTAGCAATTATTGGTACAGGTAATATCGGAACAGATTTATTACTCAAAGCCTTAAAGACAGACTTCATGGATGTAGTAGCATTCGTAGGTCGTAGATTAGATTCAGATGGAATGCTAACAGCTAAGAAATACAATGTACTGATATCAGATCAAGGTATTCAATACTTTATTGACAATCCAAAGTGTTGTGATGTAGTTTACGATTGTACCTCAGCAGCAGATGCTATTGAACATGCTAAGATATTTAAAGACCAGGAAATAAAAGTAATTGACCTAACACCAGCCAAGGTAGGAGATATGTGCGTACCAGATGTTAACTCTGAGATTATATTGACAGATGATAATGTAAATATGATTACTTGCGGAGGACAAGCTTCAATGCCTATGCTTCATTTACTATCAAAAGAGTGCATAGGATTAGAATACATCGAAGTAGTATCACAGATTGCATCTAAGAGTGCAGGAATGGCTACAAGAATAAACGTAGACAATTACATTCAAACAACTCAGAAAGCTATAACAAAGTTTACTGGTTGTTCAAATAACAAAGTAATACTAAACCTTAACCCTGCTGAACCCTGTGTTGATATGCAGACAACTATCTTTATCAAAGCAAAGAAAGTTAATTTTGAAAATCTAACAGAGAAGGTCTTAGAAAAAATTGAAGAGTTAAGAACATACATTCCATATTACGAAATGGTGCTTCCTCCAACTATGAACGATAATGGTGTAGTTGTAATGAGTATTAAAGTAAGAGGTACAGGAGACTATCTTCCAGCCTATGCTGGTAACCTGGATATTATTAACTGTGCAGCAATTAAAGTAACAGAAAGATTGGTAAAATGAGAAAAGTAATCATAACAGATTCAAGTCTTAGAGATGGAAATCATAGTGTTAAGCATACTATAAGTTTAGATAGTATAGCAAGGTATTGTCAATTTGCTGATAGAGCTGGCGTACCAATTGTAGAGGTAGGTCACGGAAATGGATTAGCAGCATCCTCTTTACTTGTAGGTAAGTCTGTTAATACAGATGAAGAGATGCTAACAACTGCTAGAAAGAATCTAAAGAATTCTAAACTAGGAATTCATATGATACCAGGACTAGCAACACTAGAACATACTAGGAGAGCAATTGATCTAGGAGTAGATGTAGTGAGAGTGGCAACACATTGTACAGAAGCAACACTATCTAAATCTCATATTGAAGCACTAGCAAAAGCAAATGTAGAAGTGTTCGGAGTATTGATGATGAGTGCTTTAATTACTCCTCTAGAATTATTAGAGCAAGCTAAAATAATGGAAGGGTATGGAGCTAAGGCTATTATTATAATGGACTCTACAGGAACATATCTACCATTTGATGTACAGCAGAGAATTGCCCTACTGACAAGCAATCTAAATATTGCAGTAGGATTTCATGCTCATAACAACTTAGGATGTGCAGTAGCCAATTCCCTAACAGCAGTAGAATTTGGAGCAGACTATATTGACGGATGTATTAGAGGATTTGGAGCCGGAGCAGGAAATGCACCACTAGAAATACTTATACCAGTATTAGAGCAAACAGGCTTTCAAGTAGGAATAAACTTCCAGGAGACGATCAAAGAAGCTGATAATGTAATGAACTACTTAGTTCCATCAGCTCCTATCACAACTCCAATTAACATACTAACCGGACTTAAGAAACTATTCTCAGGATTTGAAAAGCCTATCGTAAGTGCTTCTAAGTTGTATGGAATAGAATATTCATCTCTTATCTTTGAATTAGGTAATAGAAAGTTGGTAGCCGGGCAAGAAGATCTTATCTTAGAGGTAGCACAGAAGCTAAAGAAGAGATAGATGAACATATTAATTACAGGAGGGAATGGATTCTTAGGATCTAATATTGTTAGAAAGCTGTTAAAGGAAGGACATAGTGTCTACTTATTTTCAAACAATACAAATAACATAGAGGACATACTTCCTCAAGTTTTATTTGACTACAGTAGTACTAATTCACTACCTATGTTTAAGAAGAAAATAGAGACATTTTCACCAGACATAGTAATACATTGTGGATGGAGTGGAGGAAATAGTTACGCAGATACTAATAGTATGGATCAGTTTTATGAAAATGTAGATCCAAGTATCTCTCTACTACAACTACTAAGTAAGCTCAAGAAGAAGCCTAAGTTTGTAGGTTTTGGAAGTTTTGCAGAGTATGGAGAGATGTTCAATCCAGTAAGTGAAACAGTCCAAGAAGTTCCTACAAACCTATATGGACTATCAAAGTATACTTTTAAGAAGTATAGTGAAATGATATGCAACCAACACAGTATAGAATGGGTATGGATAAGGCCCTGCTACGTTTACGGACCAGGAGATGTAAGCACAAGACTTCTTCCTAGTATAATTAAGAAGTTCTTAAGGAATGAAGCAGTAATACTTGATGAGTGTACTTCTACTGTAGATTATATTTATATAGATGATTTTGTTAATTCAATTTATTTTCTTATATTAACAAAACATACAGGAGTGTACAACATATGCTCAGGAAAACAATACAAGATAAGAGATATAGTTGAGCAAGTTCATAAACAAATTGAGAGTAGTAGTACTATTGAATTTAGTGCTAATCTAAAAAGAACCTCTACATACTCTTATGTATGTGGGGACAGACGAAAGATTGATGCTGTTGCAAATATTCCAACTCAGATATCTTTAAATGAAGGATTAGTTAAAACAATAACATATTATAAAGTAAGAAAATGAAAAACGAAGTTGTAGTAAAAGAAGGAGGCTGGATTTGGCCTAAGAAGGATGAGAGAAGTTGGCAAGGTCAAATAAAACAAAAGGAACTAGCTCAATACATACTTCCCTATGTAGTGAAGAATGATGTAATGATACAAGCAGGTGGTAATTGTGGATTCATTCTAAGTACCTTTGTTCCCTACTTTAACAACATCTATACATTTGAACCAGATCCAATAAACTTTTATTGCTTGAATCAGAATGTTACAGCACCAAGTGTTATTAAGATGCAATGTTGCTTAGGAAAAGAAAGTACACCAGTAGCTGTACAACATCTACAAAGAGGTATAGGAGAGGGAATAGACATAGGGGGAGTACATGTTAGTGGAGTAGGGTTTACTCCTACTATTGTTATCGACAAATTAAACCTACAGGCATGTGACTTAATTCAACTAGACATAGAAGGGTATGAACTCAATGCACTACTGGGTGCAGTAGAGACTATTAAGAAATATAAACCTGTACTATGTATAGAGTTCTGTGAAAACTGGTTAAATAGGTATGAAGCTACGTCAGATAGTGTTGAAACTCTTTTAGTTGAATTAGGATACAAACATGTAGAATCGTACCAAGCAGATAGAATTTACATAACACAATAGGTTACATATATACATACAATGGAAAATTCAATTAGTTTTTGCATCAATACAGCAGTAGATGAACTACCTTATTTAAAACTACTAATGAAGTCGTTAAAAGAAAATCTTAAGTACGACCACCACGAGGTAATTGTGTTTGTTGATTCTGATAATCAAAAAACCTTCGAATGGCTGACTACTCAAAAGTTAGAGTTTAAGAATCTAAAAATACTTAAAAACATACTCCCAGTATGTTATGGCCCTATTAGGAATATAAATGAAATGTTTAAATTTGCTTCTCATGAAATAGTTTCTTACCTACAGTCTGATATGGTTGTTTCTAGAAACTATGATGAGTATCTCTTAAAGCATATTAAACCTAATACGATACTATCTAGCACTAGAATTGAACCACCACTACATGGACCAGGTCCTGAGAAGCATACTGTGAACTTTGGACTAACTCCCTCTGAGTTTGATTATGAGGGGTTTTTAAACTACTGTGACATATGTAGAGAAGATAAAACAACAAGTTACTATTTTGCACCATTTACTTTATATAGAGAGATTTGGAACACTATAGGAGGGCAAGACAACACCTTTAGACGGTCAAGAGATGACTCTGATATTTTAAATAGGTTTATACTTTCAGGAGTAGAGATTGTTCAAACATGGGAAGCACTGGTATACCATTTTACTTGTACTTCTAGTAGAGGACCGGGCTGGCATGAGCCAAGTAATACAAAGGCACAGGAAAAGTTACAACTCCAAGCAAGAGCAGATAAGGTAGAACTTACTAGAATATTTAGAAAGTGGGGAGAATTTAGCCATGGACATCCAACACCGTACTACTATAATATAGTCTCAGAAATTAATATAGATATAGATATAGGTAACTTAGAGTTATTTAAAAACGTTGAGATGTTTTTTATAAAAAACTACATAACTTCTAAAAAACTATATAACGAGTTTATAAATGAGAATGAACATCTATATGCTAATATACTTTACAAGTACTCTCAAGAACAGTGGGAGGAGTACAAGTACATGTGCAACATAGAGAGATTAGAGGATAGAGTTTGTATAGGAGAACCAGAAGGAGATGTGGTAGTTTCATTTAACCTTAGTAGTATTAACCAAAATACATTTAATAATGTACTAAGTAAGTTACAACACATAATACACGAAGCAGAACCAGGTGATTATGAATTCGAAGGATTTACTTTCTCAATAAAGAACAAAGAGAATATTATAGAGACTAAACTTAAAGTAAACAATCCTGATATAAAACCAGAACATCTATATAAGGTATACTAGAAAATAAACTATTTATAACAAAAACATATGAGCTTAATCAACGAAATAAAAGAGATGCTATCAGAAGTTACCAAAGTAAACTTCAAAGGAAATAAATTTGTCCTTAAGATAGATGTAAATGAAGATCCAAATAAGAAAGGAATTAAAGTACAATTCCTTCCAACAACATTCTCAGGTATGTCTAAACAACAACAAGACGATATCGCTATGGACTTAGGAGCTAAATTAAATCAAGGATTAGCACCTCTAGGGTTAGCAGTAGAGAGAGACAGAGAGTTAAAGGATAAGACAATTGTAGGCTTCTTTATCTATATCGAATATCTAGATAAGATTATTATCAATGCTCTAAATCAAGCAGCACAAACAAGTAACGACTAAATAAAAAAGATATGCCACAGTTTTGTTTTTATTCAAAGAATAACCCTACACAAGAACCAGTAGGAGTTCTACACGCAGCAAGTAGAGAAGAAGCAATAAAATTCTTCTCATTGTCAAAACAATTATCAACAAATGATTTTCTAACAATTTTCGAAGTAAAAAACTATACGTATGGAGCTCAAGAAGGAATTAAGGAAAACGCTAAACAATTACTTAAAGGGTAATATTAGGATAAAAGAAAGAGATATGGCTAGAGATACAATGGAAAAGAAACTTTTTATCGAAAGCATAATCCTTTTAAGAGAGATAGAAGATAGAAGAGACTTTATGGAGGAAGAGATTGGAATGGATATGTCTATGTATGAAGAGAAGTTCTTACAGATTATAGAGAATCTATTTAAAGTTCATTTTACAAAAGAACAATTTGCTTTAATACAATACTACCTATATAAAGTTCCGGAGATTGAAGATTGGGATGGAAAGATTGATATTACAGACGGAAAGGAAATGATTACTGTTGACTTTGAAACTCCTGATCAAGTATGGAATGTTATATCCAGCTTAAAATAAATAAGAAAATAGTTGCTAGATAAGACTATTGTTCGTATATTTAGGTATAAATAATAAATTAAAACGGTTATGAGCTTAGAACAAATTAAATGTACAAGGTGTAGGAATGATATGCCTAAACTTAGATTGGACAATTACGGATACGATTTCTGTATAGAATGTTCAGATGTAAAGCCTAAGGTAGGACGTATTAGAGTAGTTGGGGAAGGAGACTATACAGTCACTGAACTTGATATCTTAGACCAGGATACAGCTAGAAGACTTCAAGAGCTGGAGAATACCTCTAGAGGAGTTAGAAATGTTCCATTAGAGATCTTAAACTTTGATGAGGATGAAATGTCTGACGACAGTAGAGCAATCTCAGAAGCTACAGACAAAGCATTAGAAGGTGAATTAGAAGTCTTAGATGATGAAGAAGACTTAGAAGACCTAGAAGATGTTGAAGATGTAGAGCTTGAAGACGAAGACGACGAATAGATGCCACCACCAAAATTCATATCGAAAGATGATTGCTTAAGAGCAATGCAAAATACTAGAAGTAACCGAGGAGCAGCTCGGTTTCTTCGATGTAGCTTTGTACACTATAAGAAGTATGCTAGAACGTATGTTAATGATCAAGGAGTAACTCTATGGGAGGCTCATAAGAATCAATCAGGCATAGGTATTCCTAAATATCTTCCTAACAAAGGTAAGCAAGCACCTCTTAAAGAATTGATTGAAGGGAAGATATCAGTAGCTTCTTTTGAGCCGGCTAAGATCAAACAGAGATTAATCTTTGAAGGCTATTTAAAAGAGGAATGTAATCGATGTGGCTTTCATGAAGAGAGAGTAACAGATCATAAGATACCTTTGATACTTCAATTTAGAGATAAGAACAAAGTCAACTACGAGCTTTCTAATATAGAGCTTATGTGTTACAATTGCTCTTTCCTATACTCTGTATCACCTATCACCGATAGACAAGTAGCAGCAGCAGAGGATTCTGTAGACAGACAAGTAAGAGATTTTGATTGGGAGGTAGATGATGCAATGAAAGAGCATTTAGAATCATTAGGACTTTGGAATGAAGTACCAACAGATGGTTCACAATACATCTCAGAAAACTATAAAGGGAATGAAAAAGAAGACTAAGCCCTCTAGGGAGAGAATTGTAGCTAACAAGCTTGTCAAACAATCTGAACAGAATGAAAAGCTGAGAGAGAAAACAATTAGTAATTCTTTTTGGAAATTATTTAGGAAATAGTTGCTAGAACAAACCTTTGTTCGTATATTTAGGTATGGAAAAAACAGGTGCAACAGTAAAGAAGCTTCATGACTTTAATACCTCAGGAGTATTAGAAGTATGTATAAAAGGTAACTGGTATAGGACTACTTGTAATGATTTTAGATCATTCGATGGTAAGAGAAGAATAACTGAGCCAATCAAACAGCCAGGTATAGGGGATAGTTTTAATGATATAGAATTTAAGACCTATGACTATAACGGTCCAGTATATGTTCTTCAAACAAACTTAGAAGTAATCAGAATGGATACAGAGACAATTGTAACTAATCCATATATTGAATCAACACAAAAATCTTTACCTAACAGCAATCGTATATGAAAAAATTAGTATTCAGATCCACAGATGAATTCTCAGAATTCTTTAAAGGAAAGAGCCCAGAGCTTACAAATGCAATAGTACATTCTATAAGAGAGGCTTTCATGTTTCATAAGAAGACAGCCAATCTATTTGAGATTACTTTTGATGAGAGTGATTCCGTATTTGAAATATCGCTATCGCATAAGGAATGGATAATAGCATTAGAGAATTGTCTTTCTCACTATGAGGAGTGGGAGATGGGAGACGACGCAATAGATACATTTTTATTAATTAAAGAAATAAAAACATGGTAAAGCCTTATACTAAAACATTTACATGTGATATCACAGGAATTATAACGACCTACACTTACAACGGTGCTAGCATTGTAAATGGTATCATAAAAGCAGAGTTCGAATATCCTAAAGAATACTTAGATGAATTCAATAAAAAGGAAAAAAGACAGAGTAATCTTCCGAAAACAAAACAAATGTTCTTAAATCCTGCAACAGGAAAAGAAGTGGGATATTACAGAGCTAAGAATTTAGGCCTTGTAAAATAAATTAAAAAAAGTTTGTATATTAGTTGCTAGAACGAATCTTTGTTCGTATATTTAGGTATAGAAATCAATTAAAAACAATAAGTTATGTTAGCAAAATTCAACACAGGTTTAGATTCTTACCTTTCAAAAGATCAAGTAAAAGCTTTAGCACCAGTAGCATTCGCTACAGCACCAACAAGTGATAAAGTTAGTAAGGATTACTTACTAGTAAATACTGAGACTATCATCGATGACTTAGAAAAGTTAGGATGGCTTCCAGTTACAGCCTCTCAAAGAAAGGCTAGAAAGTCTGAAAAGGCTACAATCTTCTCCAAGCACATGGTATCCTTTCAGAATCCAGATCTTATGATCAAGGGTAAGAATGGTGATGATGCTTTTCCAAGAATCATTTTAACGAACTCCCATGATGGATTTAATTCTTTTCAGTTTAGAATTGGAATCTACAGATTGGTATGTTCAAATGGATTGGTAGTAGCTGACGAGGAATTCTCAGCATTCAGAATACGTCACACAGGATATACCTTCGAAGAATTAAGAGGAGTAGTAGCACAAGCAGTAGCTGATCTTCCTAATAAGGTAATGATTTTAAATCAAATGCAGTTGAGAGAATTGTCTCCAGTAGAGCAAAGACAGTTAGCTATCGATGCAATGCAATTGAGAACAAATAGAATCGATGCTGTATGGGATGAAGAAACTATTCAAGACGTTTTAACTCCTATAAGAGATGCTGATAAAGGAAATGATCTTTGGACAGTCTTTAATGTAATTCAAGAGAAGATTACTCAAGGAGGATATTCAGCAGCATTGAATGGTGCTAAGGTTAGAAAGGTTAGAAAGATCAAATCATTCGAGAAAGATCTTAAAGTGAATCAAGATTTATTCAAGCTAGCAGTAGCATTAGTAAACTAATGGATAGAGCAAAGTATATACAGATGAGAAAATCAGGCCAGTATGATCTGGCTTGGTTTTACCAATACTTCCTGGAGAATAAGGATAAGAATAGAGTAACACCTCCCTTTGAAATATTTCAACAAGCCTTCAATATGTACTTCCAAATGAATGGAGCATTTATTCTAGAGCATATGGACAAGAAGATGGATGTATCAAAGATAGAAGATCAACAAGGAAATTTAATATACATAAACTAAACATGGAAGGAAAAGTAAAAACACCGAAGGAATTAATGGCAGACTTAAAAGGAAATTACATTCAAGTAATTAAAAAGAATGGAAAGACTCACGATAAGCTTTATAAAGATCCTCAGAGAGCAATCAGAGGAGTAGGAGGAGTAGAATATGTAAAGTACTTAAGAGAAGTTCTTAAAGAGCAAGTCAATTCAAGATACACAGAAGTAGATTCATTAACAGGAACACCAGAAAACGAATTATAATGGTAGAAAAAGTAGGATTAGCAGTAATGGCAGCTTTAGGAGTTGCAGTACTAACAGCAGTATTATTGGCTTGGCCAACACAGTGGCTTTGGAATAACGCTCTAGTAGGAGCAGTGGATGGAATCAATCCAATAGGATTTTGGCAAGCATTAGGACTTACATTCCTTTGCAATATATTATTCAAATCAACATCAAATAGTAAATAAGATGAAGACAAAAACAATTTTAAAAGCAATTGGATTTTTTATAGGATGGTTGTTATCATTCCAATTAATAGGTGTGGGAACATATCTAATGAATCAACCAAGCAATCTTTCATTTACATTTGGAGTATTAGCAGCACTATCAACAATTGGAGCCATAGGGTACTTTGCATGGAACTTAGGAGGGTACATGGGTAAGTTATCAAAGGAGTATCTAGAGAGTAAAGAAGTTAAGCAAGAAGAGCCTGAGCAAGAAGTAGAAGAAGAAGTTAAACAAGTTAAACAAGAATAGTTATGGTATTTTTAATAGTAGTTTTAGTAGTACTGCTGCTTATATTCACAATAGTACTGGGAATATTTTTAGCAGAGAATGACGGTATATTAGATGACCAAACCGTAAAAGATTATCTAGATAAATTAGGAGATAGCTTTAACGTATACATCTCAGAATACACTCACAGAATAGATCCAACATATTCAGCAAATGTAAAGAAGAGTATTGAACAATCTCCTGCAGTAATTCGATTAGTTTTCCCATATCACATAGAGTATGTAGGAGCAATTCCAGCATGGAGTAAATCAAAGCCTAGAATTGATGCAATGTTTGGACAAGGAACAAAAAGCAATTGGAAGAGAAAAAAATTAGGATTAGAGTAGATTTATCGAAGTAAGTTTCGTATCTTTAAGTATTATTAAAAACAAATAAAAGTAAACAATTAAATTTAAACAAAAGTAGTTATGAACAGAATTTTAGTAGTAGTAGCGTTGATCTTAGTAACATTAGGATTAGCAGGGTCATGTAAGATTGCCGATTCGGCAGAAGTAGCATTAGTGGTAGATCAAATTGGAACCAATAAAGGAGTTCCCAACATTGAAATGGCAAGTGGATTTATTTTCTATTTCCCGCCAACACAAGATGTATTTATGTATCCAACATCAGTTCAACACAAGGTATGGACAGCATCAGTAGATGAAGACTCTCCAACAGATGAGCATATTGATGTAACGTCAGCAGATGGAGCGACATTTGGATTAGATGTATCTATTAACTTACAATTGCAGAGAGCAAGAGCAGCTGAATTATTTATCAAGTATAGAGTTGATATGGAAGATCTAATTAATTCAAGAGTAAGAACTATAGTTAGAAAAGAGTTACTAGACAATGCAGTTAACTTCGCTTCAGATAGTTTATTACAGCATAGAAATATCTATGAAGGTAATGTAACAAGATCTTTAACAGCTTCTTTAGAGAAGGAAGGATTCACATTAAATAACATTGCAATTCTTAAAATGCAATTGCCTAAATCATATAAAGCAGCTATTGAAAGAAAGATTGCAGTATTACAAGAGACAGCAACTATTATCTCTCAGACAAAGCAAGCAGAGCAGACAGCATTAAAGAAAGTAGCATTAGCAAAAGGTAACTATGAAGCAGCACAATATGATGCTAAAACAAAAGAAATCTTATCTCAACCTAAGTTATTAGAATTGTACAAAGCAGAGACAGCTAGAATAAGAGCTACCAATGGTACATCAGAGTATGGATCTAATAACGTCTTTGGATCTACATCAGGAATACTCTTGAATAGAAACTAAAATATATTAAAAATAAATGTAAAAAGGCTTGCTTATGTGAGCCTTTTTTCTTATCTTTAAGTATTAGAAACAAACAAATAAAGGTTATGAAAGTACAAGATTTAAAAGCAGGTGATAAGTTTAAGATGAATGGACTATCAGTAAGCGGTAAGCAGACTAAGGTTAAATGCGAGATGATTAGATACAATGGAATGGATAAGTACATTGTAGTATGCCAGGGTATTAGTATATTGGTAGATGGTACTGATGAAGTCTCTGTATAACTAAAGGATAAGAGCTATGACAGAAGAAGAGTTACAGGCATTACTTGATGAGGAAGAGAAATACATCAATGAATGGAGAGATAGTTTAACACAGGAGCAGATTGATTCGATTTAAAAACTTAGGGGAGGGGGCGCAAGACTACTCACCGAAGGTGTCACGCGCAATTTCTCCCAACCTTCCAGGTTGTTGGAGGTAAAATCTAAATAAAAACTATATGAAAACAATTTACAAGTACGAATTAAGATCACAAGATGCTAGTATAAAGCTTCCTCTAGGGGCAGAGATACTTACAGTACAGATTCAAGACGGTAGGCCAATGATATGGGCTTTAGTAGATCCAGAGAATGTATTAGTGGATAGATTTATATCCATTGTAGGTACAGGATGGCAAGTAGAGGACAATACGAAATATATTTGTACATTCATGGAAGGATATTTTGTGTGGCATGTATTTGAAATGATACAATAGTATGAAAGTAATCTATATGGAAAGAACTATTGCTCTTATGTTACATGAAAGAGCCAAAGAGACAGAGATATTAATAGCCTCAGGAGAGGTTAAGAAGTCAGAACAAGGAGTTAATTATTTACTAACAATTGAAGAGGATGGTGATAGTATTGTATCAGAAGAAGTATAAGGGGATGAAGGTCATGTTCAATTCTAGAAAAGGAAGCGGGATGATAATAGAGGGGATAGCCGTACAAGAGGTACCGGAACTAGATGTAGTAATTCTCAGAGATAGAGAAAACTTCTCACATGCAGTAAGTAAGAATTCAATAACAGAGATATGAAAAAGTTACTTTGGATATTGTATTGGAGACTTACAGGAATGATAGGGTATACAATCGTCCTTAGCGATTGGTATGATCCGGAAACATTTACATTAAAGAGAAAGAACAGTCACATGACCTTTCTCAAGATTCTAAGTAAGGAGGATGCAAACGGACATAGAAAAATAAAGGAAGTATTTAAAATACAAATAAGAAAGATATGAAAGAAATAACAATCAAAGATGTTTTTAATAAGGAGAAAGCCCAGGAAATAAAAACAACCTTAGATGAGATAAAAAGGCTTAGAAATGAAAATAAAATACTCAGAGAGGAATTAGAATACGAAAAAAGAAAGAACATTATAAAATAATAGAGATGATAAAGACTAGAATGGTTATAATGAAAGGAGGTCATACAGAATATGATTTCGAAACAGAGATTATAAAGCCTAGAATAGGGGAGTTAATCTCCATAGGAGGTAATCATTATGAAGTAAAATTCATACAATACCTCTTTGATGATGAAAAACAATTCAAACATATACTTGTAACAGCAATAAATGGAGGAAGATGACAGTTAAAGAACTAATTGAAAGTCTAAGTAAGATAGAAGACAAGGACATAAGAGTAATAGTAAGTGGATATGAAGGAGGCGTAGATGATATAGTAATAGGAAACGGTATAGATAATAGTACTATAGTAATTCCAGCAATCATACATGTAGCCTTAGATGTAAATAAAGAATGGTATTACGGTAAACATAAAAGAGTAGATGATATGTATGGAGCGACTAATAGTGAATACCATATAGTAAAGGCAATTATACTATAGAGATACCCATTCATAGACCCGTTTACATACCCGTTTACATACCCAATTCGTTACCCATTTGTAACCCGTTTCTGTCCCCGTTTCATACCCATACATACATGCATGTCACGTACGGAAGATACCTGGAGAGACATAGAGAGAACTACTGAGATACAATAAGAAAAGGTAAGACTTTGATTAAACATAAAGAGTAGTAAAACCCTTTGAAGAGTATAAAGACATATAGTACTAGGTATGAAAAGGTACTGTAAAGGATATACGATGTGTAAGAAAAGAATAAAGGCACGGTAAAATAAAGTAAGGAAAAATGTGGGGACTGTGTCTCCTTATTACTTTTTTTTCTATATAGAGATAATCTATTGTCTATAGTGTAAGGAGATACCCGATTTCGATACCCATTTGGTACCCGTTCCTATAGGCGACAGGGAGAGAGTGTAAGGAAAAACCCGTTCTAGCTACCCGTTTGTAACCCGTCCTGTTACCCGACCTAGTAACCCGTTTGGAAACCCCTCTAGTGACCCGGTTGAGACCCGTTTCTTTCCCCGTTTTCTACCCCCTTCGGGGGAAATAACTTAAAATAAAGTTGCCTAACATAACTATTGTTCGTATCTTTAGGTATAAAGATAAAAAAACAGACACTATGAGAACAATGAGAACAGAGAAGGTAGCAGAATGGTTAGGAAATCAAGGAATGGTTGAGGCTAAGGCTAACTTACTCAGCACCTTTGGTCATATGGAGAATATTGACTACGGAGGAATAGAAGGTTTCTTGTATATCTATTATAAAGACTTTGCTGGGGATGTTTTCCTCTCTATGCAGTGTCAGGTTTCTACAACTCTAACCTTTGATTAAACACTATGAAGACAATTCAATTTACCATGCAAGAGAGATGGGCTGCCTCACGGCATACCGTACAGAAGTCTAAGAAGACCTACAACAGGAAGGAGAAGCACTCCTCAAAGAAACAGGGGCCTCAAAAGGGTCCCTTTTATTATACCTAAAGCTTTGCTTTAAGTGCCAGGACCAGTTAAAGCATCACTTTAAGTTAAAGCATCACTTTAAGTGGGTATGAAACAGTAGTGTGTATTACCTACTACAGAATATAAGGTACCGGCCCGTCTACTCTTCCGACTCTCTTTCAAGATCAGGCCCCTTATCCTTCTAACATACCTAAAGATACGAACATAACTCCTCTCTAGCAACTATTTTTACATTTATTTTGTTATTAATAATGAATATAAATAACGTACAGGAGTTGCCTCCTATGTACTTATTCCTTATCTTTAGGTATCAATAATTAAAACAATAAAGGTCATGACTAAATCAGAAACATTCAAATTACATTTTCCAGAGTTTAAAGGAGTGGTACATTTCTTCACCTCAGATTGTGAGCAATTAAACTTTATAGATGTACCTAATGATACAGTTGAATTCACTACTTCTTTTACATTGAGTTGTGGATGTTGTTCTGACTTTGATCAGAGAGAGGGATCTCTAAGTCATATCATGGATCTTATGAGTGGAGGTGAATTTGTAGAACTTTTATCAATAGTAAATAATTTAAAATAAAGTTGCTTAATTAAATTATAGTTCATATATTTAGGTATCAATAATTAAAACGACATATATTATGAATGCAATTTACAAATGTGAGGATTTTAAAATCGAAAATGGAGTATTAACAATATGGGGAGCTGAGCTAATAGGAATGGCTGCATCTGTTAATGATTTCAATAAGGTATATGAAATATTTTGTAAGGGTAAAGGAATCCTTCCTAATGGATTAATATGTCCAGCATTATATTGTGAACAAAGGGAAATTAATATTGTGGTATTTGAAAAATAAAGTTGCTCGTTTAAATTAAAGTTCATATATTTAGGTATCAATAATTAAAACGACATATATCATGGTAAACAAAATTAAAGGATTAACAGTAGTAGACTTCATCGGAGGTAGAAAAGGTATCTTCCAGGCCATTACAAAAGTACCAGCAGGCTTTATGATAGCCTATGAGATAGGTACAGAATTACCTTCTCTTGATAGATGGAAGAAAGGAGCTCTTCAGACTATCCAATTTAAAGCTGAAGGAACTAGCCATTGGACAACAGTATTTGCTAAGAAAGGCACAAAGGTAATCTTATTGGATCAGTCTTTGGCTGAGACTATAGAGGTAGGAACAATCAATTCTTTATTCTACAATACAAATCTAATGGATCACAATCAGTATCAAGCTGTAAAGGCTAAGACATGGGCAGATAAAGTATTTGTAGTGAATGAAAATAATTTAGAAAAAGTTGTATAAATAGTTGCTCGTTTAAATTATAGTTCATATATTTAGGTATCAATAATTAAAACAATATAGAAATGGAAAATCAAGAAATTAAAGATTATGTTTTAGATTTTATTTTTGATGATATGGATGTATTTGAAGATTGTACTTCAAAGAAATCTTTCATTGAACTTGCTATTACTATTTTAGATGCAAATCTTTTAGCTGAGTTTGATTTCAAGGGGGAAGATTTAAGCCAAGATCTCCAATATGAATTCTTAGAAGGGGTAAAAGTTGAATGGAAAATATTTAAAAAATTAAATGGATTATAGTTGTTTAATTGAATCTTAGTTCGTATATTTAGGTATCAATAATTAAAACAATATAAACTATGGGTTATTCTTCAATGTTATTAGGGAAAGGTTTTGACCAGCCTTATCGTTCAGTTAAAGAAATTGTTAGTTTTCTTCAAACTTCAAATTACCAAACAGAATCTCAAATACAAGAAAAAGTATTTGGTTACTTCAGAAATTCAACTTGGGAATCAAATAAGAAATATGCCGACATGTTGAGAAGAGGTTTGGAAAAAGGACTGTATAAGAGAATCCTATGGAAAAAGAAATCTGATAGTAGAAATCTATACTACTATTATGTTGTAAATAAATCAAAATAAAGTTGCTCGTTTAAATTTTTATTCATATATTTAGGTATCAATAATTAAAACATATAAAAACATGGGAAATTTATTATCGACTGCAAAACAAGTATTAATTGACGGGGCTATTGAATTGTATGAAATGAGAAGATCAGATTTAGATTTTGATGTTCTTTCATATGAAAATCATTATCGAAATCTTGGAAGTTTAATTTTTCAAATCGATTCTTATAATTCATTAGGAGATATCTTAAATGATATGGAAAATGATAATCTTCAGGAATTGGGATATTTCGGAGCTGATGAGTTTTTAATTGAAGAATTTTTAAAAGCTGTTAGAGAAAGTATTTAAAAAAATAGTTGCCTCTTCGGAGGCAATTTACTATCTTTAGGTATCATTAATTAAAACAATATAAGTTATGGAAGATGCAAATAAATTTTACGAGTGGATGTTAAAGATTAAAAGTATTCATTTGGCTGACAATAATAAGATGGCTAAGGCTTTCGAAAAGTTTTCTGAGAAATAAATAATATTTGTTGTGTGGCGAAATTGGTATACGCTAAATCACCTCAAGTAGAATAGCCGGTAGACGTGGGTGACGTGCAAAGGCGTGAGGGTTCGAGTCCCTTCACAACATCAAAATAATTAGCTTAGTCTGCATTAATTATTTGGATCTGCAGGTCCAGGAGAGGTCTGGTTAAAGTGGGCAGTGCCAACACAGGAAGTTCGAATCTTCCCTCTCCACAAAATAAATTAAAAATAAATAATAAAATAGTTGTTAGATTAAATTAATGTTCGTATATTTAGGTATCAATAATTAAAACATATAACATTATGACAAGAATTCAAATTTTAGAAGATCAAAAAGCAATCTTCGTAGCACAGAAAGAAGTATTAGAAAACAAAAGAGGAGACATTTATGTTAGAGAGCAACAAGCAATCTCAGATGCTTTGCTTCCTTTTTTTTATGAATTTTCGGAAGAAGTAGAAATTGAAGTAACTAGAGGATCTGTTTATTTTAAAATGGCTCATCCAGAAGTAACTTACAAGAAAGAATTATTTAATCTTTATTTAAGAGAGAATTGGGACGATAGTTTAGCTAAATCTTTTAAAGGAGTTGATCTTTCTTATTATACTACTCAAACAAAAGGGGAGTCAAAATGGGAATTAAAGAGATTGCAATTGTTAGGAAAGTTAGCTGAGATTGTAGATGAGTTTCAACAAAAAATGGTTTATGTTGTAAACGAAGCTGTATTTCCTTTTAAAGAAGAATTCAAAGCAGTTTTTGCTCAAATGGAATTAGTAGGGAAAGCTATTAGAGAATTAGACGTTAAGATTGCATCCTTTGAAAAGGAAGTGATTGAATGGGAATTGAGATATGCAAAGATTGAATTTGCAAAAGCAAGAGAGGTTCAAATGAAGTTTAATTATTCTCCAAGAATTGTATCTTTGAAATTATTTGAGTTCTCTAAATCCGGAAAGAAAGCTACTGCAATCTTTGAATGGGAAAAAGGAAGAGAATCTAGAGAAGAAAATGTAAGCGTTAGTTCCATAGTTGATCAAGTATTTGGACTACGTAAAGATATTGTTCAGCACACTTTAGCTGAATAGTTTTTAATTATTGATCGAAGAAAGGGCTCCTATTAGGGGCCTTTTTGGGTTAAAATAGTTTGTGAAATAGTTGCTAGTTACAATCTTTGTTCGTATATTTAGGTATCAATAATTAAATAGATATATTATGAAAGAAGTTAGAGAGTACTTTGATTTGAATTATGGTTATGTTGATCTAGGAGGAATAGATGATCATGTATTAGAGAGTTTTTTATCTCGATCTTATTTGATTGACTTAAGTTTTATAAGAAAGATGGATTGTTTATACGATTATATTCTTTCTCAGGATTTATGTAATGTTCAAGAATAATTAATAATAATTTAAAAAATAAGACTATGACTAAATTATTCAGAGATGTAAACTACTACATCGTACAAGCTTCTAATAGCACACAGAGAGAATTTGAATTGGACTTCGCAGATGTCATAGAGGTCTATGATACAAATTCCATAACTTTAACTACTGAAGATAAAAGAGAGGTAGTTATTAGTTGGGATGAAAAAGGTTATTTTAAATCTTACTTCATACAGGAAGAAACAATACTAATGAGATCACATCCGGGAATGGTAGAAGAAGTAATCTCTATGTTAAGACATATGGAGATAGATGGAGAAACAATGGAGTACATTCTAGATAAAGTAGGAATGACAGATCAAATGTTAAAACAACTCTCAGGGAAATACTTATAAAAAAAGTTGCTAGTTACAAAGTTAGTTCATATATTTAGGTATCAATAATTAAAACAATATAAATCATGGCTACATTAATCAAAGATCAAAAAGAAGTTACATTTGCACAAGGAGAGAGAGTTCAATTCAGAATGTTAGATTCTAAAGCTCCTGGAGATAATTACTCTCCACCACAAAAGACAGTTTATGGAACAGTTGGAAATATAAACAAAGTTTCAATGATTGTTCAAGGAGTGGATGGAAATCTATATAGAGTAATGAAGAATGAAGTTAAAAAATATGTTGATCCTTTTGCAAAATAAAGTTGCTAGTTACAAAGTTAGTTCATATATTTAGGTATCAATAATTAAAACAAACAATATGAAAAATTCAATTAGATTACAAAGTTCAATTTACATTTACGATGTAGAGTTTGATGAAGTTCAATATGAAGTTCAAGTAACAGATGGAGTAATAAGTGCTATGTATAGATCAGATGGCTTCAATATTTCAGGGGTAGAGGGAGAAGACCTTAGGGATTTTATCTACAATAATAAGTAAAAATAAAGTTGCTAGTTACAATTAAAGTTCATATATTTAGGTATCAAAATTAATCAATCAATAATTAAAAACAAAACATTATGAAAAAAGTAAATGTATTAGAGTCAGTTCAAAATTCAGTTAGTTCAATCTTTAGTAAAGAAGATGTAATCAATCTTATCAATTCAATTGAAGGAGAAGGAGGAAGAGTTATTACAGTTACAGAAATTGGAGCAGCTATTGATAGATTAGTTGATAGCTTGGAAAATAATGAAGATGAAATAGTTGATACAGATTCAGTAGAGTTCAGTATTGCTTATGATAATCGAATTGAAGTTGATAGGGTAAGAGTAAACTTTGATTACATCAGAGAAGCTCTTGAAAATACTTTTATGGACTTTGGTGAAGCTGAAGAAGAAGTTACAGAAAATGAATTGTAAATAAAGTTGCCTCTTCGGAGGCTTCTTCTTATCTTTAGGTATCATTAATTAAAACATATAACATCATGAAAGAATTTTTCGAAGCACAGTTTAAAATGTTGGACAGAGGAATAGTTGCAACTCCTAAAACAAGAGAAGATCTTGAATACTTTGCAAAGGCTAATCAAGGGTCGATGGATATCTTATTAATGCAAATGGCTATGAACTTTGGTTATAAAATGGCATTAGAGAATGTTCAAGAAGAACTAGAGAAAGTGGCATAGATGTCTGAGTTGTATAAGAGCTGGAAAGGAAAAGGAAAGAAGGTCGCTAAGGTCTTCTCTCCGATGGTAGGGATGGTATATCAAGGACAAGATAAGTTCTTTGGAAAGATAGTAATAGGAATGTTAGTCGAGATGTTTGATCAGAACGATGAAGCAGTACTAAGAACAAAAGACAATAAATTAATCTCAGTAGATATTAAATCTTTAAAAGCAATCATATGTCATTAAATGTAGATCAAAGATTATCTTTCACATCCTCTGAAGGAGTAGAGGTAACAGTAAGCCAATATGGAGGCAGTAAGATGGTTCAGTTAACATTGAAAGATGTAGATGAGGATGGAAAGGCAGTAGCTCTTATCTCTTTCTTAAACAAAGATGAAGTAGTAGCCCTTATAAGTATGCTGGAAGAGATTTAATAAAGAGTTGCTATTCTGTAAAAGAGTTCTTATATTTAGGTATCAATAATTAAAAAGAGATACATTATGACAAGAGAAGATTTTATTGCAGGGGTAGAGTTCGAGATTAAAGGCAATTACTTTAAGCTGGATAGGGATCAAAGATCTATTACAAAGGTCTTTAGAACATCTGATAGGAGTAGAGTAGTAATGGAGGACTATCATATGAATGTAGAAATGATAGGCAGGGTAAGGTTTGAATGCTACAGCTACATGATGGGTAGGAAAGTAGAAAGAAGAATTAGGTTTGAGGACCTAGAAGTTTTTAAAGGTTAGTCTTCGGACTAACTTTTTTTTTGACCGGTGGTCAAGGTGACGTCAAGGTGAGGTCAAGTTGAGAGAAGTTTGATAGTTAAGTTCCCTCAACGGGTAGCCACTCGGGTATTTGGGCCCACATAGAGTTGTATATTTCTGATGAAAATTGAGGTATGGGGGTATATATTTATATATACTATGTAGCTTTAAGAAAGATGTTGTTATGAGCCCAACCTACCTAACCTAGTCCCTCCGAAGAAGAATTACTGCTCAAGGTGTCCTCCTTCTTTAAGTTTGGTCTATATAGCTGCTAAACCCTAGCACGGTTACCACCTATACCCCTAACCTACCTCTTATGTTGTATTACTATGTGTTTGTTTCTTATATTTAATATAGAACATTTCCAGCAATTCTCCAACTACCCAAGGGATTTTTTCCGGACAATTTTTCGTTATACAAACATTATATATTTATATAAGATGAAGAAGCTTAATAGTAACGACCTTTTTGATATATTCTCCCAGGGGGATGAAGCTGTCTATAGAGAAAACCATGTAGAGGAGGTATTGGACAATTCCTTTGTATTATTCGGTATGGTGATAAGAGGGGTAGAGAATTATTTCATCATAGATAAGATCTATTCAAATAGATACGGAAAAGACTATGCCTCTATGTCCGATTCTATAAAACTAAAGTACTTTAACGGCCTTATTGGATACCTTGAGAGAATCAATCTATCACAGTCAGACACGGTTTTAGAACTTGTTGATGAATTCGGACCTCAAGCTATCAAATACGCCTTGGAAGAATTATTAGAATTCTATGAAGAGAGAGAGTATTACGAGAAATGTGCAATTATTTTTAAGTTTTACGACCTTTTCTTTAAGAAATAGTTGCTAGAAGTGACCTTTATTCGTATATTTAGGTATAGAAATCAATTAAACAAATAGGTTATGGAAAATTTAATTTTAAACATCGCAATTGGTTATTTCATTACAGGGGGGATTCTTTCAGTTATTACCGACATCTCTATAAGATTGATCAAGGTAAGCCCTCCATTCACATTCAAGGATGTAATCATTGTTGCCCTCATCTGGCCGACGGTTATATCTGTATTGGTAACGGATTACTTAAACGGAGATTTTTAATGATAGTAGATTACATGTTAACATACCTCGGTATAGGTGTTTTTATATACATTCTATCGGATATCTCCATTCGGGAGATGAAAACAAGTGAACCTTTTACTTTTATAGAGATAATATCATGTGTGTTATTCTGGCCTTTTGTAGTGTTTGCTTTTATAAGAGAATTTTTTAATGGAGATTATTAATTAAACAAATAAGTTATGTATAAAGACAAAATAAGTATGGGAGAGGCCATGTCTCTTGAATTATTAGGAGAGATTACAATTGTTGATGCTTCGCCAGAGTCTGCCACCCCTTTTGGAGAAAACGGAAAACAGTGGAAAGAAGCATTTATAAAACTACAATCCAAACACAGGCATATATCCCCAGATAAACTCCTTAACTTCCTTTCGGCAAAATACCTTATAGAGGTATCTGAAGGCATAGTGGATACAGATAGTAATACTTATTCCTGGAGATATTTCCATGGTATAGAGAATAGACAAATAAAAGAGAAATCTAAAGATAATATCGAGTATGTCTATATTCTGGTTAATCCGGGTTATCCTTCCTTGGTTAAGATAGGAATGACCATTAAGGAAGTTCATAGCAGAGTCACGTCAATTAACGCTACTGCGACAGTTGAGGAGTGGGTTCCAAAATTTGCTCTTCCGGTAGAGAAAGGTACTGCCTTTTATGTAGAACAGGCTGTTCACACTTTCTTTGCCCCTGTAAGGGTTTCTTCCGATCTTGGTTCTTCAAGAGAGTTTTTTACCCTAGATCCATTAACGGCTTTTGATAAGGTTCGTGAGGTAGGGGCAGTGTTTGCTATAGGAAATCCTATTACTTATTAAGGATTAACAGGAAATTAACAGAGGTTAGGCAAGGATATATAAAATCTTGCGCGGCGATTCTTCGAAAATAAATTAAAAAATAGTTGCCTCCTTTAGTTTTTCTTCTTATATTTAGGTGTAATCAAAAAGATATATTATGAAACAGTTTAAATTTTTATTTTTAGCATTAGTATCGTTATTTATTTTTAGCTGTACTCCTGATGAGATTCAACAAGATGTTTGTTTAAATGGGGATTGCGGTGTAGAATTCTGGATTGATACTCTAGGTCATCCTGGGACCTACCAAGACCCACAAGGGGTATGGCATATAAAACATGCTGATCTAGACTATTTTACTGTAAAAGGTCGTATAAATGAGTTGGATCCTCACTATGTTATAAATGGAGTTCCTTTAGTAGAAACAGGATTTGATTCTAATTTCTTCTATACTCTTGGAAATGTTATTTGGACTTACCCTACTTATTCTTTTCTAGGACTTTGGTCAAGTAGTCAGATGAACACACCAATTCCTTACGGAACTGCTTCTTATACATTTCCGCAACTAATAGGACAGACTACTATAATCAACCTAGCAGGGTATGAGATTCAACGTAATCCTCATGTTAATACAAATCACCCGGCTTACCAAGGATATTTCGCAACTTACAGCAAATACACGTATACTCCTCAGCAGAGCATGGTTTTCTTTGACGATTTTGAAGGGATGACAGCAACAATATATTTAGAGGTGACTTTAGGAGAAAATAAAAAAACTATTAACAAAGAGATAAAGATATCTTTTGAACCTTAATAGTTGTTTCCCAAAAAAAAAGTTCATACCTTACCTCTATAAGAAATTATCCCGGACTAAAAAAGGAATAAAAACTTAAAAAAATAGTAATTAATAAAAATAAACAAAATGAGAAACAAAGATTTATTCGAACAAAAGTTAGAAAGATTTGAAGCAGAAGTAAAAAATATGGGGTATAATATTCATAAAAATGAATTAGATGTTGCATATGGTTTGGTAGAGGTATTATTAGAGAAGATAGGTGATCTTAGAACTCTATTGAATACCGAACACCAAGACTAATGAATCTTTCGGCAGAACAAATAGAACGTAATTGGGATAAACATCTTAAAATCGTTGATACTTTTATAACAGGTGATCGTAAAGAGAAGTTAAAAGCTCTTTACCTTGACCTTGCCGATGAAATGGTTATGGCTCCTGCCTCCGGAAAGACTTTTTACCATAATGCTTTCCCGGGAGGGTATATTGACCATGTTAATCGTGTTGTTCATTGTGCTTTAAAAACTAAAGCATTATGGGAAGAGATGGGTACCTCTATAGATTTTACAGATGAAGAGTTAGTTTTTGCAGCTCTTAATCATGATTTAGGTAAAATAGGTTCTAAAGGAAAACCTAACTATATTCAACAAACAGATAAGTGGAGACAGGATAAATTAAATGAAATGTATACTCCTAATAAGGATTTAACTTTTATGCTTATTCAAGACCGTTCTCTTTTTACTCTACAGCAATATGGTATAGCTTTAACAGAAAGAGAATTCTTAGCTATTAAATTACATGATGGATTATATGATGATGTAAATAAGCCTTACTATATGTCTTTTAGTCCTGATGCTAAATTTAAAACTAATTTAGTCTATATTCTTCATAATGCAGACTTCCTAGCTTCTAAAATAGAATACGATAACTGGAAGTCCTTAGGAGGTTCTACGGAGAATAAGGCAGAGAAAACCAAAGCAAGTACAGGTAGAACAGTTAATGCTTCAGAGGGATTAATGAATTTAGTAAAAAATATTTAAAATGGAAATCTTATTAATAATATCAGCAATAGTAATTTTAGCACTAGCTTATATAACTTTCAACTTAAACCGTAAGGTAATTAAGCAAGAAGAGATCTTAGAATACCAAGTAGGTTACCTTAGAAATGTTTCGTACCTTATACAAGAATCAAAAATTTATGTTGAACAATTAGATGAGAAAGGTGCATTTAGAGCAGATGATGAAGTTGGAGTTTTCTTCAATTTTATGAAAGAAATACAGGAAACTATAAATGCTTACCGTCTCCCAGAAGACTATGGCAAAGCCACCAAATAAAGATAATTACTATTTTACACAAGAGACAGAGGATGCAATCGTAAGATATAACGCATCCTCTGACCCTATTTTCCGAGACACGGTATTTAAGAAAGAAATATACCACCCACTTTATAAGCTAGCAGAAAATATTATACATACTTTTAAGTTTTATTACTTAGATGTAGATAGTATTGAAGATTTAAAGCTAGATGTAGTGAGTATGCTTGTTGAAGAGAAACTCTATAGGTTTGATGCAACCAACGGCGCTAAGGCGTTTTCCTATTTTCAAACAATAGTGAAGAGGTGGCTTATCAACTATAATAACCGTAACTATAAAAAACTAAAACAAGTAGGATCTTTCGAAGAAATGGAAGATTCTTACGAAGTAGAAGGTTTACCTGATTCTGAAAGAAGAATAACTCTAGCAGTAGTGGTGAATCTTTTTGTTGAAAGTAGTTATGAAAATATAGAAGAGCTATTTCCTAGAGAACAAGACCAAAAGGTAGCAGACGCCATACTCACACTCTTTAGAACACGTCACGACTTAGAAATTTTTAGAAAGAAAGCTCTATACATATACATAAGAGAGATGACCGATTGTGAAACCCCTACACTTACTAAGGTAATCTCTAAACTTAAAGAAGAATTTTATAGAATATATAAAACCTACCAAGAAGCAGGATTTACTATTCAATAACATATCTTTCGATATTTATATAATAAATAGACTATGGGATTAGAGACAACAATATTCGGAAAAAAGACTGTTTCTGATGTTTTGAAAGAAATTTACGACAATTCTCGAAATAAGGACAAACAAATCAATGCTCTTATTGGAGAACTAAAACCTCTTGTTGAGAACATAGGTGATGCAACTTTAGTTGTTCCTATGATAAAAGAGTATTTAGAGGTAGGAGTAAAGAATGATGAACATCTTATTAAAATGGTAGCACTTGTTCAAAGACTAGAAGGAGGAGCAAAAGGATCTGAAGCAGACTTTTTCAACCCTGAAGAGCTTGCAAAGCTAATGGAACAGAGTGAAGAGCTTGGAAAGCAATTAGATAAAAAAGACGAGTAATGGCAGCAGGTAATTATTTCTTAGGAAGTAAGATAGGGGGCATAGTACAGTCTCAAAATGGAGGAGGATCTCAACAAGCTTCCCCTGTTTTCGGAAGAGTTATGAAGATTGCTCTAGATGAAAGTACAGAAATCCTAGATGCACAAGGAAATTCTTTACCTATCGGAACTATCCTGTACAGGGATATTACAGCTGAGAAAGAAACAACAGCAACTGAATATCCAGCACTACCCCTACAAAGTAACTTCAAGCAATTTCCATTACTAAACGAAGTAGTACTGTTAATACAAGGACCTACCTCAGATATTCAAACAAACGTAAGTACAAAAGATGTATACTACTCAACAGTAGTAAATCTCTGGGGGAGTAGTCATCACAATGCCCTACCTGAACCCAACACAGATATTAGTACAATTTTAGGTAAAGATGTAAAAGAGCTTTCTGACGTAAACCCTATGTACCCATACCCAGGAGACGTACTAATAGAAGGAAGACAGGGTCAGTCTATAAGAATAGGAGGAAATATGTCTCCTAAAAATACATTAGTAGACTCTATTAATAATGCAAAGCCTTTTATTTTAATAAGTAACGGGCAAATTAAGACAGATAACGGGATAGATCATATTGTAGAAGATATAAACAAAGATCCTAACTCGTTATACTTTTTATCTGATCATAAATCTGATTTAGTAGCTGCTAATACAAAGAGAGATTCTTATGACCTAGTTCCTCTAAACTCAGATCAATATATAGGAAATCAAGTAATTATAAACGGAGGAAGACTTTTTTTTAATGCAAAAGAAGATTCAATCTTACTATCTGCTAAAGAATCAGTAGGATTAAATGCAAGAACTTTAAATTTAGATGCAACAGAGTACTTCTGCGCCGATTCAAAAAAGATATACCTAGGTAAAGCAGCTAGAACCTCAGGAGGTAAAGAGCCGGTAATACTCGGAGCACAGTTAGAGAACTGGTTAACCACCTTATTAGATACTTTGAATAACCTAGCAATCGCTATGACTACTGCAACATCGGTAATAGGCGGCCCAGTAGTACAGCTAAATGCTGCAGGTCCAGAACTACAAGCAGTTGTTAACTCTTTGAAGACTCAAATTAAGTTATTTCAATCTAAAAAGGTATTTACAGAATAATGGCAGAGCAGATACAAAATCAAGAAGATTCTATAGCAAAAGCTAGAGAAGCTCAAAAGAAATACGAAGAGGCTAAAAGTAAAGCAGAGGCATCTAGTAAAAAAGCAGCTGACGCTACCAAAAGAGCAAAAGAGCTTCAAAAGAGAATAAAAGAAACACAGGCTATAAGTAAGGTGGCTGGAAAAGTAACTGGAGGAATAGCAGCAGTAGTAGCTATACAAGTAGGTGGGTTACGTGGGAAGATAGTAGCTCAAGTACAAGCTCAAGTACTTACATTATTGAATAAGTTCTCAAATAAATGCCCAGATCCAGCAGAACTACAGGAGATTATTAAAATAAGAAACACCCTTATAAACCATTTATCTAGTTTTGAAAAAAGGGTATCTAAATTCTCTACAATAGCAACTCAGATATTAGCAATTGTCGCTATAGTTAAGATTGCTATTAAGATAATAACCTCCATCCCAATACCAACAGCAATTATACCCCCAATGTCAGGGGGAATAGGTATTCCAATTAGTATACTAACAAAGTATAGTAAAGCCTTAGTAGCACTAGATAAGACATTAGATAAGTTATTAGGAGAAGCAGCAGCTATAACAGTAACAATTGCATCTATAACTCCTATAATACAGAACTTAAAGAATAGATTAACCTCTATAGATCAAGCAATAGAGCAATGTAGCTTAGGTAACCCTGCTGATTTGAATGAAATAATAGCAACTGCACAACCACCAGAGAATACAGGTTCAGAAGGAACTCCGACAGATACCCAGGGTAATATTGATCCAAATTATATTCATACAAGTGCTACAACAGGAAAGGTATACACATTAGCTATCAATCAAGATCCAGATTCTCCTAAAATAGCTCCAAAAAGATACGCAACTGCAATAGACAATAGGGGAATAGTAGTACTAAAAGGACCTTCCTCATTTAGTTCATCAACACAGGTACTATTGGATGAGGTAAAATTTAGAATAGATAATCAATTATTATAACATAACTATTTATTAATATGAAGTTAGACTTATTAAAAAAATTAATCAAAGAAGCTGTAAGTGAAGCAGTTCGAGAGGAATTAGGTAAAATTCTTTCTGAAGATGTGAAACCTGTTCAAACACAAGTACAGCAAGTAACGAAGTATGCAGAACATAAACCAGTTATTGCAAAACCGGTTGCTACAGGTAATCCACTTATGGATTTAATGAACGAGACAAAGTATTCAATGACTCAAGGAGAGTATCAAAACCTAGTAAGTGCAACATCAGACATGGTATCAGCACCAGGAATGGGAATGCAAACAGGTTTAGAGCAGTTTAGACCAGGTGTAGAACCGGGATTAGATATTTCTCAATTTGACTTCATGATGAGAGCAGGAGACGTATATAAAGCATCAGTACAGAAAGATAAAGAAAGATTCGGAGCATAATGGCGTTTAATGTACAAAAAATAAATCCACTAGATCTACAACCTAGGAAAGCAGTTGGAGTTAGCTTACCCTTCTCCTCTACCTCTGTGTTTAACTCTACATACTCCACTCAAGACGCTTTAAAATCTAATTTAGTTAATCACTTTCTTACAGAAAAAGGAGAGAGATTCCTAAACCCTAACCTAGGTGCAGGATTAAGGAGATTGTTATTTGATCAGATAACAGTGGATAAACAGGATGAGATAGAGGGAGTAGTTAGGACAGAAATATCAACCTGGTTTCCAAATCTACAGGTGAACGATATAAAGGTAGCAACCTCACCAGATACAAATACAGTAACAGTCTATATAAAATATAGCGTCACTCAAACAAATATACAAGACGAATTGTTAATTAACTTCGAACAATAATGGCTCAGGATAGAGATATAAAATATGTAAATAAAGACTTTGGAGACTTTAGAAGTCAACTAACAGAGTACGCTAAAAACTACTTCCCAGACACTTACAACGACTTCTCACCTTCATCACCAGGTATGATGTTTATTGAGATGGCTGCATATGTAGGAGATGTTTTATCATTCTACCAAGATACACAGCTACAAGAAACATACCTCCAACATGCAAAAAATCCTGCTAACTTATACAATCTAGCATACATGATGGGATATAGACCTAAGATAACATCTCCCTCAGAAGTTGATTTAGAAATTTCTCAAATAGTAGGAGCAGTAGGCGGGGAGCCTAACTGGGGTCAAGCACTATACATACCAGCCTATACAAGATTAAAGTCAACAGTAGCAGATCAAGTTAACTTTTTTATAGATAAGCATATAGACTTCACTTTCTCAAGCTCTTACGACAATACTGAAGTAACAGTAGAAACCCTATCAGGAGCTAACCCTAGTCAGTTCAGGTTAACAAAAACAGCAAAAGCAATATCAGGAGAAGTAAAGACTATAACAGAGACTATTACATCTGTAGAGAAGTTTAAGACACTTATAATAGATGATGTAAATATTATCGGTATTCAATCAATAGTAGATAGTAATAGTAATATTTGGTATGAAGTTCCTTTCTTAGGACAAGATACTATCTTTGTAGATAATACAAATAATACACCGGACAAGCAGGTTGTTCCTTACAGTTTGGCTCTTCAAAAAGTACCAAGAAGGTTTGTAACAAGATTTACAGCAACCGGACAATTACAAGTACAATTTGGAGCAGGAATTAATGGACAAGACGATTCAATAATAACACCTGACCCAACTAATGTAGGGTTCGGATCAAATCAAGGAATTTCAAGAATTGATTATGCATTCGATCCTTCTAACTTTTTATCAACAAAGTCTTACGGACTCGCACCCTCAAATACAACACTTACAATAAAGTACCTAGTAGGAGGAGGAGTAGCAGCAAATGCCCCTGCAAATACGATTAACACGTTAGTAGGTTATAGCGGTACACCGACAGCAGTAGATACTTCACAATTATCAACAGTTACATTTAACAATATACTCCCAGCAGCTGGAGGAAGAGATGGAGATACAGTTGATGAGTTAAGAGAAAATTCAATGAGAGCTTTTAACGAACAAGGAAGAGCGGTAACACTACAAGATTACACTGTAAGAGCATTATCAATGGATTCTAAATACGGTTCTATTGCAAAAGTTTATGTTACACAAGATCAATTAACAAATCCAAATAGCTCTACAGATAGTATAGTAGATAGTAATCCACTATCATTATCGATATATACACTAGCTTACGATAACAATAAGAATCTAACACCTGCAACAACTACACTAAAGAATAACTTAAAGACATATCTTGCAGAGTATATGATGTTAACAGACGCTCTTAATATAAAAGATGCTTTTGTAGTAAATATTGGTATTAACTTTGACATAATAGTAAAACCTAACTTCTCAGGAAGAGATGTATTACTTGCTTGTACAAACAGAATAAAAGATTATTTTAATATTACAAAATGGAATATTAACCAACCAATTAACCTATCGAGTATATACACACTCTTAGATCAAGAAAAAGGGGTTCAAACAGTACAAAAAGTAGAAGCAATTAACAATGCAGGAGGAATATACTCTCAGTATGCATATGATATAGTAGGAGCAACAAGGAGTAATATAGTATACCCATCTTACGATCCATGCATATTTGAAGTAAAATACCCGGATACAGATATTAAAGGAAGAATAACAACACTATAACATGGCAGTATACAGAATATTTCCCGAAAAAGATACATTTATATCAACAGAAGTTCCTACAGGTAATGCTGGAAAGGATGAAATAATTGAAATAGGAGGGTATGTAGATATATCAGATACAGGAGAAACTAACCGTATATTAATACAGTATAGTACTTCCGAAATTCAAGATGTAATAGCTAATAAAATAGGAGCAGCAACTTATAGTGCTAGTTTAAACCTATACCTAGCAGATGCTTATGAAATACCAGTTAACTACAGTCTCTATGCCTATCCGGTATACGGAGCATGGGATAACGGGGTAGGAAAGTTTGGAGATATTCCAACAAATACAACAGGAGTTTCCTGGCAGTATAAAAAAGCAGGAGGAACAGATGCATGGACAGTAACAGGATTTGTAGCAAATACAACCGGTTCATACTTATCTGGATCAATAGCAGGAGGAGGAAACTGGTATACAACCGTAGGGGGTATTAGTCAGGAATTTACACAGTCACATGCTTTCAATTCTAGTAACGATGTTAACATAAATGTTACAAAAGCTATTCAACTCTTTAATATAGGTACAATTGATAATAACGGGTTTATAATAAAACTGCCTAATAATTTAGAATATAATACTACATCCTCTATCCGACTTAAATACTATGGTGCAGATACAAATACTATCTACCCACCATTCTTAGAGTTTAAATGGGATGACAGTGTATACAGTACAGGATCTTTATCAGTTCTTTCAAATAGTATTTCAATTGTTAACCTAACAAATAATAAAGGGAAGTATGCCGATGTAGGAAAGCAAAGATTTAGAGTATCTGCAAGACCTAAATACCCGGTTAGATCATTCACAACCTCTTCAGCATATTTAACAAACCACGCCCTACCCTCAGGTTCATACTGGGGATTAAGAGATGAGAACACAGAAGAGATGGTTGTTGATTTTGATACTAAGTTTACTAAGATAAGTTGTGATTCAAATGGATCATTCTTCGATGTGTATATGGATGGCTTGCAACCGGAGAGATATTATCGTATATTAGTAAAAACGACTTTAGATGGAAGCACTACAGTAGTAGATAACCAAAATATATTTAAAGTAGTAAGAAATGGCTAATGATATTAACATACAGAAAACTGTATTTAGCTCCACAGAGTTTAATAAAGTTATTGATAATAATTTTAAAACCTTCACTCAACCAGTACCAGAGGAAGATACAGATACTCCGGAAGAGTTATTTAGGTTATACGAAAAGCTTTACTATGTTATAGATGTAACTGGAGATACAGATTCACATGAATACCTAGTAAAAAAGAGCTCTGAATTACTAACTTTTGATAGAGTAACAGAAGATATTCAACCTTTACTGGATGAAATAGCACAATTAAGACAAGAAAACCTAGCACTAAGTCAGGAAGTACTTACATTAGAAACAAAGACAGCATAGATGGCAGATATAGTTTATACAGCTTACCAAGACTCACCAGAAGCTATAACAGGCTTTGAACAATTCTCTCAGGAAGATCAAGCCCTAGTAAGCTCATTTGAGATCAACAGCGTATTTGACCCAGCCAAGCATTACTCGGAAATACATATACTATCTCTAGCAGATGAATTACTAGAAAGTAGTTACAATTACACCTCGTATAAGTTACTAGGAAATGCCCAATCTGCCGGACAGTCAGGAGCATCGGTACTAACTCTAGACCCTATACAGGATAGTAAGGCTTATGGATACGAAAATGGAGGAGTAAAACTACTTTACCATTTTCTAGATGATCTGTACACCGAAGATAATAATACCCTAGAGTTCTTTATACAAGATATCTCAGCTGATAGAACAGAATTATCACTATCTACTTTAAATCTAATACCAGAGACTATTACTGCAATAACCTCTAAAATTAAAACTAACCTACAAAGCCAATCTTACTTTACCGGGTTTAGGTTAAATTTTAAAGATAACGATTTATTCATTGCAACAAACATAGATACTTTAGATACAAGCGCTGGAACGGTAGTTGTAGTTAAGTTATACGAACCGCTACCTACTCTTTATGATATAAAAAGTAAACTAAATATAGTAGATGTAGTATCAAACTCAGTAGCTTATGAGGTAGATGCAGAAACAGTTATACCCCCTACAGTAGCTCCAACCTTAAGATCTCCTAATTTTAACATTGATATAACAGATCAAAGCATAATACCTACAGGGTATTATAATTACGACGAATTATTTAGCTACCCAGTTAATAACGCTAACAGCCAAATATTTTCAACCGTTAGTGAAAAGGGAATAGACATAAGTGTTGATTATACTACATTTAATGACTTTGTACATTTCTCATCAGCACAAGAACGACTTTTAAACTTTAAGTATAAAGTAGACTTATTAGAGACTTACTCTGGAAGCATAGCCTCAATTGCAAACGCAACCCTAGGCTCTACAGGGATATCTGGAAGTAGAACATACTACGAAGGATTAATGGCAGGAGTTGTAGATAATTTTGATCATTACGAAAGATTCTTATACTACGAATCAGGAAGTAGTTCTTGGCCAAAGAGTAATACTACAAAACCATACGTAAACAAACTTAGCACAGATCCAGAATCGGTAACTTGGTATACAAGTCAAATTGCAACTGCAGTCGAGTATGATTTAGTAAATTATAACTCGCTGGTATATAGTATTCCAACCTACCTAAGAGATGATGCAAACAATGAAAACTATTTGACATTTGTTTACATGGTAGGGCAGCACTTTGATAACTTGTGGTTATACGCAAAAGCAGTAACAGATAAGTATGATGCTGATAATAGAATAGATTTTGGTATATCAAAAGACTTAGTTGCAGAGGCGTTAAGAAACTTTGGAGTAAAGTTATATACCTCTAATAAATCAGTAGAAGATCTTTTTAGTACATTTATAGGACAATCATACCAGTCAGGAAGCGAGGTAATTAACCACTACATAACAGGTTCTTTAACAGGATCAAATACCCCTATTCAACCTACCTCATATAATGATTACCAAAAAGAAGTACAAAAACGTGTTTACCACAACTTACCTTTACTTTTAAAATCTAAAGGAACTGAAAGAGGATTAAGAGCATTAATAAACTGTTACGGCATACCAGGAGATATTTTAGACATAAAACTATCAGGCGGTAGAGATACGAATAATCTTCCATTTTTTGGGGACTACAGAGCATCTACTTCATCTATAGATAAAGTACGTTTAGATAATACCGGTAGCATAGTAACGGGAAGTACCTTATCAAACTTTACTTCTATAGTAAAGCGAGATTCAAAATACACAGACGATTTACACCTTATCGAGGTAGGGTTCTCCCCTACAGATAATGTTGATGAATATATCTTATCAAACTCAATATCCACCTTTACCATTGACAGGTATTTAGGGGATCCAAGCAACCTAACATCTGACAACTATTCAGGACTAGGAGCATTAGCAGAAGGAATCTTAGGTAACCTACAGCAGTATAACCTGCAAGATTATGTAAGATTAATCAAATTTTTTGATAATACAATCTTTAAAACAATTAAAGATTTTATACCAGCTAAAGCAACTGCCGACACAGGTATAGTTATTAAACCAAACTTACTTAATAGGTCTAAAGCAAAATCAGTAACTGTTACCGGAACACAACCAGAGTATACAGGATCAATCGATACTGCTTTTATAACAGGATCAGATGGTGGAGCATTTACAACCTCTACAAGACACTCAGATCCTTCTTGGACAGAGGTATTACAAACCCCTCAAGGTTTAGCAAATAGCTACATTAATCAAGGTACAGATCAACCACTCTATACAGGAGAGTTAGGAGGAACAGAAATAAGAGTATCAAATGGAGAATTAAACGAAGCAAATCCGCACAAATACATAGATACATATAGTACAATACCTAAGAATGTAATATTAATAAAGGACTTCCCAGCAGATATCTGTGCAATAGAATCAGCATATCCTTCAGTGAATATTTCACTCCCTCAAAACGTAGATGTAAGAACTGCATTTAATATACCGGGAGACAACTACGTCACATATTACTCAGGATCAACAGATATAACAACTACCGCTAGTGCTTTCCCAATGACTACTAACTACACCACTTTCGCTATTACTGCATCAAAGACAGGTATAGCAGGGTGTACAGGGTCAAAAGTATATACAACAAGTTTTTGTTCAATATCATTAACATCATCAGGATCAACAACACTTGTACAGCAAAACACTTCATACGATCTTACAACATGGTTTACATCTTCATACAATACAAACTTAACATACACCCTGTATACTAACAATGGAACCGTTTCTTCTAATATTAGCAATTCAGGAAGTTATATATTTACAGTTGATACTGGAAGTTACATTTATGTAGAAGTAAGTGATCCAATTACCATAGATTCATGTACTCAAAAAACAAGGGACATACTGGTACAACCACAGGTAACAGTAACAATGGATACATCAGGAAGTAATTATTTATACGATGGGCTGCCATTAGGACCAAGTACAAGTACACTACTTAATAGATTCTACCCAGATACACCAGGTGCAAGAACGTATTACTATTACGGAAGTCCATTTACAGGCTCAACATATACAACACAATCAAACCAGCCAACAGCTAGTGGAAATTACGAAGTATACGTAAGAGTTCCATCAGATATATACTACCCAGAAATAACATCTTCACGTTTACCATTTACTATCTATAAAAACATATTAACAATAGAAGCAAACGATAGATTAATACCTACAGAAGGAACAGCTTCAGAATACGTTACAAGTTCTACAAACAATACTTATACAGTATTTAATCTACAGAATAACGAAACAACAAGTAGTGTAATTTCAGGAACAGTAACGTATACATCAAACTATACAGAATCAACACCAGGAGGAACAACAGGTATTTATATCCGTCCAATAGTAACAGAACTATCAGCAATTAACTACACATTTATAAGTAGTGACGGAGTGGTAACAATAGGAGGTACAACGTACAATCCTTCCGACTACTCAGCAGATGATTACATAACAGGTTCAGTATAACAGAATAAATTAAAAATTATGGCAACACCAAAAACAAAGACAGAACTAACCGCACTAATTAACAGTTATATAGCGGATACAGCTCCAAATATAAAAAAAGAAGAACATAAAGAGATTGAATTAGCAATACTTGATCGTGTAGATGCTAGAGTGCTTACTACAGGTACGTTTACCCATGGAAATATCACCAATTTTGAATCTAAAACTATTACCTTCACAAAAACAATATACACAACAAATTACTTAGTAAACATAACACCATTCGATCCACCACCCTATACCCTTTACTCCTATAGAACCTCTTGGGCAATAACAAACAAAACAACAACAGGATTCACAGCACAGTTAAAGAGAAACGGCTCACAAGGTTCAGGAAGGTTTTTTTATGTAGTTATTAATTTAAGTAATACAATATAAAGCAGGTAATTATATTAATATCTTTCAAATAAAGTAAATAATGGCAAAGACAAGGGCAAAAATGAACGAGTTGATAATTGCAAACCTAAGTTCATCACCTGCAGATAAGATAACTGCACTAGAGCATAATGAGGTTGCAAGAGAATCTGTAGAGTATATTACAGGACAGGTTGTAGCAGGAGGTAGTGTACCTATAGGAAATATACTCGGAGGAGATAATAACTTTGGACCAATATCACTAGGGGTAACCCTACCAGACACAAACTACGGAATAGTAGGGCACTTGACATCCCTAATTGCAGGAGGAGGAAATCAGTGGGATTATGATAATGATGGAGTTTGGCAGTTGGCTGCAAAGACAACAACATCTTTTACAATAAGACTAGGAGAATGGGCAGGACATGGTCAAAATTTAAACTTTGACTGGTTAGCAATAATAGATCAAGTATAGTAGTATACACTGTAGTAATTAACATAAGTACGTATATAAAATGGCAACACAAAAGGCAACAACACTAGCTCTAATTAATACAAATATAGTAAATAAACCAGCTAAAATATCTCCTGCAGATCATAGAGAGGTATCACAGGCAATGGTAGGATGTATAGATAATAGGTTCCTAATAGCAGGAACCCAAGCATTAGTGAGAATAGACACACCCGATCAAAAATTTACAATAGTATTCAATGCAATAGACACAATAAATTATACTGTAGTATATTCAATTAGCTCAGCAACAGTTTTTGCAAACAACGCTGCAAATTTTATTACAATAAAAGACAAAGGAACAACTCAATTTGATGTTTTAATGAGATCTGTTAATCAAACTCCAACAGCAAACATAACTTTTGAGTATGCATTATTTAGAACATCTGAACCTTCGTAAAAATAACAACTAATGACTTTAGCAGAATTCAAATACTTAGCAGCAAATACTACTCAAGGTTTAATTACCTACGGGAACTATGTAGCACAGTTATACTGGCCCTCAGGATATGTTGCCCCCAGTTATGGCACATACGGAAACGAAGTAATAATATTATTTAATATCTACCCAGGTAACGTAATAAGAGTAGATGCAATAGGCTTGCAGATATCCAATTTTCCACTAGAAGTACTAGAACAAGTTATAGCAATAGATGTAAATATACCAGGAGTAGGTCCTATGCAAAACGTACAAACTATGGATTCTGATGTACCTTATAGACGGGTAGAAAAAACTGTAAACGGGCCGTATTTTATATATGCATTTTCACCAGAAGATCAACGAATAGCCATAAACTCTCCTACAACCGGTTCAGAAGGTTACGAAGAATATAGCTCATTTACAGCGCTAGAATATCCTAGTATATCTTTTTTCCGTAGAGCAGTAGACTACGATTTAGAATTAATAATTAATAAACCTAGAGAATCTAGCTATATCTATAAATGTGATAGAGTAAACCCAACACTTACCTCAAAAACAAATCCTGTAAACCTACCTAATATCTTAGCCAATGCCGCACCATCTGCTACAGTACAAGACAGTAACTATACGAGTACACCATGGGTGAATGCAAGATATCAAGGAAGTAAACTAGATACAGCCACAAACACAGGTACAGATCCATTTATACAAGGAGCGTTTTTTAAAGGAGCATTTTTTACAAAAGACGTAACAGATAGTTACATAGAAAACTTAGTATCTACAAGTAACATAACATATATAGATTATTTCGCAGTAAGTAAATTATCAACACCTGCATATACAGTAGAAAGCTTAAACTTAAAACTCTCAACAAATATCAATACCAGCTCAATACTACAAACAGTAACAGATCTACTGCCAGCTTCAAATACAGACATAGCAATTGGAGATCTTCTACAAATAAGTAATAAGACTTCAGGAGACTTTACAGGAGAGGTATTAAGAGTAAATATACCGACTCCACCGGGACTGTACACTCCTTATGAATTTCTAACAAGAAATGTAATATCAGGAGAAACCTCAGCAATTAACACAGTAAGGAGTTATTCAAATACTCCCCGTACAGATTATTTAGCTCAAGATACTGTATACAGGATAGTACCTGTTCAGATATTACAGATAGGTAAGGCAAAGACCACTGCTGTACAGGAGGGTAAGTTAAAGATAGAGGGTACTGAGGGGATTCTAACCCTTAGTATAGATGGATACGTAATAAGTGGAAGCACTAGAGCATTTATATAGAAACAATAACACGATATATTTATTAATAAAAACAAAGTAAAATGGGATACTTAAGTAATACAGTAGTAACTGTAGATGCAATTTTAACAAAAAAAGGAAGAGAATTACTTGCAAGAGGAGATGGTTCTTTTAAAATAACACAATTTGCCTTAGCAGATGATGAAATAGACTATACTCTTTACAATCCAGCTCATATATCCGGATCAGCTTACTACGGAGAAGCTATTGAAGCAATGCCGTTATTAGAAGCATTTCCTGATGAGTCACAAATTATGAAGTACAAACTGACAACTCTTCCAAGAGGTACAGCCAAGCTACCAGTAATCGACCTAGGATTCTCAGCAATAGTATTAAAACAAGGAGCATCACTTGCAATCACACCTCAAACACTAAACTACCTTAGTAGTACAAATACTTTTGAAGCAGGAGGATATGTAGCAACTATAGCAGATGCTAGAGTATTAAACACATTTAACGGAGTAGGAATTAATACAACAGAAGCAGTAGCATTAAATTCAACAACTACACTAGGTACTAATGTATCTAAAACAGTAATTGGAACTTCTATCAATTTAACTGCTACAACAGTTAATACTCTATTTGGAACAAATACATCACTACAAACAACCATTACAGTAGTAGGTAGAGATTCAGGAGCTAGATTAACAATTCCAGTAACAATCACAAAAGTAAACTAATAAGATATGTCATTTAAAAGATTCGATACAGAAGATATAGCATTAAGTGCAGATTCAGTAGTAGCACCAGCTTGGTCAAATCAGATAACTAAGCTAACTTCTATGGCTCTTGGTACACAAGCAAACCTATCATCAGGAAAGTACTACTATAATGTTTATACCCCAACTGTGACAGATACTCAATTCTCTACAGCATACGGAAATAGAAACGGAAGTGGTTCTACATTAATTACTTCTACAGAGGTGGGTAAGTCTCCTTCATCTGTGATATACGGACAGTATAGGACTTTAATTAATGGAGATGAGAATACAGATTTTAACTTCGGAGGACCTACACCAGACTCAGTACATGTAATAACAGTTAATAGAGCTAGATTTAAAGAAAAATTACTACCAGGTAGTTTTGAACTAACACTAACAAGCGGTAGCAACACAATTACACTTGTAGATAACAGTAGTACTATAAGTACACTTTCTTATGTAGATGCAGGAAGAGTATACGACATAGTTAGTGGTTCAATTACAAATGGAGTTTATAGCGCTAATAGTACCTTTACAGCAGCATCAGGATCTTTTGGTAAATTTTTACCAGATGTAGGTATCTTTATATTTAACGCTAACGCACTTAAAGACTCCACTTATGGAATTAATTTACTTGTATCTGAAAGTTATAATGCAGAAGGAAATAATAAGCAAGCGTTTACTAATGCAATTATCTCTGGATCAAACTTCAGTGTAAGATCAGAAGAAACAATCACATCAAACTATGTATTTGTTAGGGTTAGAAATACAGAGTTTAACTACTCAACAAATCCATCTAACATTTCAGGTTCAGGTGATTTAAGACATAGTATAATGATAAACAGTCCACAAGCTTACATGACTACAGTTGGACTGTATAACGATAACAATGACTTACTAGGAGTGGCAAAACTATCAAAGCCATTAATTAAAGACTTTACAAAAGAAGCATTAATACGAATTAAACTTGACTTTTAATGAATGGGTGCTTACAAAAAATTAAACAAACAGGATGCCTACATAACAACCTACGTTGCTCATAAGCAGTGGTCAATACCTCTCGCTCAGTATCCCACTTACGAGATATCCACAACATTAGCAGACGAAAGTTATAAAAGTAGCTTATCGCAACTATACTACCCTAGTAAATCTCTAGGGAACATAGTTTCACATTCATTCGACTACTACCCGCAAACTACTCTATACAACTCAGAATCTAGAAACCTTACTGGAGACGCTTTAGTTGTATCAATTCCGAGAACATTATACGGAACAAGTATAAAACCGGGAGTTATACTAGGTTTTTACGGAGCAATCAACTCACAGTTTGTAAATAGAATTATTCTTGATGATTTAGAAGGTAGTCTCTACATATCAGGGAGCTCCCCTAGACTGTATGTAGGAGATATTATATACACCCATGGAATAGCAGTAATTACTCAAGGAGAATATGTATATGGTAGTATTAGTAGCGTAGCTTTTAAATCAAGCCAACCTATTTATACATATAATTATCACTGTAAGATAAGAGAGTCGGAGTATAACTATACCTATAACCCATCAGTATTGAGTGGATCTATAAAAACGATCTACGATAGTACCGGAAATGTTTATTCAACAACCGGAAGTGTTAATGATGGAGCATTAAAAAATAATGTAACAGGAAGTTCTTTTCAACCGTATATAACAACAGTAGGATTATATAATGATGCAAACGAATTAATTGCAGTGGGAAAAATGTCACAACCAGTACCTAAACCTGCTAATACAGAAATGACAATTGTAGTAAAAATAGATATTTAAAAAATAAAACATGGGAATAACATTAAGAATAGTAACAGGATCAACACTTACTTATGGACAGGTAGATACTAACTTTTCATCACTATACTACTCAGCATCTCAATCAGGAAATAACTTAGTACTGCATACAACGGGAAGTTTTGTACAAGCAGCAACAACAACTACTTTTAACTTAGGGTTAGGATATAATACAATAGCAACAGGTATATATTCACATGCAGAAGGAGATCAGACAATAGCATCAGGACAAGGTTCGCATGCTGAAGGACTCTTTACATTCGCGAGTGGATCTTATTCACATGCAGAAGGTATGAACACAACCGCATCAGGAGCTAACTCACATGCAGAAGGTCAGAACACCCTAGCAAGTGATACCGCAGCACATGCAGAAGGTAACTATACAACCGCATCAGGACCTTATTCACATGCTGAAGGATATCAAACAAATGCTGCATTTTGGGGATCACACACAGAAGGAACCGGTACAAGAACTACAAACTACTATGCACATGCTGAAGGACTTTCTACATTAGCATCAGGAGGATCTTCACATGCAGAAGGACATAGTGTAACTGCATCAGGAGACTACTCACATGCAGAAGGGCTTACTAATAAGTCATTAGGACCTTGGTCACATGCTGAAGGGCAGTCTACTATAGCATCTGGAACAGGTTCACATGCTGAAGGCTTTTATACAACAGCATTAGGAGATTTCCAACACGTACAGGGTCAATATAATATATCTTCACCATTCCAATCAGCTTTCATTTTAGGAAACGGAACATCAGATGGTTCTAGATCAAATTTAATCTATGCATCAGGATCAGAAGTTCAAATATCAGGTTCATTAACAGTAGGATCAGGATCATCTACTGTAGCTCCAACTTACGGGTTTACGCCTAATCTAGCTATAGGTATGCCTACTGGCTCTACAGGAGCAGTATTAGATTTAAGCAATACAAGGGGAATTATAGTTGGAGGAGATACCTTAGGAATCTTACAATTCTCAGGACTAGCCTCAGGTACAAGCTATGCTTCTTCTCAAATTAGAGCAACTGTAAATTCCTCAGCAGGTTCAGGAGATCCTGGAGGAGGTATTTTATCATTCTGGACTGGTAATGATTATGGAGGTGCATCCCCAGAAGAACGTATGCGTATCACCCACCAAGGTAAAGTAGGTATCGGAACAACAGGTCCTAGTCATCCGTTAGATGTAAATGGTGTAGCTGTTTTTAGAAGTGATTTATACATGACAGCGGGAGGAGGTTCAGCTGTACCTGATTGGTATTTTGCAATAAATGGTGCTGGGGATTTAGTTATAGATGACGCAGTAGGTTCAAAAAATTTTATATTTAGTAATAGTGGTAGAGTAGGTATAGGAACAACAACACCAAATGCAAAACTAGATGTAAATGGTAGTACTATAATAACAGGTTCACTAACTGTAACAAATGGTATAACAGGTTCATTCAAAGGAGATGGTTCTCAAATAACTGGTGTAACAGCTGAATGGGATGGTTCTCATAATGGTAATGCTTCAATAACAGGTTCATTGACTGTGACTGGAGATATAACGGGTTCTGGAAATCTATTGCTATCTAAAACAGGAACTAGGGTATTAACAATGGAAGCTCAAGTTGCTGGAGGTACAGAACTGAGACTACTTCCAAATAATGCAGGAGGTCATGCTAGGATAAACGTAGGTAATACTAATGCTCCATTAGACTTTCAAATGAACAGTGTTGATGTAATGAGAATTACACAAGCAGGTAACATCCTTATAGGGACAACTGCAGATACTGGAGATATACTAAGGGTGCAAGGAAACACTAGTATTAGCGGTATTGCAAAAGTAACAGGTTCACTAATAGTAACGGATAAGTTATCAAACGGAAATGCAGTAAGTGCATTAGGAGGCTATTCACATGCTGAAGGAGGATATACAAAAGCTACAAACTATTACGCACATGCTGAAGGCTATTCTACAAAAGCAGGTACAGACAAAGCATATCTTGCTACTTCTTTTAATGAAGGAATTATTGAATTATCTTCAATTTATGGAAATGTAACAAGTTCATTCCCTAGTGGTGATTTGTTTTTTTATGATGATAATCCCTATGACGGTGATTTAGGTGAAATCAATGAGTTTATATCAGATAGTCAATACAGTGGTGGAGTAACCACTATAGAATTAGCTGGTGATTGGACTTCTTACTATGGTAATAATGGTATTGTAGGAAACCTTAGTAAACCTCTAAGAACTTGGAATGGTAATATGAACTATAGAGGTGAGTGGAGTCATGCTGAAGGATATAGTAGTATATCATATGGCGTTGGCTCCCATGCTGAAGGATATTCTACAGAAGCACAAGGATATCATTCACATGCAGAAGGATACTATACACAGGCAATAGGACCTTTTTCACATGCTGAAGGACAGAATACAAAAACCGCAGGAGACTATCAACACGTTCAAGGTAAATACAATATAACATCATCGATATCAGCAGCCTTCATTCTTGGAAATGGAACATCAGATATTTCTAGATCAAATCTTATTTTTGCAGCAGGAAATACAGTTCAAATAACAGGTTCACTAACTGTAACAAATGGTATAACAGGTTCATTCAAAGGAGATGGTTCTCAAATAACCGGTGTAACAGCTGAATGGGATGGTTCTCATAATGGTAATGCTTCAATAACAGGTTCTCTAATAACTTCAGGAACCCTACTAGTAGGAGGTACAATAGTACCCGGTACACCAACATTTGGATCTACTCCCGATGTAGTAGTAGGTGAATCAACAGGAGGAGTTTTAGATATTAGAAATACAACCACTACAGGAATAGCACCAGGAGACACTTTAGGTATTATACAGTTTTCTGCGAAAAGCGATACAACAGTTGGGTACGCTTCTTCTCAAATTAGAGCAACAGTATCACAGTCTCCAGGTGTGGGGTGGGCAGGAGGAGGTATTTTATCATTTTGGACCGGACAAGCCAGTCTTGGAGCATCTCCAGTAGAACGTATGCGTATCAACCAATCAGGTAACGTAGGTATAGGTACAACAGACCCAGGTTCATACAAACTAAATGTAAATGGTAATACTACAATAATAGGTAGTTTCTCAAACGGAAATGCAGTAAATGCATCTGGGTCATACTCTCATGCAGAAGGATCTGGTACCATCGCATCAGGATCTTTCTCACATGCAGAAGGGACAGGATCTATAGCAACAGGAGAGTATTCACATGCTGAAGGATACTTCACTAACGCAGCATTCTACGGATCACATGCTGAAGGAGCAGTTACAAGAACTACAAACTACTATGCACATGCTGAAGGACTTAATACATTAGCATCAGGTAATTCATCACATGCAGAAGGTAATAGCACAACCGCATCAGGAGATTATTCACATGCAGAAGGAGGAGGATCAGAAGCATTAGGACTTTGGTCACATGCTGAAGGAGCCTATGGAAAAACGGTAGGACCTTATTCACATGCTGAAGGAGAAAGAACAGTAGCATTCGGAACAAGTTCACATGCAGAAGGTATACATACATCAGCATCAGGGAACTATTCACATGCTGAAGGGACAGGATCTATAGCATCAGGAGAGTATTCACATGCTGAAGGGTATAAAACACATGCAGCATTCTACGGATCACATACTGAAGGAGTAGATACAAGAACTACAAACTACTATGCACATGCTGAAGGATTTAATACTTTAGCATCAGGAGGATCTGCACATGCAGAAGGGCACAGTGTTACAGCATCAGGAGACTTTGCACATGCAGAAGGGATTACCACCAAAGCAATAGGACCTTTTTCACATGCTGAAGGACATTCTACTATATCATCGGGAACAGGTTCACATGCTGAGGGCTATTATACAGTAGCATCAGGCTCATACCAGCACGTACAGGGCCAGTTTAATATATCGTCATCAGTACAATCTGCCTTTATTCACGGAAACGGAACATCAGATAGTTCTAGATCAAATCTAATATATGCAGCAGGAAATACAGTTGAAATAACAGGTTCTCTAATGCTAAATGATATACTAGTACTTGCACCAAGAACAACAACACCAACACCTTCAGCAGGAATGGTAATAGTATCAGGTTCAGGAGTAGATCAGCACATATACTGTTACTTAAACAGTACTTGGAAACAATTAGACTAAAACAAAATAAAAAATGTGGTTATATCAAAATAAAGAAATAAAAGAACTTACAGATATGCCCGAAGGAAGCTTTGGGTTTATCTATGAAGTAACACATCTTCCAAGTGGTAGAAAATATCTAGGAAGAAAACAATTAATTTCTGTTACAAAAAAAGTATTAGGAAAAAAAGAATTAGCTTTAATTACCGATAAAAGAGCTTCTAAAAAGAAGACTGTAATAAAGGAAACGGATTGGAAAACCTATCACGGTTCTCATCCAGAAATTAAACAGTTAATAAAAGAAAAGAAACAGTCGGAATTCACAAGAGAAATTCTTATCTTTGTACCGACTAAGAAACAGCTGACCTACTATGAGGATAAGTATCTTTATATGAAAGGGGTCATAGAGCCAGGTTCTATTTATTTTAACGATAACATATCAGGACGCTTTTTTAAGAAAGATTTTTATGATAAAACTACTTAACCTATTAGTTGATACAACACCAGGCTTAAATTACCATTTAAAGCATGGATTACCCTTATCTGAGAATATCTACCGTTATTCTTCCAATGCCTTTATACAATTGTTTACTGAAGCAAGAACACTTCACAGAGACGGTTATTTAGACTTATGTGAAGAGGATAGATTACTTCTAGAAGAGACAAATATAGGTGAATATGGAGAGTATGAAGGACAAAAAGTACCTTTAGACTTACCAATGGTAGAAGAAGGAGAAGAGATTGCTTGTAAGAAATGTGACCACCACTGGGAGGTAACACCTGAAGATACTCATTCAGCATTATGCCACAATTGCGGATATGATAATGAAAAAGGAGTATATGATATGAAGGCTCTTGAGAATTGGAAAAAACTTACAGAGCAGCTTAACCCAGCACTTCCTAGAGCAGGAGAATACGGAGGAAATATTAAAAGGAATATGACTGTTATTGACAAAGACAATAATAAGCTAAGAGTAATAGATATTACAGATAATAAAGTAGTACTAAAACCAGCTTCTTATTCAGGACAGACATTAGTATTTCCGGACAACTATGATCAGTTTGCTAGAATATTTGACTTTTGGGATTATTTTAATCTTGAAAAGATAGTAGAAGCAGAATACCACGGGAAAGATGTACAATTAGGAAAACCTAAAAGAGGAGGTTCTAAGAAGTTTGTAGTATATGTTAAAGATCCGAAAACTAAAAAAGTTAAAAAAGTACAGTTCGGAGGAACAACAGGATTAAATGTAAAGATAGATGAACCAGGTGCAAGAAGTTCTTTTGCCGCTCGTCATCAATGTGATAAGAAAAAAGATAGAACAAAACCGGGGTACTGGGCTTGTAATATCGGAAGGTATTGGAAATCATTAGGAGGTAGTAGAAACTTTAGCGGATACTGGTAAAATGGATAGACCTTACTATGAGTTAAAGACATTTGACTTCATCTATAGAAAGTTTACACAGGATGTAGAGGAAGAGGAATTAGTTTGGCATAGAGATAGAAACGATAGACAAGTGGAAGTAGTAGGTACTACAGATTGGCAATTCCAATTTGAAGATTCAATACCGCAACAGCTTCAGGATACAGTCTTTATTCCAAAAGACACTTACCATAGATTAATAAAAGGAACAGGAAATTTAGACATCAGAATATTAGAATTATAATGGACGGAGGACCAATAGGCTATTACCTAATAACGCTAATATTTATATTTAGTATAATACTATTTTCAATAGAACTTAAGAAAAAATAAATAATGAAAAGATCAGAATTAAGAGAAATAGTCCTTGAAGCAATGAAAGGATATTCTCCACAGGTAGGACAAACTAAGGGAGGAACTACAGATGACTTCAGAAACATTCTTACAGCAATAGCAAAAGGACGTCCTGAAGGAGATCCAGTAAGAGGTAATGCAATCTTAGACAAAGCAAACCCAGATAACGTAGCTAGAATTTCTAGAGGTGAAAAACCTGTTTACGAAGGAGAAGGTGAAGAAAAGACTTATAGAGTAGAGTACTACACAATGGATAGACGTGGTGATGATATAGATTGGGACGAAACAGTACAAGCTACTTCAGAAGAAGATGCTATAGCTAAAGTTAAAGCTAATGCCCCTAGACTTGCCAGAGCATTCTCTGCTAAATTAAAATAATGAAACTGTTTTCCTTATTAAAAGAGATCTTAGATCCAACTCAAGAATACCAAGAACTTGTAAATGATATCATTGACCAAGGAGGAGAGTATTTAGGAGAAGGTGATTACGGAGTAGTCTTTATGGTAGGAGATAAAGTAAAAAAAGTTACTACTGATTCAGAGGAACTAGAAGATGCACAGCAAATAAAAGGACAAAGAACCAAATATTTTGTATACATTTACGATGTAGAGGTTAGAAATCCAAAACTAGGAATCATTACAATGGAAGATCTACAGCCTTTTACAGGAAATGAAAAGGATGTTCCAATTGACGATATAATGGAAGAAGCAGACCTACTAGGAATATATCCAGACTTAGAGGGACCAGGTGGTTCAATTAAAATGGATAACCTAATGCAAGATAAAAGAGGTAGAATTAAAGTAATAGACGTATAATGGCAAAAGTATCACACAGCTCTCCTCAAAAGACAAGGACCAATAAGAGCAGAAAATCAGTATTAAAAACATTTAACTTAATAAAGCAAAATGAATTAATACTTAAAAAATTACAGAATGGATAATTTTGATTTAAAGAAATTCTTAGTAGAGAATAAACTAACTGCAAACTCTAGGTTAGAAGAAGTAGATAGCGAAGAAGCAGCTTTTGATGCTGAATTTGCACAAGCAGCTAATGCTATTGCAGCAGCAATTGGAACAGAGCTAAAAAGTAAAGATCCAAAACAGTTAGATGAAGCAATAGTAACTGCTACAGTAGCTGCTATATTAACCGCAAACACAGTAGTAGGTTTTATATCAAAATACTCAGCAAAACTATTTAAACTTCTAAACTATAAAAAAGGAGAAGATATTGCAGAAAAGATACACCACTGGGCTCACGATAATGAAAAGAACTTTCAAGCACCTATTAGAAGAGTTTTAAGCTTCTTTGTAAAAGATCCAAAAACACTAGACCTGTTAACAAAGAGTGTATATGCAATTGTAGTAGGAAGTATGGCAGCCGGGTACGGTGTAGCAGCAGTTGATAAGCTATCACATGCAGAATGGTTCCAAGGAGCATTATCATCCCTTAAGACAGTAGCAAAATCAGAGGAAGCAATAGTAAACGCATATCCTGCTCTCAGAAGTTTACTAGTATAGGGAATACTAAAATAATAAAAGAAAGGCTTGTTTATTCAAGTCTTTTTTCGTATCTTAAGATGTCAATCAGTTATGTACAGGTATGAGTAGTAGTATATTATTAGGTTTTATAGAGAATGTCTTAGGTAAATCTCACAAGAGAGCACGGGAGAACTATGCTTTTACCTGCCCTAAATGCAATCATCATAAGCCAAAACTAGAGGTAAACCTTCATACCAATGAAAAAGGTGAGAATCCTTTCGAATGTTGGGTATGTGGCTTTAAAGGACGTACAATCAAGTCTTTACTCAAACAGCTACAGATACCGGCCGAACAAGCATACGAAATACTTAAATACGTAAGAAAAGGTGATGAAATAGGTTATGCCCCTGCTTCTGTAGTAGAATTACCTAAAGAGTTTCAAGCTCTTTATACAGCATCGACCACTTCTATTATAGCAAATAAAGTAAGAAGGTACCTGTATAAAAGAGGTTTTACCGACAGAGACTTCCTAAAATACAATATTGGCTACTGTACTTCAGGAGAATACACAGGAAGAGTGATTGTACCATCATATAATGAGAATAACCAGTTAAACTTCTTTGTAGCAAGAACATTTGAAGATGCTTACCATAAATACAGAAATCCAGAGTGCTCTAAGGATATAATAGGGTTTGAGAACTTAATCAATTGGGCACAGCCCATTATACTTGTAGAAGGGGTATTTGATGCAATAGCAGTAAAAAGAAACGCAGTACCAATACTTGGTAAGTCTTTGTCAAAATCTTTGATAAAAAAGATAGTATCAAGTCAGGTAGAAGACATATACGTAGCCCTAGACAGGGATGCATTTAAAAAGGCACTTTCATACACAGAACAGTTTCTGAATATGGGAAAGAAGGTATATCTAGTAGATATGCAAGATAAGGATCCAAGCGAGATGGGCTTTGCAAGCTTCACTCGTTATGTACAACAGGCAGAGGAAATGGACTTCGGAAAGTTACTCCGCTACAAACTATCATAATATGATACAAAAAGGACAGAATGTTTTGTCAGAACATGCTAAGAAGAGGTTAGATTTTAAACCTGAACTTAAACAGATTAACTTCTTAGACAGAAGGGTTTATCAAAGATCAGAAGGAGTATACTACCCTTCAGTTACATCAATTTTACAATACATGCCAAAGAATAAGTTCTTTGAATCTTGGTTGAAAGATGTAGGTCACAACTCAGACATTATAATGAGAAGAGCCGGAGATGAAGGTACCCAAACTCACAATGCAATCGAAGAGTTATTAGAAGGTAAAGAAATCCAATGGATGGATGATTACGGTAATGCCCGATACAATGAACTAGTATGGAGTATGATTATGAAGTTCAAAGAGTTTTGGGAAGTAGCAAAGCCTGTACTAATCTTCACAGAAGAATTTACTTACTCAGATACTCACAAGTATGCCGGAACAGCTGATATAGTTGTATCGATGAACGGAGAGAATTGGCTTATTGACTTCAAAACATCAAATCACCTACATAAATCATATGACTTACAATTGGCAGCTTATGCTAAATCAATTGAAGAAGTAAAAGGTATTAAGATTGATAGAACAGCTATTCTTTGGTTGAAAGCATCAACAAGAGGAGCTGATAAAGCCGGTAAAAAGATACAGGGTAAAGGATGGGAATTAAAAGTAATAGATGATATAGAAAAGAACTTTGAATTATTCAAATTGATCTATAAACTATACGAGATAGAGCATCCAACAACAGAGCCTAAGTTTACCTCATATCCAACCACTATCAAACTTTAGTACTATTTATTTAATATAATAGTTGCATAATAGAAATATTGTGCGTATCTTTAGGTAAATAAAAAGTAACATGGGAGGAAACGTATTCGATAGTACAGCACCAATAAAAAAAGAGCATATTAAACCAACTCTATTAGAGTTCTTTAAGCAGTTCAAAACAATATTTCCAAAAGCAGAACCATTCTTTAGAGAGATGAAAACTCTAGGATCTGTAGGGAAAAAAGATTATTCAGGGGATATTGACCTAGCACTTGCCGGGTCATCCTTTGATGATATAAATGATTGGGGTCTGGATGAGAAACACGTTCAAGCTTTATTTGAAGGATTTAAGAAAAGAGCTAGAACCTCTTCTGATGATCAGTTGATGAAAAGAGCTGTAATTGTAGCAGTAGCACAGAAAGTGTTAGAGGCTGATACAGAGATTATAGCAGATGTAAAAGGATCAGGAGCAGGAGCTTTATTTCTTTTATTCCCTCAGTATGATGAGAATAACGAAGTAGTAGGTCAAAACGTTCAAATAGATGTAAATGTAGGAGATGTAGATTGGCTTTCATTTGCTTATCACTCAGCCACTTACTCAGGAAACGTAAAAGGTCTTCATAGAACACAGTTACTTGTATCTTTATTCTCTCACAAAGGGTATACATTCTCTCACAACTATGGAGTAAAGAGTAAAGAAACACAAGAGATAGTAGCCAATACACCTCAACAAGCAATCGACCTACTAAACCAGTTATATGGTTTAAATTTAGATCGAGATACAATAGGAGACTATTTTAAGTTGATAGAAACACTAGAAGCAGGCTTATCTGAACAAGATTTGCATGCTGTTTATGATACTTATCTTAAGATATTAGATTCAACAAGAGCAGATATACCGGAAGATTTACAGTCATATTGGATAGAAAATCAAGAAAGATTAGGACTAAAAGGTAAATTCTTACCAGATAATTCAAACTTAATACAATACAGAGCATAATGAGTGGAGTAGCAGGAGGAAATAGAATAGAAAGAGGAGATGTACATAATACATTCAATAAATACGTAGAAGAAGTTCTAAGTAAAATACCAGGCTTTAAGAAAGCTTCTCTATCAGGATCTGTTAAGGCAGGTTCTAAAGCTGACTTTGGAGACTTAGATATCATTGTATGGTTTGAAGGAGACGATAAGAGAGAAGTAAAACAAAGACTTATCGATGCAGCTTTAGCTCTACCGCAAGACGTAATTGTACCTTTTAAATCAGAAAAGTACACAGGAAGGAGATATTATAACTCAGGAGAACTAATCTCAGTACTCTATCCAATTGTAGGAAAAGAAAATGAGTTTATTCAAGTGGATAACATCATTTCTCTTACAGAAGAAGAGCATGCTTTTAAAGGATCATTCTTAGACCTACCGGCTGAAAAGCAAGGACTACTAATAGGACTAGCAAAAGTAATTCTATTGGAAGAAAATCCTGAAGAAGTATTTAGAAGAATGGGTATTTCAAATATACCTAAACTTGAAAAAGGAGAAGAATACGAATTCAATTTATCATCAGTAAAACTGTCCTTAAGAAAAGTAAAACTAGAAGGCTTTAGAGAGATAGCGAGAGAAGAAGTTTGGTCAACAACAAGTTGGGGAACCATTAAAATTTTATTTAAGAATTTTAGCATTGACGGGTCTTTTGAAGACCTATTAGATGATATTGCAAGAAGACTTACAAATGCTAGATCTAAAAATAGAATAGCAGGGATATTCAAATCAATGGTAACTGTTAAATCAGGAGAAGTAGGAACAGCTAAAGGAAAAGGTAAAGAAGATGCACTTGAAAAAGTAGCACAAACACTTGCTGAAGCTTTAGATGACGGATCAGAAGTAGTAGCTTTATATGCAGGAGGATTTAAACCACCGCACCTTGCTCACTTTGAGAATGCTAAGTTTTTATCCACTCAAGCAGATAAGATTGTAATCTTTATTGGACCTAAAATTAGAGAAGGAGTAAAAATTACAGCAGAACAATCAAAAGCAATTTGGGAGATCTATGCAAAATACATAAATGTACCAGTAGAGATTCAGATCAGTAGAGTAACACCTGTATTAGACATATACGAATGGATTGATGCAAATCAAGACAAAGTAACAAGAATTATTACAGGAGCTATGGCTGATGAAATGGGTAAATTCTCAGGAATAGAAAAAGGTAAAGTAAAAGGTAACTATAAAAACGTAGAAGTAAAAGAACTTCCTATAATTGTAGACAAAGAAGACAGTAAATTCTCAGCAACTGATATTAGAAAGTCAGAAGAGTTCTTATTATCAGGTAAATGGATTCCAAAAGTAATATCTAAAGAAGATAAACAAGCAATCGTAGATATTGTAGCACCACAAAAAGAGGATTCAATCGAAGATAAAATGCTAACTGCTGTTGATAATGTATTTGAAAGCTTTTTTCCAAAAGAAACTAAGAAAAAAGTAGTAAAAGAAGGATCATCAGGAACACCAATAGCTGCATCAGGAGCTATTCCGTCTAAAGATAGAGCAGACTTACTAGACCTATTCAATCAACTAAGACAAACAGTAGATTCAGATAAATTTACAGTAGTATTTAATCAGGATAGAATTGACATTTACGTTAAGACATACTCAGATGTAAGCTTTGATCAAACCCCTTATCAAAAACACCTACCGGAGTCAGTAGAGCAAGAAAAATTTAACTACACTCCATACATAGCATCTATTTTAGAGTATATGCTTGATGAAGGTATGAATATACAACCACTACCAGAGGTAAAAGTAAGGTACGATGAAGATCAAGCCAATAACTTCTTCGGTAGAACAGCTTATTACAATCCAAATAATAAGGAAGTAATTCTATATGTACTTGGAAGACATCCTAAAGATGTTTGTAGATCCTTTACACATGAAATGATACATCATATTCAGAATATTGAAGGAAGACTTGAAGGATTAGCAGCTACTACCAATACAAATGAAGACTCAAACCTACAGGAAATAGAAAAAGAAGCTTACCTAAGAGGTAATATAACCTTCAGAAACTGGGAAGACGGAGTAAAAAGTAAATAAAAATAAAAAAGGTTATGAAAAAAACAAAGGTTACAAAGAAGCAGATCGTTGAGTATGTAGAGAAGTACATAGTTGAAGTAGAGAACCACTATGGTTTGTCAAAACATCAGCAAACCTCTCCACACATATATCTAAGCAAAGATATTATAGACGACATAAAAGGAGAGTATTGTTACTTATTCAATGAGATAACAATATACTACAATAACATAGGAAGCTTAGAGGAACTAATACGAACGGTTATTCACGAATATCAACACTACCTACAGTCACCATCTTGGATGACCAGGTATTATAGAATGGGATACGATTATTCAAATCATCCATACGAAGTAGCAGCATATAACGAAGAAGAAAATTGGGAGACAATATGGAAACAAGCATCGTAACATTACTGGGAGCTGAAAAGCTACCATATCAGATATACTGTGATATGGACGGAGTATTAACAGACTTTGAAAAGAGATTTATAACTCTTTTAAGAAAAGAAGGGCCAAAATACTACTCAAAAGCAACAATTGCACAAGTAACAAGACCTAAGCACTTCGAAAAGATAGAGGGACAGGAAGAATTCTGGAAATTTATTGATCAGCATATAGGATTAGAGTTCTGGTCTGAAATGCCTTGGATGCCAAATGGAAAAGCATTATGGGACTTTATTCAACCCTATGGTCCAAAGCTTTTAACATCTCCTTCAAGAGATAATACTTCAAGACTTGGAAAAAGACTGTGGGTAAAAGAGAATCTAGTACCTGCTCCTGAAGTAATTTTTAGATTTGGAGATGCTAAGTCGGATTTTGCAAATGAAAACTCTATATTAATAGATGATAAACCTTCTAACCTAGCTGCATTTGCCGCTAAAGGGGGAATATCAATAGAATGTAAAGATGGAGATATTTCATCGGTTATAAATGAATTAAAAGAACTTGGTTATGGCAAAGGAGAGCTTACTTAAAAAAGAATTTACCTCAAAAGATGTTAACAGGGCTAGAAACCTAGTCAATAAAGACTTCTCAGCAAAGACAGTTGACGGTGTAGGATATGCCAAAGCACATGTAGCATATACAGAGGGAGATATTTGGGAAGAGAGTGGAAGAACTTGGACTATTAGGAATGGACTAAGACAAAACATCACCAAACTCGATGCAGCTAAGAAAGCAATGCAAGTACCCCTAGCATGTCCAAAATGTAAAGGATCAATGCAACACCATCTAGCACAGAAAATGTATAAGATACATAAAATGTGTTTTGATTGCGTGATTGACTACGAAGCAGAACTAAGAAAAGCAGGTCTTTATGAATCGTATGAAAAGAATATGATGCAGGGGAGTATGAAAGCTTTTGCTAGAGATGTAGAGCAATGGGTCTTTGATAGTTTAGAATCAACAAACACTTTTGTAACTGAACAAGGAGATGTAGAGGATTGGAATAGTGATGATTCTAGATTTAAAGAACAAACCAACAAGAATCTTCAGGAGTACCTAAAACACATCAGAAGCCATATAGATTCGTAATAAGTTTTTCTTACTATTTATTTTTAAACAGTAAATAGTGTTCGACTTATGGCAAAAGTAAAATCAGCTCCATCAACAACTAAGGTAGATAAACCTAAAGTAGCAAGACCGGGAGTACATGCAAAATGCAAGACTTCAAAACTTAAATCTTCTAAGAACTATAAGAAGCTTTATAACGGACAAGGATAGTATGAAACTACTAAAAGTACTTCACGAGAATTACGGAGGACCAGGTGAACTAGTCTTACCAGAATCACATCAAGCTGGAATGAGAGTTACCAAAGGAGGTTCCATGTGCGCAAATTGCGAATACTGGACTGAAGAAGGGAACCTATGTACAAGTAAATACTGGAAGAAGTGGTCTGAGGTAGAGGAAATACCCTATCCTGCAGATGAATACTGCTGTAACTGGTGGGAACCAATGCCTGAAGAAGATAATGCAGAAGTCTAAACTTATACAACTAGTTAGAGAAGCATTAGATGCCTCTACAACTGCTCCTAATAACATCCCAGGAGGACTAGCTCAGTATGCTACAGTAGGAGATTTAGCTAAAATGCATAAACTACCTCTCGATGAGATTATAAAGCAGATAATAAAAGGGGTAAAAGTAGAATCAGAACATACAACAGATTTGGATATTGCTATGGAAATAGCATTTGACCATGTTTACGAGAATCCTACATATTACGATGATTTAAAAAAAATAGAAGAAGGAGTACACGATCCTGTTCAACCAGGTATCTTAAAAGATAGGTTAGGTAAACTGTCCTGTACAAAAGTAAGAACAGCACATTCAGCATTAGAAGATAAGGGTACTCATTACGGAAAAGCATTACAAAGATACCTAAATTATCATTGCAAATAGTAGATTAATAGAAAATAAATTCATATCTTTAGAAGATGGCAAAATATACAAAAACAGAACTTTCAAAAAAACTTTTACAAGTAGAATCAGCAATTGATACTCTAAGAAAAACTAAAGGTTCAAAATCTGAGCAAGGAGTAATTCAAGAGCAAATCAAACGATTGAAAGAGGTAAAAAACAATCTTTCAACCTTATTAAAAGAGACTACGGTTCCTGCTACACTTTCCTATAAAGGAAACGTACCTGACAAAGTACTTAAAGTAGATCCATCAGATGAAGAAACTATTCAAAACATAAAGACAGATCCAAACATAGATCATGCAACAGTTGGGGTTAAGAGAATAAAAGAAGAAGTAAGAAAATATACTACAGAAGAATCAGCAGCAGTTGGTAAAACAGTTGCTAAATCTCTTTTAAAAGTTCTTAGAGCACAAGGAGATGAAGTTGTAAAAATAAAACTAACAGGACTAAGACCAGATAAGTTTAACATTCATGTTGAATATGGAAATGATAAAGGAGTAGACACTTTTAAATTCAACCTAAACCCAGAAGGAACAGCCATTATCTTAAACCTAGGAAACGAATCAATGGAACTAGTAGACTTTGTGATTACACAGGGTAATACTGTCTCTCTACCGGCTCCTGACCTAGAAGATAAACTAAGTGATGCAATGAAAAAGTACGTTGGAGAACCAGTAGATAACGAATTCGGTCAAGCAGAACAGCCTATCTACGAAGATGATCACTTACAGTCAGATGATGAATCTTCAATGGCACAAGCACAATTAAAATCCATTCAATCCAATGCAAGTAAGTTAATGGATATAATAGGAGACGATGAGCAATTAGATGCATGGGTTCAATCTAAACTAACCAAAGCAGAAGATTACCTAGATGCAGCAGCAGGATATCTACACTCAGAAGAAGACCAAGCACCTGTTACATTAGCAGTAACATTAGATGAAATCTCATTTAAGATAAACGGTTTAGGTAACTATACAAGTATTAAAGGAGATAACGAAACAATTACAGGAAGAGACCAAGGAGGAACAGTTAGAACTTTTACAAGAAAGAGAATAGAACAAGATAACCCGGGAATCTTTGATAAACAGCCAAGAGAAAGAAAGCCAAGAGAGATAAAACCTCAAGGAGTTCGTCCTTATTCAGAAGCACAGTATAGAAAGATCTTACAAGGAGCAATTGATGATGCAGGTAGTACAGAATTTGCTTACGATATAGCAGACTCTATGATATACGATCCACAAATACTTGCTAGGCTTAAAAAAGACTACCCAGGAGACTCAGCTAGAGAGTTAAAACAAAGACTTCAATGGGATTTAGAAGCTTGTGATTCACCAGAAGATGATTACGATGATGACTATGAAAGTGAAGTAGCAGAAGCAGTACTAAATGAAAAGAAAGCTACATATTGCGGAAGATGTGGACATACCCATGTTAAGGGTACACCTTGTCCAAGACCTTTTAAAGAAGGTGTAGTAGCAGAAAAACTAGGGCCTAAATCTAAACCGGAAACATACATAAAAGACTTCAAAAAATCAGATGCTCCTCAATTTAAAGGAAAATCAGCAGAGAAGAAAAGGCAAATGGCCATAGCAGCTTATATGTCAAACAAAAATGAAGCATTAGATGCAGTAGGAAAAGAGGATGACGATATTAACAATGACGGAAAAGTCGATAAAACAGATAAGTACCTAAAACACAGAAGAGATGTTGTTTCTAAAAAACTGTCAGAAGGAGCAATAAAAGATTTATTTAAAGACCCAATGCAGGCTGCAGATGCTAGAGGATGGATTAGAAACCCTAAACTATCAGATACTGAAAAAAGAGATAAAATTAAATCTGTAATGAAAGATCCTTCTAAGTTTAATGACTTAATGGATGCTTTTACAGATGAATTAGGAAACGTAAAAAATGCAATCTCTAAAAAAGAACTAAAAGAAATAATGCTAGAAGCATACGTTGAAATTCTTCAAGAGGAAGAAGGAGCAGTTCTTAAAACATCTACAGAAGAAATACTAGGAAAATTTCCTACAGTTAAAAAAGCATTAGTATCTTTATTCACACAAGAATATCCAGAATTTGTAACAGATGTAAGATGGGTAGTACCAAAACCTTCCACATTCGCAGTTGATCTTAAAAATGGTCAATCATTCAATATTAAATGGATGGGTAAAGGATTTGAAGCACAAATTGAAGGTAAAAAATACTATTTAGATAAATTAGCAGAATACCAACAAGCGTTAGATAAGATAAACGATCTTCTTAAAAACGGACCGATTACAACTGGTGAAGAACCAGGTGGAGAAGAGTTTGGAGCACCAGCAGCAGAACCAGCAGCCGGAGGCGGAGGTGGTGGAGACTTTCCAGGTGGAGAAGCCGGAGGCGGTGAAGAACCAGCACCTGAAGGTGGAGAAGAAGGCGGAGAAGCAGCAGCAGCAGAATTTGAAGAAGAAACACCAGAAGCACTTTAATAAAAATAAGTTATGAGCGTAATAGATAAAGTAGTTAACGAATGGGCATTCCGATGTAAGAAAGGATACCCAGATATGAATAATCCTGATGATATGAAAATATTAAAAGAGATTTATTCTGAATACGGGGTAGTATTAGAGGAAGAAAAGCCTAAGGAGGAGGTTGATAATCAAGCTTTGTTATCACAAATAGCAACACTACTACAGGCTGAAAAAGGAAATAGTAAGCTTCTAACAAGAATCTATAGAACATTAACTTCAAACCCTTCTATTGATGCACTTAAGCAAAAATTAGAGGATGCAGGTATTGGGAAAAACACTTTTGATAATAGAAATTTATTTAATGAAATAATAACAATTTTACAAAAAGGAGAAAAGAGCGATATAGGAAGTTTAGTAAAATACTTAGAGCAATCTAAGATACCAAAAGAGGGTAATATCTATACACAAGTACCTGAACTCCCTACTCAAAAACTGCAAGCAATAGGTAACCTAACAGGTGCTAAAGGAACTACAGCTATGGGAAAAGGAGAGATACTATTCCCATTAATATTCTCAGATATTAAACTTAGAATCAGTGATGCAGGAGATTTTACTAGAAATGGTAAAACCGTAGAACTGAAAGCCATTGGAGTCGGGAAAGAGGGCAAACAATCGGGTGGAGGAAGGTTTGGAGTTGCAAGAGCGTTTGAAAATTACGAACCCCTTAATACGAATGTAGCAAAAGGTTTTAGCCAAGCTATGAAAAACGATTACCTTTCCTTCTCAGAAGAGGAAAAAGATAAACCACTTTCTAATATTAATAAGTACATACAGAAGATATATCCAGGATCCTCTCAAGTTGTAGATAAAAGTAATATACAATCACTTAATATTCTTTTACAAAAAGCAGCCATAGAGAGTTACGTCTCTATAAAAAAAATAGATGAATTTCTACTTTTTAACCCCATTACCGGAGATTTCAAACTAATAACACCAGCAAAAGCATTAGTAGACCTTGCAGGCACCCCGGAAGTAGGTCTTACTACCGCTACAGTACCGCAATTAATATCTTTTAACTAAATAACAAACTATTTATAAACAAAAATAAAACACAATGGCAGATAATTTTAATTTAAGAACATTCTTAACAGAGAATAAACTTACAAAGAATACACAAATTCTTAAAGAAGGAAGTGATTACGGATTTGATGAAGTAATGGATGCAATAGCAGACGACTTTACACCAGGTACCCCTGAATTTCAACAAATGGAAGATGCAGTACAAGATGCATTCCACAACGGACAAGTAGACACTTCAGAATTTAGTCACGATCCATCAGCTCCAGGTAGAGAGATGAGAGCAATTGCTAATCAAATTGGATTAGGTGACGAACAAGCTAATGACATCGAACAAGCACAACACGATATTGAAAGACAATTTGAAGAAGGAGTAAACGAAAGTACTTTAACTGATAAAGAAAGACGTCTAGTAGAGATGGTTCAAGATGCTTTAGGAGAAGAAAATGTAGACTATACAATGGGACGTCAAGACGATCCAAACCAACTTCCAAATCCCGCTCCAGAATTAAACATTCCAGAAGGAGAAGAAAGCATTGAAGAAGCAAAACCTCTTCCAAAATACAATTCAATTGAAGAATTGATGAAAGAGATTGAGAACGGAACTAACGAAGCAGCTCATAAATACAAAATGGATGAGATGAAAAGAGTTTACGAAGCACTAGAGGCTAAGGTAGGATCTTTAGAAGAAGGAGAGCATGCTGAACACATCGATCAAAAAGCTGTTAAACAAATGCGTAAAGATATTGCAGCATTAAGAAAAGCAGAAGAAAAACTAAGAAAAGAATTCGACAAAAAATTCACAGGTAAAGAGAAAAAAGAAACTCCTAAAAAAGATAAAGAAGTAGTAGCTTTACAAGAGGGATTTGACTTAAGAAAATTCTTAGCAGAAAACAGAAAATAGTATCATTGAATAAGTAAACAAGCCCACTCAAAAGGTGGGTTTTTTTATATCCACATATTTATAATATATAAGTATATAATATGTCACAACAAGATATCAAACAAATAGTTGCACAAGAGTATATAAAGTGTGCAAAAGACCCGGCTTACTTCATGAAGAAGTATTGCTACATACAGCATCCAACTCGAGGTAGAATTTTATTTAACCTTTATCCATTCCAAGAAGGAGTATTACATTTATTCAGAGATGAAAAGATGTTGATAACTCTAAAATCAAGACAGTTAGGAATCTCTACATTAGCCTCAGCCTACGCTTTATGGTTAATGATCTTCCATAAAGATAAAAACGTATTAGCATTAGCAATTACTCAAGCAACAGCTAGAAACCTTGTAACTAAGACGATTTTCATGTATGAGAATCTACCAAAATGGTTACAATTACCTTTTACAGAGAAGAATAAATTATCATTAAGACTTAAAAACGGTTCTAAAATAACAGCTAAATCATCTAATGCAGATGCTGCCCGTTCAGAAGCGGTATCTCTATTATTAATAGATGAGGCAGCTTTTATTGATAATATCGAAGAAACATTTACTGCAGCACAACAAACACTTGCAACAGGGGGTCAATGTATGGCTCTTTCTACTCCAAATGGTGTAGGAAACTGGTTTCATAAAACATGGGAAAAAGCAGAAGCAGGAGAGAATGGATTTGTACCTGTTAAACTAAAATGGGATGTGCATCCTGAAAGAGCACAAGACTGGAGAGATGAACAATCAAGACAATTGGGGGAGAAACATGCCGCTCAAGAGTGTGATTGTGACTTCCTATCATCTGGAGATTCGGTAATAGAGGTTGAAAACATGGCTTTCTACGAAGAGACATATGTAAAAGATCCAATGGAGAGAAGAGGAGTAGATGGAAATCTATGGATATGGGAATCACCTGACTATAGTAAATCCTACATGGTTGTTGCCGATGTCGCTAGAGGGGACTCTACCGATTACTCTGGCTTCCACGTCTTTGATATTGAAAGCTGTACACAAGTAGCAGAATACAAAGGTAAGATTTCCCCAAAAGAATACGGAAACGTATTGGTAGGAATAGCAACAGAGTACTGCGATGCACTTCTAGTAATAGAGAATGCCAATATTGGATGGTCAACAATCGAACAAGTAATATCCAGGGAATATAAAAACCTATACTATTCATCTAGATCAGATACTGAAACAGTTGAATCTTATATGGCTAAATACGAAAGAGATAAGCTAGTACCAGGATTTACAATGTCTCTTAAAACAAGACCTTTAGTAATAGCTAAAATGACTGAATACGTAAGGGAGAGATCAGTAATACTACAATCTAAACGATTGTTAGGAGAGATGAGGGTATTCATATGGAGAAACGGTAAGGCACAGGCACAATCAGGTTACAATGACGATTTAGTTATGGCTTTTGCTACAGCTTTATATGTTAGAGATACAGCCATTCGTATGAGACAACAAGGAATGGATCTTTCAAGGGCTACAATGAACTCTTTTGTAAGTCTTAATCAAAGAAATACAGGTGTTTATAACGTTGCTCCTATGCAGAATAATCCTTACCTTATGGAAACGCCTGGTGGCCAAGAGGACTTAACCTGGCTATTAGGATAAGTTACTATTTATAAATAAAACATTTCAGAAATGGCAGAAAGAAATTTATTTACCTCACTCCAGAGGTTATTCTCAACTGATATATTAGTTAGAAACGTAGGAGGGGATGAGTTAAAGATTGCTGATGTTAATCACATTCAATCAACAGGGAAATATCAGACCAATTCACTATTGGATAGATTCTCTCGACTGTATATATACAATAACAAAAACATATTCAATCCAAACCTTAACTATCAAACACTTAGGGTACAGCTTTATTCAGATTATGAAGCAATGGATACAGATGCAATTATAGCCTCTACGTTAGATGTACTAGCAGATGAGTCTACACTTAAAAATCAAGTAGGAGAAGTTCTTTCTATTAAATCTACAGACGAAAACATACAAAGAGTCCTTTATAACTTATATTACGATGTATTAAACATCGAATTTAACCTATGGTCATGGGTTAGGAATATGTGCAAGTACGGGGACTTCTTTTTAAAACTAGAGATCTCAGAGAAATTTGGAGTTTACAATGTACTTCCTTATACAGTTTACCATATGGTTAGACATGAAGGGATGGATAAAGAAGATCCAACTAAAGTAACATTCTCAATTGATCCAGACGGATTAGCTTCTTCAGCAGATCCAAATTACATTCCAAACAATAGTAAACAAACCATTACATTAGACAACTACGAAGTAGCTCACTTTAGATTAATATCAGATACAAACTACCTTCCTTATGGTAGATCTTATATCGAACCAGCTAGAAAAATCTACAAACAATTAACTTTAATGGAGGATGCAATGTTGATTCATAGAATCATGAGAGCTCCTGAGAAGAGAATGTTCTACATCAACGTAGGATCTATTCCACCAAACGAAGTTGAGCAGTTTATGCAAAAGACTATTAGCAGTATTAAGAAAACTCCTTATGTAGATCCACAAACAGGTCAATACAACTTGAAATTCAACATGCAAAACATGATGGAGGATTTCTATCTTCCAGTTCGTGGTGGTGATACTTCAACAAAAATTGAGACAACCAAAGGATTAGAGTATGATGGTACAAATGATATTGAGTACTTAAGAGATAAAATGTTTGCAGCACTTAAAGTGCCAAAAGCATATTTTGGATACGAAAAAGACCTTACAGGTAAAGCAACTCTTGCAGCAGAAGATATTCGTTTTGCTAGAACAGTAGAAAGACTTCAAAGAATTGTAGAAAGTGAATTAACTAAAATTGGCTTAGTGCATTTATACTCTCAAGGATTCGATAAAGAGTCTTTAGTAAACTTTGAAATCAAATTAACTACACCTTCTATCATTTATGAACAAGAAAAAGTAGCACTTTGGAAAGAAAAAGTTGACTTAGCAACTCAAATGCAATCAACAAAACTATTCTCATCAGATTATATCTACGATATGCTATTTGACATCTCAGAAGATAAATACAACGAAATGAGAGAACTTATTAGAGAGGATGCTAAAAGAGACTTTAGAATATCTCAAATAGAAAACGAAGGAAACGATCCAGTATCAACAGGACTATCTTTTGGAACACCCCACGACCTAGCTTCAATCTACGGAAGAGAACAAGGTGAATTACCAGCAGGATATGACGAAACTGCACCAGTAGGAAGACCTAGAGAGAAGATGTCAATCATAGGTACCAATGCAGATCCGGTAGGTGGAAGAGACAGACTAGGAGTTCATGGAATGAAAGGCGGTTTTCCAAGTGATAATGAAAACGTAAGAGAAGGTATAAACAATACCATGTCAGTTTTTCTAAGAAATAAAAACCTCTTCCCTACTAAGAAACAAAATATCTTTGAGGAAGAAGCAGAAATCGAATCAGATCTTCTAAATGAAGCTAACATTAAGGATTTAGATAACTAGACACTATTTATAACAAAGACATACCTAAGATGCGTATTAAACACAGTAAGTATAAAAACACGGGCCTGATATTTGAACTATTAGTAAAGCAAATAGCAGCGGATACCTTATCTAAAAGGGATTCCCCGGCTTTAACGGTACTAAGAAAATTCTATACAGGAAACACAACACTAGTAAGAGAGTTTAAATTATACGATTTTGTATTAAAGAATAAAGGCGTAGGTCCTAAAAAAGCAGAATCAATACTTAGTACTATAGTAGAGATATCTAGAAAGTTAGATACAAATTCACTTAGTAAGCAAAAATACGAGCTTATAAAAGAACTTAAAAGTCATTATGATTTAGAAGAATTCTTTTCTATTAAAGTAGAAGCTTACAAACCACTAGCAGCTCTTTACTGTTTAATGGAAGCACAAAATGCAGCAGGCCTAGTAGACTTAGATGTATTTGTTGATAATAAAACTACAATACTTGAGCACTTAACTCAAAGTAAAACAGCAGAAGGACAAGTAAAAAATGCTTTGATTGAAGAATATTCTAAATATGATAAAGACTTAAGACTTTTAACATATAAAATATTACTAGAAAAATTCAATCATCAGTATAAAGATTTACTTCCAGAACAAAAAAACATTTTAAAGGAATTTATAGTATCAGTTAATTCATCAGCTAGATTAAGAAATGTAGTCAATGAAGAGATGACTAAATTACAGGTAGAAATCTCTAACTTAAAAAAGAATATTACTGATAAAGTAGTTAAAATTAAATTAGAAGAGATTCAAAAAGTAATTATTCCAATAAAAAACACACAAAAAGTAGATGACAATCATTTAGTTTCATTAATGCAATACTATGAATTAGTAAATGAATTAAGAAGTCTATGAAAAGATCAGAAATAATTAAAGCAGTTCAGGAAGTCTTAGAAGAAATGAGCACAACTGGAGGAGTAGGAGGATATTCTACACCATTTGCTTTTTCTAAAAAAGGAGCTGGAGCTAATGCAGCCACTAAAGCTTCTCAAAAGCTAGGATTTAAAGCAGCACCAAGACCAAAACATCCTTCACATACTAAAATGTTTGATTACTTAGATGAGATGCAGGTAAGTTCACCTAATGTCTTTGTATCAGAAGCAGAAATGGAAAACAGTGATGCAGTAAAGAAGACAAAAGAAATGGGTTACAAGCTAGTAAAGAAAACCAACACCGCATCAGATAAAAAGAATAAATAACATGAGAACATTACAAGAAAAATATAACGGAATTCAAGAAGGAAAATTTTCTAAAGAACATTTCTTAGCTGATGCTAGAATGGAACTTCCAAACCTAGTAACTCGTTTTAACGGATACGAGGATGCTGTTCAAATTCTTAAGAACAGAGGAATGATTCAAGAAGTTAAAATTGAGGAAGCTAGACTTACTAAGAATAACCTAACAGACTACAGATACAAACCGACCAACGATATGGACAAATATCCATACGAACAAATCCTAAGAGGAATAAGAGTTGAATTGGAAGTATTAGGGGTTCAAGGAACACCAACAGCAGAAGAATATGCAAAAGCATTAGCAAAAGTAGCTAAAAACTTAGCAAAAGATTCAATTTTCTATACAAATCAAGTAGCAGGTGTTAATCCAAAAGTGGACTTACATGATAAAATGATTCCTGTAACAGCAAAAAATACAGTTGACACTTTCAACGGTATGAAAAAAGCAGAGTTAAAAGAAGGATTTAAAAGACTAATCAAAAAAGTATTATCTGAATCAATGGGTGATATGTTTGGAGATGAAGAAAGAGCTGAAAGATCTGCCAACTACGGACAACCAGGAGAAAACGAATACGAATTCTACTCAGATCCAGAGAACTATAACGAAGAAGAAGAGTTTGAATTACAAGGAGACGAAGAAGCAGACGATATTCCACATCCAAGAGGATATGAAGAAGCTAGCGATGAAGAAGACTTAGATGAATCTAAAATGGGAGACCTTTATATTACAGCTCAAGAATCAGATTCACTAAAAGACTTTTTAATAAAAGTAAAACAAGAATATCCAGAAACAAACCTAAGAAAAGACATCGAAGAACTTCAACATATTTGGAATAATAGAGGAGGAGATTCAGAAGATGAATTATCAGAAGGAAAAAAATCGTTATCTGAATTATTAAAATAAGTAAGATGAACAATTTATTAGTAAATGTAACTCCTTTTAAAGGATTGCTTACCGAATCAAAGGCTAGACCCGGAGTATACGAAGTGGTGGGTATCATGCAAAGAGCAGGAGCAAAGAATCAAAACGGAAGAATCTATAAAAGAGAAATTCTTGAAGAAGAAGTTCGAAATTATGTAGAGAATTTTGTTAAGATAGGAAATGCATACGGAGAATTAGATCATCCAGAATCAGCAATTGTATCTCTTAAAAATGCTTCACACGTAGTAAAAGAACTATGGTGGGAGGGAGATGACTTGATGGGTAAAGTAGAATTACTAAATACACCTTCAGGAAATATTGTAAAAGAGATATTAAAAGGAGGACATACAATGGGAATCTCTTCTAGAGGAACAGGATCAGTAACTCAAACAAACGAAGGAACTTTAATGGTTCAACCAGACTTTGAATTAGTATGTTGGGATTTTGTTTCTAATCCTTCTACACAAGGAGCTTTTATGAATCCAATTTCTTTAAACGAAGGAAAACAAGCAGTAGGAAAATATGATAGATTAGATTCTATTATTAACAATATATTAAGAGCATAATGGAAAATAATTTTGACATGCACCAATGGCGTGCAAATTTTTTAAAAAAAGTATTAAAAGAAGAGATAACAAAAGACAGCCCATCATTTAGAAAGCTAGTACTGAAATTGGAAGAGATAAGTGAAGAAAGTGGAAATGATTGGGAAGCTTTAAAGGCATACTTAAAAGGTAGATACGCATTTTTTGAAACATACACTACTGGTAATAACCCAGCTGCTTACGTAGTTAATTTCTTTTCAATTACCAAAGGAAAGGATGAATACGTTGAGAAAAATCCATCAGATTATGTACAAATAGGTGACTGGTATATTAGACCATGGTAACCTAAACAAACACAGCCCACCCCATAAAGGTGGGTTTTTTATGTTTTGTAAAACAGTATATATTTATTTAAGAATATATCACGATCCTTATGTGATATCTACTTAAAAGTAAAACACTATTACGCTACTACTTAATAAGCGTACGACAAACAAACACAAACAAAATGTCAAACAAAGATTTATTAAAGCAAGCTATTGCTGAAGCGAAAACTATTCGTGAAGCTGCAATTGCCAACGCTAAAGAAGCTTTAGAAGAAACATTGACTCCACACTTAAAAGAAATGCTTGCTCAGAAATTGCAAGAAATGGAAGATAAAGAAGATGAGACAGTGGATGAAACTATTAACAACGCCGAAGCAGAAAGCTATTCTGAAAATCCATCAAAACATGGTAATTTAGAAGAAGCAGAAGAAGAGGAAGAGGAAGCTGAAGAAGAAGAAACTCCTGAAGAAGGAGAAGAAGGTGAAGAAGAAGAGGAATTAGAAATCGAAGACATGTCAGTTGAAGATTTAAAAGACCTAATCAGAGACATCGTTGCACAAGAAGCAGGTCAAGAAGAAGAAGCAGACTTAGAAGCCGGAGAAGAAGGTCCAGAAGGACAAGAAGATATGGTGAGTATGGATGGTGATTCAGAAGAGATTGATATCAACGAACTATTAGCAGAACTAGAAGGAATGGACGAACAAGAATTAGATGAAAAAGGTGGAGGGTATATGAAAGAGCCTTCTGACTCTGCAGCAGCAGGATTAGAAAACTTAATCTCTATGGTTAAATCTATCAAGTCACCAGAATCTATCGCTAAAATCAAAGCTTTCCTTAAAGCACTTCCAGCAGCAGCAGGATCAGCCTTAAGATCAGAAGGATTAGACGAACAAGACTTAGACGAAAAAGGTGGAGGATACATGAGAGAGCCTTCTGACTCTGCATCAGCAGGATTAGAAAACTTAATCTCAATGATCAAATCACTTAAATCACCTGAGACAATTGCAAAAGTAAAAGAATTCCTAAAAGGTCTTCCAGCAGGAGCATCAGCAGCAATGCGCTCTGAAGAAGTTGAGCAAGATCTACAAGAAGCATTACAAGCAGTTAAAATTTTAAGAAATCAACTTCAAGAAGTTAATCTTTTAAATGCAAAATTACTTTATGTAAATAAAGTATTCAAATCAACTAACCTATCTGAAGGTCAAAAAGTAAATGTTATCGCAGCATTTGACAAAGCCGAAACAGTTAGAGAAGTAAAATTAGTTTTCGAAACAGTTTCTAAAAACGTAGTTGCTAAACCAGCTGCACTTAAAGAGCACAGATCTTTTGCTTCTAAAGCAACAGGTAATGCAACAACAACTGCACCAAAAGAAATTATATCAGAAGTATCTGAGCAAGTTCAAAGATGGCAGAAGTTAGCAGGAATTATTAAATCATAAAAATAAAAAAACAAAAACAACCAAATGGAATTAAATCAATTATTCGAAGGTTCAAACAATTACAAGTCTTTACAAGCTGATGCAGCTCGTTTGTCTGGTAAATGGGCCAAATCAGGTTTGTTAGAAGGTATTTCTAACGAAATCGAAAGAAACAACATGGCTATGATTCTTGAGAATCAAGCAAAACAAATCGTATCTGAAGCTAATACTACAGGTAACGGTGCAATTGGTACTGCTACAGGTGGTGCTGAACAATGGGCAGGTGTTGCTTTACCATTAGTACGTAAAGTATTCGCTCAAATCGCAGCTAAAGATTTTGTATCTGTACAACCAATGAACTTACCTTCAGGTCTTGTATTTTACTTAGACTTTAAATACGGTACAACAGCTAACGGAAGAACTTCAGGAGATAATCTTTACGGTAATGTATCTACAGCTAATGACAAAATGTCAGTAGACGAAGACGTAGCAGGCGGTTTATACGGTGCAGGTCAATTCGGTTACTCAATTAACCCTAAAGATTTCGCTATTGCAACTCAAGCTACAGGATCAGCTGGATCAGCTTCTATTGCTTACCAAGACGGAATTAACCCATCTGCATACTTTACAGCAGCAGTAAACATGGCAACTTCAGCTTCTTTTGACCATAAAGGTGTAAGAGCTTTCAGATTGTATTCAGGTTCAACAGATATTACAACTAACCCAGAACTTACAACAGTATCAGGAGACGTAGTAACATTCGTAGTAGCAAAAACAGCAACAGCTGCAGGTTCTATTACAGGTAAAGTTGTTTTCCACTTACAACCAACTGATAACACAAGAGGTGATTTTGAAGACGGAGCTACTAGCCCAGCTAACGGAACAATCTCTATCCCAGAAATCAACGTATCATTAGCTTCTGAATCTATTGTTGCTAAAACAAGAAAATTAAAAGCACAATGGACCCCAGAGTTTGCACAAGATTTGAATGCTTATCACTCAATCGATGCTGAAGCAGAATTAACTTCATTATTATCAGAATATATCTCTATGGAGATTGACTTAGAATTAATGGATATGTTGATCCAAGATGCAGCTACAACTGAAAGATGGTCAGCAGTAAACAACAAACAATGGAATGGTACAACTTGGGCTACAACAGGTAACTTCTACAACACTCAAGGTCAATGGTTCGGAACTTTAGGTACTAAAGTACAAAAAGTATCTAACAAAATTCACCAAAAAACTTTAAGAGGTGGAGCTAACTTCTTAGTATGTTCTCCAACTGTAGCTACAATCTTGGAATCAATTCCTGGATATGCAGCAGATACAAACGGTGACAAAATGGACTTCGCAATGGGCGTTCAGAAAGTAGGTAACTTGAATTCTCGTTTCAAAGTTTACAAAAACCCTTACATGACTGAAAACGTAATCTTGTTAGGTTACAGAGGATCTCAATTCTTGGAAACTGGTGCAGTTTATGCTCCATATATTCCATTAATCATGACTCCATTAGTATACGATCCAGTTACCTTCACTCCAAGAAAAGGTATCATGACTCGTTACGCTAAGAAAATGATCAGACCAGAATTCTACGGTAAAATCTTCGTTAGCGATATCGCTACTGTATAATTTACTACAGAATAAATAAATTAAAGAGAGCTAAAAGCTCTCTTTTTTTTTATAAGATAGTTTCGTATATTTATATAAAAAGCATATATGAATACAGGAGAGTTATCTTGGCAGCAGTTTAGAACTTTAGATTCAATGAGAAATCTAAACGAAAACCAGCAAATGACACACTACTATAAGTATTTAGTAGAACTAAACGAGTGGATGAGTCATCAAAATAAAGGAGATTTAACCACGCAAATAATTACCTGTGCGGATGGTATGGACATAGTATTCTTAGTAGACTATACAGCAAGTATGTTTACTGCAATTAATGCAATTAAAGCAGCAATTACATCTATTGTTGCAGCAATTGTAGTAGAGTCAGGAAATAACTATAGACTAGGGTTAGTATTATTTGATGAATATAAAGCACCTTTTTATCCAGAAACAGCCTACTACGAAGGAACAGCAACTTACCTCGGATTACCTGTAGGACAAAAATACACAAACGTATATGACACCGTAGGAACTCTTGAAGATAGAAAGCAGTACATAACTGCAATGGAAGTATTTTCTCAAAATAACGAAAGTACCTTCACAACTCAACTCAACCTACTAAACACAGATGACTTTCCCCTAGGGTACGGAGCAGACATACCAGAACCCTCAGATATGGGTATTGATAGAATAGTAAACTATAACTTAGCAGGAACCTTTAGAGATAATGTATCAAAGCTTATAATACTCATAACAGATGAACCTTCTTCTGGTGACGATGATATAAATAATGCAACAGATACGGCATTTGCACAAACATTAATAGCAGACTGTAATGCTAAAGGGATTAAAGTACTGCTTATGAAATCAACATCAGATTCATATGCTCCTCTAGAAACATTAGCATTAGGAACAGGAGGTTTAGTGACTGATTCATTTACTCCATCAGCAATCATAGCTAGTATAGAAAATATCTGTACATAGTAATAAATTAAAATAAAGAACAAAGAGCCTAGGACACCCTAGGCTTTTTTCGTATATTTATTGTAAACAAATACAGTTTATATCTATGGCTTCAAATCATCACACCGACGAGGTTTATACTCAAAAGAGAAAACCAAAACAGCCCATCAAATTTAACTTAGTTCTCAACGAAGAACAAAAACTAGCAAAAGCAATTATTTTAGAAAATCCTGTAACCGTTTTAAAAGGAATGGCAGGATCAGGAAAAACACTTGTAGCGGTACAAGCAGCTTTAGATTTACTTTTTAATAAAGAAGTAGAGAAGATTATTATAACAAGGCCAACAGTAGCTAAAGAAGATATAGGATTTTTACCAGGCGATTTAAAAGAAAAAATGGATCCTTGGTTAGCACCAATTTATCATAACTTATACGCTTTATACAGTAAAGATAAAGTAGATAAAGAACTAGCAAATGGAAATATTGAAATTGTACCTTTTGCATTTATGAGAGGAAGAACATTTTTAAAATCTTTTGTAATAGTGGATGAGGCACAGAATGTTACCCATGATCAAATGGAAACAGTAATTGGGAGACTGGGTAAAGAGTCTAAGATGGTAATATGTGGAGATTTAGCACAAATTGACCTAAAAGTAAAGAAAGAAACCGGCTTCTCATTCTTAACTAGAATTGAAGAGCATGTAAAAGGCTTTGCAGTATTCTCACTACTCCAGAATCATAGACATCCAATTGTAACACCTATCTTAAAAATCTATCAAGACTTTAGGGATTAGTATAAATTGCTATTTATTAATAAAGTATATCAATGGCAAATATTTCTATATGGAATGGTAGTTCTACATTTGCACCAGGACAAACACCTTTTCACTTTTACGATGCAGATCCAGAATTTACAGCTTCAGCTGATAAGGTAGCATCCTATTGTGCTATCCGCTTGGGGTATCCACTAATGGATGTAGAACTAAACTCAGGATCTTTCTATGCTTGCTTTGAAGAAGCAGTTACCACTTATGGAAACGAAGTATACCAAGCACTTGCAGTACAGAACTATATGTCTCTAGAAGGAGGATCAACAGCAACAACTTTAAACAACGCAGTAATCTCTCCAAATCTTCAAAACGTTATTAGAATTTCTAACAACTATGGAACAGAAGCAGGAGTAGGAGGAGATGTGACTCTACATAAAGGAGAACTATCAGTATCAGCAAATGTACAGGAATATGACTTGAAAGCATGGGCTAGTGGATCAGGAATAACAGGAAGTATTGAAGTAAGAAAGGTTTACTATGAAGCACCTCCTGCAATTATGAGATACTTTGACCCTTATGCAGGTACAGGAACAGGTATTCAATCTCTTATGGATGCATTTGATTTTGGATCATACTCGCCAGGGGTAAACTTCTTATTAATGCCAATCTCTTATGACTTATTAAAAGTACAGGCAATTGAATTTAATGACCAGGTAAGAAAATCAGCATACTCTTTTGAGATACATAATAATAACTTAAGGTTATTTCCAACACCTAAAACAGCCGGTTCAATTTGGTTTGAATACTATAAAGTAAACGAAAAGCAGTCTTTAAATGATGCAGCTTCAACAGCAGGAGGATTAGGGGCATCTATTTCAAACATATCAAATGTACCCTATACAAACCCTAGCTACGCAGGTATTAATGCAATAGGTAGACAATGGATTTTTAAATATGCATTAGCTCTTTCAAAAGAACTTTTAGCATACGTTAGAGGAAAGTATACAACAGTACCAGTACCGGGCTCAGAAGCTACTCTAAATCAAGCAGATTTATTAGCAGATGCAAGGTCGGAAAAAGAAGCATTAATTGGTAACTTAAGAGATATATTAGAAAAAACATCAAAGGTAAGTCAACTGGAAAGAAAAGCTCAAGAGGCTGGATTTTTACAAGATACATTAAAAATGGTACCAATGGTAATATTTGTAGGATAATGAAGATAAAAAATTTAATAAACGAAGTAACCTTTTCAATGTACCAAGGACTTGTAAGAGTTGGGCACAAAGAAGAAATAACTGCCTCAGAGGTAGCTGACTTTGTTAGGGCTATGCCGGGTGTTACAAGAGTAACTGCAATTGATTCTAACGAGGATACAAATGTAGTGGTACTTAAAGTAAAAATATTAACAGCTAAACCAGGTCCAGTAGTCTTTGAAAAATTAAAAAAAGATACTTTTAAATTAGTACCAAATATTAAGAAGGTAGAATTGTCTTTAAAATCAATTGAAAAAATAGAGTAATGATATTTGGAAGCCAAAATGACTTTAAACTACTTATAGGGATAAATAGAGAATTACTTTCTGATGTAATAGAACAGGAAGTTCTCTATCATAAAATGTCTTTGGAACAAACTCAAACAAATATTTACGGAGAAGCTCAAGAAAAAGTATACTGGTCAGCAGTAAAATTTAACTGCCTTATCGATAGAGGAGATCAACAAACAACAGTTGATGATTTCGGTCCAGATTCAATAAGAGCTGTAAGTTTTAAATTTTTAAGACAAGATCTTAAAGATGCAAATACCTTTCCTGAAGTAGGAGATATAGTACAGTGGAATGAAGATTACTACGAAGTAGATAACACTACAGAGAACCAGTTATTCTTAGGTAAAGACGAAAATTACAACCTAACTGACTACGGGCCAAACTTCGGAGGAACACTTTCAATTATATGTATTTGCCATTTAACAAGAGCAGACAAAGTAGGAATAGCTAAACAAAGAATATAATGGCTTTAACAAGAAAACCTATACCGAAATCTCAAGTAGAACTTTCTCAAGAGACCATTGAACCTTATTTGAATCAAGGTAAGGCTCCTGTACCTGCTAAT